TTAGTTGGAGTTGCCTGTTATGGTGACCCGGTTGGTAGAAACGCCGGAGCATCAATTTCCGAATTACTTCCTAGAGATGGTGTATTAGAATTGACAAGACTATTCGTATTCGATGGGTATGGTAGTAACATTGAAAGTTGGTTCGTTGGACAAACTTTCGAATGGTTAAGAACTAATGTACCTCGTATCAAAGCACTTATATCTTATTCAGACCCAAATGCTGGGCACTTAGGAACGGTATATCAAGCTACCAATTGGATATATCAGGGTAATAAAATCAGATGGTCAGATAGTTGGAGTTTCAAATGGAGTGAAGATGATGAATGGCATCATTCTCGGACATCTTATGTGAAGTACGGAACGAATGACCCGAAGATAATTCAGACAATGGTTACAAGCCCATTCTGGATTAAAAGAGAACCCCGTAAGCACCGATATGTGTATATTCTAACCAAAGATAAGAAGGAGCGTAAAGCCCTCTTAAAATCACTTAAACATGAGGTCTTTCCGTATCCAAAGGTAGAGTTGGATATTATTGATGAAGTTCATAGAATGGACCCGATAGATTTGGTAGTTTCAGAATAATTTCGTATATTTGTATAAATTTATGATATGGCAGTATCTAAAGGACCAATAGAAAAACCCACAAAGTTTGAACACGTATATAAAGATGATGATGGGGTTGAATCAGTTTGGAAATATGATTTAAAGAAATTTCCAAATGGACCTATTGAAGTAACAAACAAATATCCAGCCGGCTATGATAAACAAATGAAGCAAAGAGCAAAGTTGGCAAAGTTGGAAAAGAAACAATCAACATTGGAAAAAGCATTAGCAAATGGCAAAGCTAACAAAGGATAAGGAAGGTTATTATATAATTGATAGTTGGGAAAAGTTGGAAGAATGGCAGAAGATGACAAACCTAACGCCGGCTGAAAAAAAGAAATTAAAAAAGGAATTGGAAACCAATCCACCTAAAAAAGATAAAAAGAAATTCTGGTAATGAAAGTAGAAGGTAAACAATATTGTGATGTAAGTAAAGTGTACATCGCACCAATAGCTAAAAATATCGCAAAAGATATTATTGTTCAGAGACACTATACTCACGCTTGGACATCTTGCCGTTATGCATTAGGTATCTATTATAAATCAGAAGATGCTATGACCTTTGATGGTGATAAACTTATAGGTTGTATTATTTACGGATTCCCTGTTGGAGCAAAAGCAGCAACATCTGTTTGTGAAGGATTGACTAAAGATAACATTTTAGAATTGACCCGTTTGTATTGTGATGATGGTTATGGTTCTAATATTGAATCATATGCAATATCACAATCGTTTAAGTGGATTAAAGAAAATGATAAAAATATTAAGTTGTTACTATCTTATGCTGATGCAGGACAACAACACTTAGGAGCAATTTATCAAGCTACCAATTGGATATATCAGGGTATTTCATCTGATATTGCATTAATGCCAAATTGGGGTATATCTTTGCAAGAAAATCCTTACAAATGGATTCATAGTAGAACTGTATTCAGTAAATGGGGTAGTGGTAACTTAGAGCATTTAAAAAATGAAATTGGTAAAGAAGGTTATCAATACTTTTGGAGAAGAATGGAGCCACCAAAGCACCGATATGTACAATTACTTCCACAAGATAAGAAAGAAAGAAAGGCTATGATGAAGGCACTCAAACATCCCATCAAATCATATCCAAAAAGTGCTACCGATTTTAACACCGAAGTGGTAAGACATGAAACGAATTATGTAGCACCTGAAGGGGCTGAAAACTATTGGTAATATGTAACTCATTGATAATCAATTGATTATAAATTATCCCCTAATTTATTTGGCAAATTGGGGGATTTTTCGTATCTTTACATAGTAAAATTTTTAAAATCATAAAACATAAAAGAATGAATTTATTTGCAAATAAACCGGAATCAGTTAAAGATGTTCAGTTAGGAAATATGCCCACTACATATGAGGGATATTTATATCGTTTTACCGATATGGATACCAATAGAGTATATGTTGGTGTCCATAAAGGATATGTTGGTGATGGTTATTGGCATTCATCACAAAATAAAGAGTTTAATAAACTATTATCTAATACCGATTCTAATCTTAAATTTGAAATTTTAGAATATGGTGATTATAATCAAATGACTGTGTCGGAACACAAAATACTTTCTGAAGCTGATGCTAAAAACAATCCTATGTATTTCAATTTAACAAATGGAGCTCCAAAGTATAAACCAATTGATGTGGATAAAGTTAAGGAGTTAGTTGCAAGAATTGAAAATGGCGAATTTACATTGGATACAAAAGAATCAATAGAAGAAGTAAGTAAGTACTTTAAGTTACAGGTAAGGTTTTTAGAAAATCCTGAGCATGTAAGAGAAATTTCAGAAAAGATTGATGATGCGGGTGGAAATACTGATAAATGTAACCCAGTGGTTGTAGCTAAAGCTAGACAAGCTGGTAATAATGTTATTATTGATGGAAACCATACAGTTGCTGGTATTCTTAAATCAAAGCATGGTAGAGATGTTATTGTTGCTGTAATTCCTGAAGATGTACATAATGAATATACAAATGAGGAATTAATAGCAGTTGGTAATCTTTTAAATAGACCTTCTGATGTAGTAAAGCAACGTGCTAGTAAGTTGGATATGATAAAATATATCCAAACTCAACACTTAAAAGGAGTACCAGTAAATGATTCATCTAACAAAGAGTTTCTTAAAGAAATGAAGTTTACAAATAAACAAATAAAATCAATTCTTTTAGAAGCTCAGAAAGAAATAGATAAAGATGATTTAAAGAAGGCCAATCAATTGTGGATTGATTATACAACTGGGTCTGGTAAGAAAGCTTTGGAAGCAAAAAAAGATAGTACTAAAGATAAAGATACAATGTGTATAGCTTTATCATCAGCAATGTTTAAGTGGGATAATATTTTTAATCATATATTTAGTGAAACTGAAATTGATAAGAAAACAAAAAGTAGAGAAAAGACAAAATCAAAGTTGGTTATATTGGTTCATCACAACGGACCAGCTGCTGAAGATAAGTGGAAGCAAGATTATCAACCGGATGCAATTGCAAAATTAAAATATTTCTTACATCCACTTAAATATACATTTCAAATTATTGAAATGCAAACAACAATTACAAATCAATTAGATTAATGAATTTTTGGGAAGGGCAATTAAGTAAAGAAGCAAGGCGTGTTTTGGTGATACCTAATATCACCAATTCCGCTAATATAGAAAAGGATTCATTCGTTGATGTTATCTATAACCATATAAAAGGTTTAGAGCAACACGGAGAATACTTTTGGAATATTATACTACCCGAGCCGGTTAAGAAATTGAATTTACTAAATGTAAAGCAGCATATCTTACCCTTCTCTGGTGATATGATTAAAATGCGTACCTATCCGCCGGATTTCAATAAGCTGTTAGAAACATTAGAGTATGATGTTATCTATTCACATTTGCCTGATTGGCCTCAAGTTGGAAGATATAAGAATTCATTTGATACTAAAATAATTGGATATTGCCATTGGTGGGAAATGAAATCCTGCAATGCGGAAGATAGAAAAAATAAATGGAGATGGATGCCAATTGAATTATTAGGTATATCTCAAATGGAAACTTGCTACCTTAATACACAAGACCAAAAGAATAGAGTATTAGAAGAAGCTAAGATTTGGTTCAATGATGAGTTTGTTAAAAAGCTAGATGATATTTTAGTGGTATGGAACTTAGGTTTACCAAAACAAAATGTAATAGAATCAGCATCGGAAGAAAAACGAAATATTATAGTATTCAATCATAGAGCAGCAGCTTATAAAGGTTATCCCGCTTTCATTAAATTGATGGAAGAATATAGGGAACGTAGACAAGATTTTAGTGTATGGGTGCCTCAATTAAAAGGAACACCGGAACATAATTGGATTGATGCTACTAAACTTCCAAAGCATGAATATTATGGTAGATTACAACAATGTAAAGTTGGTATTCAAATGAGGCAAACAAATTATGGTTGGAGTGTATCGGCAACGGATTGCTTGATGAATGGTACACCAATGATATATCAAGAATCACTATGTTATCAGGAAATAGAACCAAACGGATTGTTCTTTAAATTTAAAAAAGACCTATTTGAACTATTAGACAAGATATTGGATGACGATACTTATAGAAAAGAAAGAGAACAAAAAAGTATTGAAAGAGCATTAGAACTTTCAGAAAATGAAGGAAAGATGCTTATTGAATTACATAAAAAATTAAAAGAATAGATGTATCAAAATTGTTATTATCAAAGAGAAAAGAATTTAGTGCACATTTGGGATGATAAATTGGGATACCGCACTTTCCCATATAGTAGATATGCTTATGAGAAAGCTGATAGAGGTGAATATGTTTCTCTTTATGGTGATAGGCTAACTAAAATATGGAAATTCAAAAAAGATGATCCTGAATTATTTGAATCTGATGTTCCTGAAACCACACGTGTTTTAGTTGATACCTATACCGATTCCGATATTCCATCGGAAGGGCATGTTACGCTTACATACGATATTGAGGTTGAAATGGAAACGGGTTTGCCTGATATGGAAAAAGCAGAGAACGAACTTACAGCGATAGGTTTGCACGATTCTGCTACTGACCATTATTGGGTTCTTATTATGGATAAGGCTGGTAAGATGAAAGAAAGTAATACCGGTAATAGAACTGTAATTCCATTTAGAGATGAAAGGGATATGATTTTAAAGTATTTGGATTTGTATGAAATGATAAATCCAAGTATTGTTACTGGGTGGAACATTGATTATTTTGATACTCCTTACTTATACAATCGTATTAAACGATTATTGGGTGCTAAACACGCTAATAGGCTATCACCAATCGGAGAATGTTTCTGGTCACCATATCGTAAGAGATTCTTTATGGCAGGTGTATCGTATTTGGACTACTTACAATTATATCGTACATACACTTATTCAGAATTGGATAACTATCGTTTAGATTCTATCGCTATGAAAGAACTTAAACGTGGTAAGGTTGAATATAAAGGTAACTTAGATGAATTGTTTAAGAATGATATTGAAAAGTTTATTGAGTATAACTTAATTGACGTTGACCTCGTAGTATCATTGGATAGAAAATTACAATTCATTGATTTGTGTAGAGGTATATGCCACGCTGGACATGTTCCGTATGAAGATTTCGTTTACTCATCTAAATACTTAGAGGGTGCGATGCTTACTTACCTTAAAAGAAAGAATATTGTAGCACCAAACAAACCTGCGGATAGACAAGAACGTATGGAAGCAATCCGTGAGAATCACGAAGAGAAGTTTATTGGAGCATATGTTAAAGCACCTATCGTTGGTAAATACGAATGGATATATGACTTGGATTTAACTTCACTTTACCCATCAATCATTATGACTGTAAACATCAGTCCTGAAACTAAGATTGGTAAGATTAATGATTGGGATGCACAAAAGTTTATGAAAGGTGAAGTTGATATGTACACAATTGGTGATAGGCAGATTACAAAAGAAAACTTAAAGAAACTATTTGAAGAAGCTAAGTGTTCGGTAGCATCAAATGGTGTCCTATATAAAACTGATAAGCCGGGTTGTATCCCTGATATTCTTAATTTATGGTTTGACCAAAGGGTTGAATTCCGTAAGTTGGAGAAGAAGTTTGGTGAAGCTGGTGATAAAGAAAAATACGCATTTTATAAGAAAAGACAGCTGGTACAAAAGATTCTATTGAACTCTCTTTATGGAGTATTAGGATTACCTGCTTTCCGTTTCTATGATGTGGATAACGCTGAGGCGGTAACACTAACAGGTCAGACCGTAATTAAATCAACTGCGGATATGGCTAACATTAAATACAACAAAGAGTTGGGAACTAAAGGCGGTGATTATAACATTTATATTGATACTGATTCCGTATTCTTTTCAGCAGTTCCTATCTTAGATTTTAGATTTCCTGATTGGAAACAAAGAGAAGATAGTGAGATTGCACAATTAGTGGATGGTATAGCTGGTGAAACGCAGGATTTCTTAAATAACTTTTATGATGTATTGGCTGAAAAAATATTCAACGTAGCAAAAGAAAAACATCGTTTCCAAATTAAAAAAGAGTTTGTTAGTAGAAGTGGTATTTGGATTGCTAAGAAAAGATACGCACAATGGATTGTGGCTGAGAATGGTATTCCGATGGATAGATTGGATGTGAAAGGATTGGACGTAGTACGTTCATCGTATCCGGCCGAGTTCCGTAAATTTATGGGTGAAGTTCTTATTCAAATTCTAAAAGGTGATACTGAAGATATTTTGACTGATAAGATTCAGGCATTCAAAAAAGATTTGGTTAATATGGATGTAACTTCAATAGCTAAGAATTCGGCTGTAAAGGAATTATCTAAGTACATGCCTAAGAAACCAACGGCAATGTTCCAATTTGCATCAGCAACTCCGGCGCACGTTAAAGCAGCAATTGCACATAATCAATTATTAGTTCACTTTAAATCTCCATCTAAATACGAACCAATGAGAGATGGTGATAAAGTTAAATGGGTATATCTAAAACAAAACCCATACGGATTAGAGGGATTGGCATTTAAAGGATATAATGATTCACCTGAGATTATGGAGTTGGTAACTCAATATATTGATTATGACAAAATCTTTGAAAGGGAGTTATTAAAGAAATTAGAGGATTTTTATGGAGCATTAGGATGGGGAGAGGTACTTTCCGCAGCTAAAACCGCTGAAAAATTCTTTTCATTTTAATTTGGTAGATTGAATAATTTTTCGTATATTTGTATTTCTAAAACTTAAACTATAAAAAGTATATTATGAACAAAAGTAAATTTGATGGTTTTATCAATCGTTACAACCTTGGTGGTGAGATTGAATCCGTTATGGTAAAAGCCGATGGTAAGAATCTTTCAGTAAGAATGATTTCAGATGACAAAACTCTATTGGGTGATGTTACTGTAGCTGAAAAGGATTTTCCAAAAGGTGAATTTGGCATCTACACTACATCACAATTAAAAGGATTGTTGAGTGTATTGGATGAGGCAATCACTGTAGAAGAAACAACTGGAGCAGTTAAGTTCGCTGATAAAGGTACTAAGGTACAATATATGTTAGCAGCACCTTCAGTAATTCCTGCGGTACCCGATTTGAAGGCTTTGCCTGAATTTGATGCAGAGATTACACTTAATGATGACTTTATTAACAAGTTCATCAAATCTAAAGGTGCATTGGCTGATGCTGATACATTTACATTCACTTGTAAAGGTGGAAGTGGTGAAGTTATATTGGGTTATTCTTCAATTAACTCTAACCGAATTTCAATCGCTGTAGATTGTAAATGTAAAGAAGATATTGAACCAATAGCATTTTCAGCAAAGTATTTGAAAGCTATCTTAATGGCTAACAAAGGTTCTAAGACATCTTCATTAAAGATTTCATCTAAAGGATTATCACACGTATCGTTTACCGATGGTGATTACACTTCAAACTATTACCTCGTAGAAATTAAGTAATTATGAGCTTTTGGGATACCGAACCACAAAAACCTGTCTTTGACTTTGATGTTGAAAAACAAAAGTTAAAAGAAAACATGGACTATCTAATGACGATGTCTGTGCAGGAGCAAACTTTATACAAAAAGTGGGTAGAGTTGCAAGACCCTACAATGATTCAGGCTAAATCCCAAATTGCATCTTATTATGACCTTCAATGGAGACCAACTGACATCAACAATAAGGAGCTAACGATAAAAGAAATTGAATCGTTAGACCCTTACGTTGAGATTGTGGATGATGCCAAAGAATCTACTAAGTGGGCAGCGGTAAGACGAATGATTCACACAATGGATTTTACAGCAAACCCTGGCAGAAATGTAAAGATTAATGTAAAAGATAGAACAAGCGGAAAGTTATTAGGTCAAATCTCTTTAGCATCCGATGTAACCGCATTAGGTGTGAGAGATAACTTCATTGGTTGGACTAAAGATGATAAATTTGTAAAAGGTAAGTTAAATAATACAACTATTGCTTCTACAATTGTATGTACTCAACCATTGGGTTATAACTTCTTAGGTGGTAAGTTAATCGCTATGATGACTACGGTGCCGGAAGTAAGAGAGTATTGGAAGAAGAAATATGAGAATGTACTTATAGCAGTAGGTACAACATCTTTGTATGGTATCCATTCTCAATACAATGGTATTCCACTTTTCAAAACTTTAGGTGAATCGGCTGGTAAGATTAGCATTAAGCCGGATGATAAGTATTATGACCCTTGGCATCAATGGTTAAAAGAAAATCGTGCCGAATGGTATAAAGAAAATATATCAGATGAGAGAGCTCGTAATGGTGCTAACATGGGATATGAAGCTAACGGACCTGTTAGTGGTATCAAACAAAAGATATTAGGACAAATCTTTAAAGAATGTGGTATTAAGGCAACTGAATATCATCACGGATTTAAAAGAGGTGTGTATATGGCTATGATGTATGAGAATGGTTGTGAATTCCTTCGTAACGAAATTACCGAAGATAAACTAATCATCAAAGATAAGTTTAAGCAAGGTACAGAATACATCAATAAATGGTGGAAAAAACACGCTATTAGTAGATACACAAAACTACATGATGAAGGCAGAATCAAACCTGAACATTTATTCTACATAGATGCGATTGGAATCAGCTGGGAAGAAATGAAAGAAAAATATTTGGGAGAAGTAGGAAGATAAAAAAAAATAAAATTATGGCAAAGAAAAAACAAAAAGAAGAAGTAAAAGAAGTTGAATTTGAAACCCCAACTCAAAATGATCTGGGTGTAATTTCAATCCAACAAAAAAAATATGAAGATTGTGAATGGTGTTTTCAATTTGATGAAGATAAACCACAAGTATTTGCTTGGACAGATGACCAATTAAATAAGCAAGAAGACCCTAAAGTAATTTTTACAATTACAAATGTAGAAAATTCTTATATTACATTTACAAATGGAGAATCTGGTAAATGTTTTAAAATATTTGCTAGAGAATTATCCGATGAAGGTAGAGTAATGAGAGAAAAACAAAGAGAAGCTTTTAGTTTAAAAGAAGCTGATATGGAAAATTTTGACCAAAAAATGGAAGAATATGCAAGTGAGAATAAAGAAGCTTAATCCAAACGCAGTAATTCCAACATACGCTAAAGCTGGTGATGCTGGAATGGATTTAGTAGCAACTTCAATAATATCAGAAACTATAACTGATGTTACCTATGGTATGGGTATAGCATTGGAAATTCCTTATGGATTTGTAGGATTAATATTTCCTCGTTCATCTGTTAGAAAATATGATTTGGCATTAACAAATTGTGTAGGTGTAATTGATAGTGGGTACAGAGGTGAGTTACAAGCTACATTCAAAAAAACTAATTGGTTGAAAGGTAATGAATCTGAAAAATACCAAATAGGTGATAGAATTGCACAAATTATGATTATACCACATCCACCTATTGAATTTGTAGAAGCAGAAGAATTATCAAATACCGAAAGAGGCGAAGGCGGATTCGGTTCAACTGGAAAATAAAAAAATATGTTTGAATATCAACAAGAAGAAAATAACCACTCATTATGGGTAGAAAAATATCGCCCAAATAAGTTGGTAGATTATGTAGGTAATGAGCACCTAAAATCAAAAGTAGAAACTTATTTAGAAAGTGGAGATGTACCACATTTACTATTATACGGTAGAGCAGGTACGGGAAAAACTACGTTAGCAAAATTAATTGTTAAATCGTTAGATTGTGATTATATGATTATCAACGCATCGGATGAAAATAACGTTGAGACTGTAAGAACAAAAGTAAAAAACTTTGCATCTTCTATGGGATTCAAACCATTTAAGATTATCATAATGGATGAGTTTGATTATATGTCACAAAACGCTCAGGCAATCCTTCGTAACTTAATGGAAACATTCTCTAAACATTGTCGATTCATCTTAACGTGCAACTATGTTGAGAAAGTAATCGAACCAATTCAGAGTAGATGTCAATCTTTCCAAATCATTCCACCAACTAAAAAGGATGTAGCAATTCAGATGAGTAAAATTTTGAAAGCTGAAGAAGTGGAGTTTGACCCAAAAGATTTAGTTCCAATAATTGATGCTAGTTATCCTGATATTCGTAAGGTAATCAATACTTGCCAACTTAACTCGCATAAAGGTAAGTTGAAAGTGGATGTGCAAAATCTATTAGAGAATGATTACAAATTAAAAGTATTGGATATTCTTAAATCAAATGATGATAAAAGAAATAAATACATGAAGTTAAGACAGGCTATAATTGATAGTAGAGCATCGGAGTTTTCAGAATTGTACACACTACTTTATGATAAGGTAGATGAATATGCAGCTGATAACACATCGGGCGTAATCCTTATTTTAGGTGATAGTATTGCTAAATCTGCGGTAGCAATTGATAAAGAAATTATAGCAGCATCAACCTTAATACAAATTTTAAATATAATATAATATGGCTAACATTATCGGACAGGGGGAGATTCCACAAATGGGCGGAATGCAACCAAAACTAGATATATCATCATCAACACCAATGGTGTGTGAAAAATGTGGATATAATGTGTTCATCCCAGCTATGAAACTTAGAAGATTATCTAAGTTGGCGTATGGTGGTGACCAAGACGTTCATATTCCATTTCAAATCGCAGTTTGTGGTGAATGTGGTGCTGAACAAGAGTTTTCAAAACAAATAGAACTTAAAGCTTTAGAAGCTAAAGATAAGATGAATAAAAAAGAAGATTAATGGCTAAAACATTATTCGACCATATAAATGCAATAACGCAAGATAAAGACCCAAAGTATTGGGATAAGCTTGATGAGAGCGATAAAAAGACATGGAGTAACTATATGATACTCCGTTTTCTTTCTATGAAATCCGAATGGATAGAGTTGATAGCAGATATATCACCTTACATTCAGGAAGCTCCACCAAAAGCAATGTATCTTGCTCTTATCGGATTGATACCAAAGACTAGAGCATTCTTAAAATATATGAAACCAGCTTCAGCCGATAAGTATGAAGGTTGGGTTATTGAGTTAGTTGCAAAGTATTATGAAGTATCTAAGTTAGAAGCTGAGGATTATGTTCATATACTTTATCAAACAACCGCAGGTAAGCAACACATCAAAGAAATTGCGGAGGCTTATGGTACTGACACTAAGCAAATTACTAAATTAAAACTCAAAGTTTAATTTGGTATATTCACCATTTTTTCGTATCTTTACATTATGGCAAAAGTATCATTTTCGCAGTACTCAATGTGGAGTAGCTGCCCACAACAATATAAGTTAAATTACATAGATAAGTTAGGTGAAAGTTCTGGAAACATTCATACTATCTTTGGTAGTTCAATGCACGAAACTATTCAACACTATCTTTCAGTAATGTATGGTGTATCCAAAAAACAAGCCGATGAGATTAATTTGGATAAATTATTATTAGATAGATTGAAAGAAAACTTTACTAAAGAAAAAGAAGCCCTTAGTGAAGGAACTCCGTGTACTCAAATTGAATTAGAAGAATTTTATGGTGATGGTAGAAGAATATTAGAATGGTTAAAAAAGAATCTTAATAAATTCTATTCTAAATCAGGATTTGAATTAGTTGGTATTGAGATTCCACTTAATGCTAAAATCAAAGAAGGGGTTCATTTTATTGGATTCATAGATATTGTACTTAGAGATTTAGCAGAGAACTCAATTATCATTATTGACCTTAAAACATCAACTCAAGGTTGGAATCAATACCAAAAAGCTGATAAGTTTAAGAACGCACAAATACTATTATATAAAAAATATTACTCAGAATTATTTAATATTCCACTTTCCAAAATTAGAGTTGAATATCAAATTATGAGAAGGAAGTTGCCCGAAGATTCGGCATTTCCAATTCCTTACATATCAAAACATGCTCCTTCGCATGGAGCACCATCAGTTACAAAAGCACATGATGAATTTATGGAATTTATCAATACGGTGTTTAATGATGATGGAACTTATAAAGATATTCAGTTCCCCAAAGTACCGGGTACCAACAAAAAGAATTGTAAATGGTGTGAGTTCTTAGGAAAGCATTGTGATGGTAAGGCTGATAAATAAAAAAAGTTCTTTAAAAATAGTTGTTTTTTATTTTTATAATATACTTATATATACAAATATATAAATTAATATTATAATGACTCAAGAAAACACAAAATTAACAACTGTGAAAATCTTGAAAGATGTTTACTCATCCTTTAAAAAAGTATCATTCACATCAGATGTAACACTTCAGAAGTTAGTAAATCGAACTGTGGAAAGATATGTTAATGATGAAGATTTCAGAAAAGAAATGAATGAGTATTTAAAACTTCAAGTTTCAGGTTCACAATTTTAAAATTAGTTATGGCAAAGAAAAAAATATTGTTACTTTCAGATGATTTAAGAATGGCGAGTGGTATCGCTACAATGTCTAAGGAATTGGTTTTAGGAACTGCTCACAAATACGATTGGTTTCAAGTAGGTGCGGCAATTAATCACCCAGAAGCAGGTAAAGTTTTAGATGTAAGTGAAGACATCCAAAAAAATTATGGAATTGCAGATGCTAATGTAAAAATTTTACCTTGGAATGGTTATGGTAATGCGGATTTGATTAGGCAACTAATTAACGCAGAAAGACCAGATGCTATCCTACACTTTACTGACCCTCGTTATTGGACTTGGTTATATGATATTGAGCACGAAATTAGACAAAACGTACCACTATTATTTTACGCAATTTGGGATGATTTACCAGACCCAATGTATAATCGTAACTTCTATGAAAGTTGTGATTGGATTGGTTGTATATCTCGCCAAACATATGGTATCATTAAAAGAATTAGTGCAAGAATTGATAAACCAACTTGGAAACCAAAAGCTGATTGGCAAGTAGGATACGTACCACATGGTATTAATACTGATATATACAAACCGGAAGAAGTTTCGGCAGAATTCAAAAAAGATGTATTAGGTGATAAAGAATACGATTTTGTTCTTTATTGGTCAAATCGTAATATTAGAAGAAAGCAACCAGCTGATGTTATATATGCTTATAAATTATTTTGTGACAAGATTGGAAAAGAAAAAGCAGATAAGTGCTTACTATTAATGCATACACAACCGGTGGATGAAAATGGAACTGACCTTTATGCTGTTATCGAAGCTGTAGCATCTGATGTTAATATTAAGTTTTCAGAAAAAAGAAGGTCACAACAAGAATTGAATCTTATCTATAATATAGTAGATTGTACAATCAACATCGCTAACAACGAAGGATTTGGATTAGCAACTGCAGAATCGGTAATGGCTGGTACACCAATCATCGTAAATGTAACTGGTGGATTGCAAGACCAATGTGGATTTAAAGTAGAAGGCAATGTATTAGTTGCTGACGATTATATTAAAATTGGTTCATTACATGAGTGGAGAAAATGGGAAGCCAAAGCAGAACCTGGTCCTTGGGCTATTCCGGTATGGAGTAGAGCAATGGCATTAGCAGGTTCAGTACCAACGCCTTATATTTGGGATGATAGAGTTGATGTAACCGAAGTTGCTGAAGCAATTGAGAAAATGTATAACACACCAAAAGAAGAAAGAAAAGCAAACGCTCTTAAAGGTAGAGAACATTTTATAAACGAAGCAGGATTATCTCATACAAATATGTGCCAAACATTAATTGATGGAATTGAATCAACATTTGAAAATTGGAAACCTCGCCAAAGATTTGAGGTATTTAAAGTTAAATAAGTTATAGTATATGAATAAACCAACATTAGTATTTCAGGGACCTATTTTTACTAGAAGTGGGTATGGTGACCATTGTAGAGATTTGATGAAATCACTTCGTAAGATGGATAAGTACGATATAAAGATTATTCCACTTCGTTGGGGTAATACACCACAAAACCAAGTAAGTGATGATGATGATTTTGGCCGCTGGATGTTAGAGAGAGTAATTGGTGAGATTGGTGATAAACCGGATGTGTTTATGCAAGTTTCAGTAGCAAATGAATTTGAACCAAAAGGACATTATAACATTGGTGTAACTGCTGGTGTAGAAACTACAATTTGTCCAAAAGATTTTATTGATGGGTCTAATAAAATGGATTTGATTATAGTACCATCTAAATTTACAATGCAAAACTTAGCAGGTACAGTATATCAACAAAAAAATCAACAAACTGGAGAAATTGTTGGTGAAATAAAATTACAAAAACCAATTGAAGTTTTGTTCGAAGGTGTTGATACTGAAATATTCAATAAAGGATTTGAAAGACCTGGTGATAAAGCTGACATATTAGAAAATATAAAAGAAGATTTTTGTTTCTTAGTTGTTGGTCATTGGTTAAAGGGTAATTTGGGACAAGATAGAAAAGATATTGGAATGACTTTAAAAACATTCGCAACTGTATTTCAACACACTCCGAAGGATAAAAAACCTGCTCTTTTAATAAAAACATCACACGCTGGATTTAGTGTTATTGATAGAGAAAACATTAGACAAAAAATAGAAGATGTTGTAAAATCATTTGGTCAAAAATGTCCACCAATTTATTTGTTACATGGTGACATGGAAGAAACAGATATGAGTAATCTTTATCATCATCCAAAAATAAAAGCAATGATTTCATTCACAAAAGGTGAAGGGTATGGTAGACCAATGGCTGAGTTTACTTTGACAGGTAAACCAATTATAGCTAGTGGTTGGAGTGGGCATATGGATTTCCTACCAGCTGAACACACTGTGTTTTTGGAAGGTACACTAACTCAAATTGATGAATCCGCTGCTGACCAATTTATTCTAAAGGAAGCACAATGGTTTAGTGCAAATTATTCAAATGCAGCTAATAAGATATATGATGTTTATAAAAATTATAATTCTTATTTAGAAAAATCAGAAGGGCTACGAGAAAATACTTTAAAAAATTTCACATTAGAAAAAATGCATGAAAGATTTACTAATATTGTTGATTCGTACATAAAACCACAGCCAAAATTAGTACCATTTAATATTCCAAAATTAAATACATCTAAAATGCAAATTCCAAAACTTAATAAAGTTTAACAATGCCATTTGTACAACAATATGATAAAATAATAGAATCCGAAAAAAAAGTTTCTAAAAGTTTAGTAAGACCAAGAAACATTTATAAGATTACTTCGTATGAGTATGTTGATGGGACTAGAAAATCTTTATCTGGACCCGAAACTGCTATCGTTTTTGTTTTTGGAATTTACGATAAAAAACTCGTAGGTTTAAAAATAACTGAAATAAAGCCTGAAGATTTTTTTAAATGGCTTAAAAAATTATTTTTAACAAATCTTACCGAAGAATCTATTTCTCAATCTAAAATGCTTGAAGAGTTGTTACAAATAGGTGATAGGGCCGGTTCTAATATTTACGAATCTCATGTAAAAAATAAAAGAATAGGAACAACAAATAAAGAACTTTATAGGACATACACTATTACTGGTGTTAAACAAATATCAGAAGTGATAATAAAAAAAGATTATATAAAGCAATATATTAAAATTTTAAAGAAGTTATAATAAGTTATGATAAATGTTACATATGCAATTACGGTTTGTAATGAAATAAATGAAATTACAAATCTTATTAATTTCCTACATCCTAGATTAAAAGAAGAAGATGAAATATTAGTTCAGTATGATTCTGATTCATCTACAAATCAAATAAAAGATTATTTAAAAATAATAGCTCAATTGCATAAAAATATTAGAGTAATAGAGTTTGCTTTAAATAAAGATTTTGCTTCTTTTAAGAATAATTTAAAGAATCATGCAAATGGTATTTTTATATTTCAAATTGATGCGGATGAAATACCATCCGAATACTTAGTCGAAAATATACACAGCTTTTTAGAATATAATAAAGATGTTGACCTTTTCTTTGTTCCTCGTATTAATACTGTTGAAGGATTAACAAAACAACATATCCAAAAATGGAAATGGCAAGTTAATGAAAACGGATGGATAAATTTTCCTGATTACCAAACTCGCCTTTATAGAAGAACTTCTGAAATCGAATGGAGCGGTAAAGTGCATGAGCGAATTATAGGATACAATACTTTATCGGTTTTACCACAAGAAGAAATTTATTGTTTATATCATCATAAGCAAATTGAAAGACAAGAAAAACAAAACGCTTTGTATGATACAATCTAAGATAGCTTTCCTAACTGAAATGGGATTTGTTGGAAAAGTTCCAGCTAATCATCCAAATATGAGAACGGAGTTTGCTTGGATGCATGCTTTAGATGCTGACCATTATAATCTTCATCTATTTGGTTCTGATAAAAATTTGACAGGATATGACCATGTCTTTATTATATTTCCAAAAGGTAAAACATTTTTAAGTTCGGAGGGCAGTACATTGGTAAGAGGTACTAATCCAGTTTCTGAATTATTGAGGCAAGATATAGTTGAAAGAATTAAAGCAAAAGGTAATGGTTCGGTTCACTATATTCAAGAAGGACCTCATTGGTGGTATAACGATTACGAAATATCAGACCAAGTTTATTTCTATAACTTTTTAGCAAGTTGTGATTCAATTTTCACACATAATGATTCTGATGTATATTACTATAAAGGATTGTTTCCTAATAAAAAGGTAAGACCTATTGGTACATTAATGATTGATACTTTAATTAAAGATATTGTACCAACAAAAGAAGATAAAGCAATTATAGGTGGTAACTTCGCAAGATGGTATGGTGGGTTTGAGAGTTATATGATAGCTGGTAATTTCGAAGTTCCTATTTGGGCACAAACATCACATGCTATGAGAATTGGTGAGGATAGTGTGGATAATCTAACTCACTTACCTCGAATGATGTGGAACGAATGGATGGCTGTATTATCAACATTCAAATACGGAGTTCATATGATGCCAACGGTAGCAGCTGGAACATTTGCTCTTAATTGTGCATATTTTGGAATACCTTGTATTGGAAATCAAGATGTAGATACTCAATTACTTTGTCATCCATCTTTATCGGTAGCAGTGAATGATTTGGAAACTGCAAGAGAATTGGCAATACAATTAAGAAATGATAAAGAGTTTTATAATCAATGTTCAGAAATAGCAAAATCAAATTATGAAGCTTGTTTTTCAAAGGAAGTTTGGTTACAACGAATAAAAAGAGAATTATGATAACAGTTATATTAAATGGTTACAAAAGAGGTGCTAATCTTAATGAACAAATGGAAGCACTTAAAAAACAAACTGTTCAGCCGGATGAGATATTGGTGTGGTATAATAACCCTGATGATAATGAATTAATCAATTACGATATTGGTACAGAAGTTCCCGTTGCATATTGTAATTACAACTTTGGTGTGTGGGCACGATTTGCTTTCGCATTTATGGCTCGTAATCCTTATGTATGTATATTTGATGATGATACAATACCTGGTTCAAAGTGGCTAGAGAATTGTATGAACACAATGAAAGAAAATGAAGGTTTGTTGGGGACGGTGGGACTACTTTATTTGAATCCACTATCAGCAGAACATTCATCTTATTACGAACACTATTTACGATTTGGATGGCCGGAAGCTGGTAATAATGATAAGACTATTCAAGTTGATTTAGTTGGGCATAGTTGGTTCTTTAAAAAAGAATGGTTATCTTATATGTGGATGGAGCAACCTGACCCAAAATATAATACATGCGGTGAGGATATGCACTTCTCTTATATGTTACAAAAATATGCTGGAATAAAAACATTTGTACCACCACATCCTCGTTCTGATAAAGAAATGTGGGGAAGTACAAAAGGAGCAACTTATGGTGGTGATGCTAACTCACTTTGGGAATCAAACCAAAAAAGTGTAGAAGGTGTACCATTCAAACAATTAATGAATGATTATTTTCATAAACAAAGACAAAAAGGTTGGAAATTAGTAAATGAATAAGAAACACCCAATATTAGTATGTTTTGGAACTAGACCTGAGTGGTTAAAGGTAAAGCCTTTGATTGATATAATGGATAGAAGTGAATACAAACTACTATTCACAGGTCAGCATGAAGACCTACTAGCAGATATAAGAGTTGATTTTAGAGTAAATATAGAAGAAAGTTTTCGTCATACTAGATTAGATTCTATTATGATTGCTTGTATGGAATATTTTCCAAATTACAAGTTCAGCGGTGTGTTGGTGCAAGGTGATACAGCCTCCGCTTTTGCCTGTGCGTTAGCAGCGTTTCATAGAGGAATAAAGGTTTACTATTTAGAAGCGGGACTCCGTAGTTACGATTTAGAAAATCCTTATCCAGAGGAAGGTTACAGACAAATGATAGCACGCTTGGCAGATGTAAACTTTGCGCCAACACAACTTTCCGCTGAAAACTTAGATGCGGAAAGAGTAAAAGGAGATATTCATATAGTTGGAAATACTGTATTGGATAATCTCCTAAAGTATGACAAAGGTAGTTATGGTGATACTATCTTAGTAACAATGCATCGTAGAGAAAACTTTTATTGGATGGATGAATGGTTTAAGCAGATTAATCAGTTAGCAATTGATTATCCACAGTATAAATTTATACTACCAATGCATCCAAATCCAAACGTTCAAAAGCATAAGGGGTTATTGACAAACATAAATGTTGTTGAACCCCTTACGCACGATGAAACTATTAACATTCTAAAGGATTCTAAGTTAGTAATAACTGATAGTGGTGGATTGCAAGAGGAAGGGGCTTTCTTTAACAAAAAAGTAATAGTTTGTAGAAAAGTAACAGAAAGACCAGAGGGGAAAGGTTCTGGGCATTTATTTGTTTGCGAAACCCCAGAAAAACTATCCGATTTATTTTGTGAATTAGAAAAAAATCCGTATATTTGTAAACCTTGTCCATATGGAGATGGGAAAGCATCGGAAAAAATTTATAAAATATTAAAAGATGAATTATAAAGTTACGTTTTTAAATCATGCATCGTTTTCAATTGAAACAGACAATTCAATTACATTAGTTGACCCTTGGTATTTTGGTAGAATATTCAATAATAGTTGGTCTTTACTTAAAGATACTGATGATAGTAAAATTGATTATTCAAAAGTAAAATATATTTCGGTATCACATGAACACCCAGACCATTTACATTGGCCTACATTAAAATACATTAAAACAAAAACTGATAACGAAATTACAATTATATTTCCTCGTAGAACTAATCCAAATGTAATGGATGAATGTAAAAAGCTTGGATACAGTTTTGCATACATTGACCATTATATTGAAACTGAAATAGAAGAAGGGTTTACAATAACAGCATTTCCTGAAGGACATGATAGCGCATTGGTTTATAGAATTGGTGATGATGTGATTTGTAATCAGAATGATGCTTATTTAGATGATGAAGTTCTTCCTCGAATGAAACAAATGTTTCCTAAAATTGATTTATGGTTATTCCAATTTAGTTTAGCTGGTTATTATGGTAATAGTACCGAACCAAATGCAATTATTGAAAAAGGTACAAAATTTCATATAGATAAATTTATTAGATACCAAAATTATCTTCAACCAAAAATGAGTGTACCATTTGCTAGTTATGTTTATTTTTGTAAGCAATACAATGACTACATAAATGATTACGCTGTTAGTTTGAATGACTTACTTCCACTTACAAAATATAAAACTCAAATACCATTTTACAATGAAGAAATATCATTAACATCAAATGAAAATAATGATACCAATATTGTTAAATGGAATGATGTTATAGCAAATTGTAGAAAAGAAATAACTACTGTTAGTGATTTCCCAAGCGAAGATTCTATTATAAATGAACTTAATAAATTATATGATTCGGGTTATAGAATAGAAGGTCCTGGTATGGTAATACTTGAATTTTTTGATTATAGTAAAAATTTACTTATTGATACAAAGAATAAACAATTTGTGTTTATAACTAAAGAAGAAACACCAACCCAATGGATAGCTGGTATTTTGCCCGGAGAAGAATTGATGGCTTATTTAAAAACTCCTTGGGGTGGTGATACACTAAACATAACCGGTGCTTTTATTAAAAAACATCAACAATTATGGCACATTTTTTTAATGGCAAGAGAACATTTATACCATAGATAATATGAGAAATAAACAATTTCAAAAAGAACTAACTTTTTTCTTAAATAAATTAAGAAATAACCAAAACTTTGCCTTCGTAAGATTTTCTGATGGTGAGCAATATATTCTTGATAACCAAGAATTAAAATTAGATGATAATCTTATTCAAATTGGTGAGCATAAGCAAGGTGGTTTATATAAATCGCAAGATTTTAAACACTTTGACCCAATAGAACATGCACATATTAGAGAATTATTATTAGAATCTGCGAAACATAAACAATCAGAATACTATAAAGGAATCGGATGTGTTTGTTGTAATGGTAGAGAATATGTTGACAAACAAATTAAAATGTTTAATGGTGATTCTGATGATTTAACTTGGGCAAATCTATGGGTTAATGGAAATTATCCAACATTTATAAGTTGGGTACTACCAGAACTTTATAATAAAAATTGTGTTATGGTTTGTCATAAAGATGCCGATACATCCAAACTACCATTTGTTGTAAAAGATTTTAGAGTTGGTTACAATGCTATGGTAAATGATTTGCATGTAATTGATGAAATTGATAATTGGATTACGGAAAATAAAATAGAAAATCACGTATTTCTTTTCTCAGCATCATCATTTACAAATATAGCTACTTATAAACTATATAAAAAACACCCAAATAACACCTTTATTGATATTGGTACTTGCTTAACACCATTAATGAAAATGCCAACAGAAAGAGATTATCTTCAAAGGTTTTGGTATTATAGAGGTGGTGGTGACCTTCAAAAAATATGTATATGGAATTAGTAGAATGTACGAAAGACTATTGGGAGTTTGTTAGAAAGCTTCGAATGGATGGTAGAGTAATTGATGGCTTTTTACAAACAACTCCAATTACCGAAGAACAACAGATAAAGTATATGACAGATAATTCACAACATTATCGTATTGCTTTATTAGATGGTAAGCCCGCAGGATATGTTGGTGTGATTGAAGATGATATTAGAGTATGTACCCATCCTGATTTTTTTGGAATGGGAGTTGGTAAGTTTATGATAAAATCAGCTATGGCTATATGGCCAACTGCATACGCTAAAGTAAAGCATGGTAATATTGCTAGTGATAAGTTATTCATTAGTTGTGGGTTTGAAGTAAGTGGTAGGGATGAAAACTTCACATACTATAAACTAAAAAATAAAATGGTTAGCTTAAAAAGTTCAATTACACAAAAAGGAAAATATGTTTCTAAGATTCTACACTTTGTTGGTGGAGAAAAAAGAACATTTAATGGAGTTGATACTGATTCAATTAAGCAGGGACAGTTCACAAAGTTTGAAACAAAAGATGGTAGACTTGTTATGATAAATGATAAGAATATCCTTTGTATAGAAATAATAAAAGAAGATTAACATGATTAAATTACACAACCCATACAAAATCGTAAAGATGTTTGAGGAAGAAGTGGCAGAGTACACTGGAGCTCCTTTCGCTATTTCAATTGATAGTTGCACAAATGCACTATTCCTTATTTGTAAGTACTTAGAAGTTAAAGAGGTAACCATACCATCTAAAACTTATCTATCAGTACCACAATCAATCATCCACGCCGGTGGTGAAGTTATATTTGATAGGAGACCTGAAACAAATCATTGGGTTGGGGCTTATCAATTGAAACCATATCCAATTTGGGATGCAGCTAAAAGATTTACTCAAGGTATGTATCAACCCGGAACTTATATGGGATTATCATTTCATATTAAAAAGTTACTTCCAATTTGGAAAGGTGGTATGATTCTTACTGATGACCCTAAAGCAGCTGAATGGTTTAAGAGAGCAAGATATGAGGGTAGAAGTGAGAAGTATTATAAGGATGATGATATTGAGTTCTTAGGTTGGAATATGTATATGACTCCACAACAAGCAGCACATGGATTGGCAATGATGCAAAACTTACCTTTACACAATTCGGACCAAGGTGAATTGAATGGCTATAGAGATTTAACCGAATTCACTGTTTTCAAAAATAATAAAGTTATACAATAATGATAACATTCCATAGATTAGGAGAAAATGGAAGATTAGGAAATCAATTATTTCAATATGCTGCTTTAAAGGGGTTGGCTACTAAGAATGGTTACCAAATGAAAATACCAAACCCACAAACTATGAGCTGGCATGGTCAGATTTCTTTGTTGGATAAGTTTAATATTAATTGTGAATATTTGACTCAAGAAGATGCAAATAAATTACAAAACTTATATGAAGAACCAACTTGGCAAAAATATGACTCAAACTTCTTTAGTGTACCAGACAATACAACAATAGATGGGTATTATCAAAGTATATTTTACTTTGAACATATAGCTGAGGAAATTAAAAAAGAACTTACTCCAAAGAATGAATATTTGGATAAAGGAATGAACTATATTGATTTCTTAAAAGAGCAACATCAATGTGAAATTGTTAGTGTGCATGTTAGGAGAGGTGATAATATGACTAATGGGCAAACTGGATTGATTCAAGCGTATGAACCTGATGGAATGTATGAAACTTATTTCAAAGAAGCAAAGAAAGTATTCGATGGAAAGAATGTAAAGTTCTTAGTATTCACCGGTGGGCAGAGATTCAATGAAGACAATAGTATTGATGTTGATTGGTGTAAACAATTCTTTGGCGAAGATGGATTTCTTTTTTCTGAAGGACAGGAACAAATTGATGATTATTGTAGAATAATGAGTTGTGACCATAATATACTATCACATGCAAGTAGTTTCGGATGGTGGGCAGCATATGTTAATCCAAACCCAAACAAAATAGTTGTAGCGCCAGAATGGTATCACCCCGATGAACCAACTTTAAAAAGGGAAAAATTTTACCCAAAAGAATACATTTTAAAATAAAAACAATGGAATTAATATTTGATATAGGATTTAACGTTGGTGAATTTACACAAACATGCTTTAACAAATTCCCAAATTGCTCAGTAGTGGCAGTTGAAGCTAATCCGGATTTAGCGGCTAGAGTTTCAAATCATTTTTATACAAACTACAATTTTACACTTTTAAACAATTTAGTTTCCAATAAGGAAGGAGACATGGTTGATTTTTACATATCAAAATATGCAACAGGTGTATCAACGGCTTCAACAACCTTTATGGAGAATTCTAGATTTACAAAAGGAAGTAAAAATGTTGAAGCAAATTCAATTAAATGGGAAGCTCCTATTAAAATAGAATCTATAAGTTTGGATAGTATGCTTGAAAGATTTGGTATACCCGATTTAATAAAAATTGATGTTGAGGGATATGAATTAAATGTGTTGCAGGGACTAACACAAAAAGCAAATGATATTTGTTTTGAGTGGCATGAAGAAGAAGCAGAACAATTATATAAAATATTAGACCATTTGGAAAGTTTGGGTTATGACCAATTTGGTGTCATTGGCTGGTTTGATGAAGGTGACGTATTTCCTAAAGCAACATTTTCAGATAAGGGAGACCCATATTTGGAATACCCAAAAAACTTTTACAAAAGAAGTGAATTGGAATTGGAAAAAATAATTAATTCAGAAAGACGTATAAATTATGGTATGTTTTTCGTAAAATAATAAATGAATGAAAATAGTAGCAGAACATAGTGGAGAATATGGCGATGTCATAAATAGTTTTTATAATTTAGAAAGATTTGATGATAACTCTGAAACAGAAGTATTATTTCAAGGATATGCAACATCAATTAATTCAGAACTAAAAGAAAAATATAAAAACTTTAATAAACGTACATATCTTAATTTAGAAGCACCTTGTGCATATTGTAGTACAACTAATTGTAATGATGAGCAAGAGTATTTTACACATGTATATACGTTATGTCCATATACATGTGATTGGATGAATAAAAAAAGTTCTACAAAATTTATACCAATACCATTCCCATATGCTAAAGAATCTTTTGAATCAATTGATTACACTGCCGAAAAAACATATGATGTAATTTATATGGGTCATTTATTAGGACAGGAGCATTTTAAAATAATTGATATAATGAAAAATTACAATTATGTTCATGCATCCATAAGCGGCTATCAGGCACCATATACACCAACCCATATTAATATTCAAAGTAAATTGAAATGGGATATACTTTCCAAAAGTAAAGTTTCAATAGCAATGAACTTAGCACCAATTAATAATGGACATTCTGGTTTTATAACCAAATATGATGGTTGGCAAAACAACCAAGCATTTAAAGATTTGGAAAGTGGATATATACCACAATTTAAACCAAGAGTGATAGAATCTATGGTTTGTAAAACTTTGGTTTTGGTAAAATATGACCAATGGAATGTTATAGAAAATTGGTTCACGCCAAACGAACATTTTATATATTGGTATAACTTAGAAGACCTTTTTTATAAATTATATCACATTATTCATAACTATAAATCATATCAACCAATTGTAGATGCTGCATATGAAAAAGTAAAGGAATACGAGATTGAAAAAATATATCAAAAAATGAAAAATTATGAATCACTTTAAATCAAAGTTTTTAGGAAATGAAATTTTACTATCAGATAAATGTAACTCTATATGGGGTGCTTCTCGTGGTGGTGAAATTTATGATGAGCAATTAATAGCAACTTTTTATAATAATATAATCTTTAACAGAGATACCATTAATTTTTTTGATATAGGTGCTAATACTGGTAGTTTTATATTTTTACCAATACTTAATAAATCAATTAAATGCTATGCATTCGAACCAAATCCATTGGCATTTGAAGCATTAGAAGAAAATATTAAACTTAATGGTTTAGAAGATAATGTAAAACCATTCAACTTAGGAATGTGGTCAGAAAAAAAAGAATTGGAATTAAAAGTTCCTTTAGATATGACAGATAGTGGTTTGGCAACGTTAGGAGATAACCCATCAAGATTTCAGTATGATAATAAATCTGGTGAATACAAAAACTTTAAAGTAAATTGTGAAACAATAGATGATTTAATGGAATCTTTACAATTAGAAAGTTTAGACCTTTTAAAAATTGATACGGAAGGTGCTGAACTTAACATCTTAAAAGGTGCAGAAAAAACTTTAAGAGAATATCAACCATCAATTCTTTTGGAATATGATGACAAAAATACAACACAATTTGGATATAAAAAAGATGATATAGTTGAATTATTAAAATCATATGGATACTCAACATTCAAACTTATGGCATCTTCCGATTTATACGCAAGTGTTCTTTAAAAACAAAAATTATGAATATAGAACAATTTAAAAACAAAACAATTTTAGTTACTGGAGCTAGCGGCTTCGTAGGTAAAAATTTAGTAGAGGAACTACAAAGACAGGGTTTTACAAATCTTTTAACACCATCTTCATCCGAAGTGGATTTTACGAGAGAAAACGATGTAAGAGGATATTTTCAATTACATCAACCACAAATAGTGTTACATATAGCAGGTTTAGTTGGTGGTATTGCTGCAAACAAAGCAAGACCAGCTGAGTTCTTTTATAAGAACGCAATGATGAGTGTGTTGATTAATCATTATTCTTATGTTAATGGTGTTGAGAAGTTGGTATCATTAGCAGCCGGTTGTGGGTATCCAAAAGAAATACCTGTACCATTTTCAGAAGATGATTTTTGGAATGGATTACCTGATATGAATTCGTATGGTTATTCATTGGCTAAGAAAAACTTAGTAATTGGTGGGTGGGCATATAGAGAACAATATGGTTTCAATACAACGGTATTACTACCAGCTAATCTTTACGGACCTTATGATAACTTCCATTTAGAAAATTCGCATGTAATTCCTGCATTGATTAGAAAGTTCATCGCAGCTAAAGAATCAAATTCACCTACCGTTGAAGTATGGGGAACTGGTGTAGCAACAAGAGAATTCTTATATGTTGGTGATACTGTTAAAGCAATCATTGACGCTATGGCTTGTAATGAAACAGGTCCTTTCAATTTAGGAACTGGTGTTGAAACATCTATTAAAGAATTAAACGAAACTATCGCTAAGTTAGTAGGATACGAAGGTGAGATTGTTTGGGATACAACTAGACCAGATGGGCAACCAAAGAGATTCTATGATATGAGTAAGTTCAAAGAAACATTTGGATATGTACCAAATACAACTTTGGAGGATGGTTTAAAACAAACTATTGAGTGGTATTCAAACAACAAAGAAAACGCAAGATTATAATGTTAGAAAGATTTTTAAATGAAAACGGAAAATTCGATATTCCATCGGATGTAGAAAGCATCAGATTTGATATAGGATTGAGCTATTGTGCACCAAATTCATCATATTGGTTAAATAAAAATAAAAATACTTTTGTTATTGGAATTGAAGCTAATAAATACGCTGTAGATTCTATTATAAGGAATGGTTTATATACTAATCAATATGGTATTGGTGTTTCGTTTCCAAATGATAACTTTTTATTATTAAATCTTGCACTTGATAACGTTGCCGAAAAAACAACAAAACCATTTTATCATATGTCTAATGATGTTGGTGTTTCATCTCTTTTGAAACCAACAAATCAATTAGATGATTCGGTTAGAGAATTAAGTGATGTTGATGTTTATCCATTTTTTGAATTACTTGATAGAATAGATTGGGAAAGATTTGACCATATTGACATTGTTAAAATAGATACTCAAGGAAAAGATTTAGATATAATCAAAAGTGCTGGAAAATATTTAGATAAAATAGTTTATTTAAATTGTGAAGTAAATACTTTTAATTATTATGAAAATAACCCCAAACCAATTGAATTTGACGAATTTTTATTAGCAAATAATTTTGAAAAAATAGTAAATAATTCTTATGTTAATGGTGAGGTTGTTGATTCAACATATTTTAATAAAAAATATGAAACATTAAGAAATAAAATTGATTCATTCGTATTATGAAAAAAATATTAGTTACGGGCGGAGCGGGATTTATAGGTTCTCATTTAGTTAAGAGATTAGTTGAAAGAGGACATGAAGTTACTGCTATTGATAATTTGGAAAGAGGTAAAGTTGATTTCGTTGAAAACATTAAACGATTAAAATTGGTTGTATGTGATTTGACAGATTACGAAACAATGCAGCAATTCTTTGAAGATAAAGATGTGGTTATACATTTGGCATCTAAAGTTGGTGGTATTGGTGTTTATTTGGATAATCCATATGGTGTTATGAAAACAAATATGGAGATGGATGCAAATGTTTTGAAAGCAATATTGCATTACAAAATAGATACATATTTTTACGCATCATCGGCACACATTTATCCAAAGGAGTTACAAATGATTGCAGACTCTCCAATGATTAAAGAATCAGATGCATATCCAGCTAATCCCGAACTAACATATGGTTGGGCAAAACTAATTGGTGAAAAATCAATTGAATCGGCAATAGTTGAAAACGATTGGTTAAAAGCAGCAATAGCAAGATTCATTGGTATCTACGGACCAAATCAAGACTTTGGATTGGAAACTGGTTCAGTAATTCCTGTATTCTCACATAGAGCAATCAAATATCCTGAAGTACCATTTAGAGTATGGGGTACTGGTAAAGAAACTCGTTCTTATTGTTACATTGATGATGCTTTGGATTGTATTGAAAAGATGATTGAAGCAATGGATACTAAGCAATTAGTAGGTCCATACAATGTTGGTAAAGGTGAAAGATGTACGGTAGAAGATATAGCAAATACGGCTGTTGAAATAAGTGGAAAGGATATTGAAATAGAATGGGATACTGATAAGAAAACAGTAATATGGGGACAGTGGTGTGATGTATCTAAAGCAAAAGAAGAATTAGATTGGGAAGCACAAACATCTCTGAGAGATGGGATGATAAAAGTATATAACGATATAAAACAAAGATTATGAAAGTATTAATTACAGGTGGTGGGGGTTATTTAGGTTCAACCCTTACTAAACATTTATTAGAAGCAGGTTACACTGTTACTGTGTTGGATAATTTGATGTATGGTCAATTATCACTATTACATTTATTTGGAAATCCTAAATTCCATTTTGAATTGGGGGATGTTAGAGATAAAAAACTTTTGCAAGAATTAGTATCATTGAACGATGTTATTATTCCATTAGCAGCAATTGTAGGTATGCCGGCATGTAAAGCTAATCCAGAATTAACGGTAGCTGTGAACTATCAACAGATAGCAGATGTATTAGAAGTATTAAGAGATGACCAAAAGTTAATCTTACCAAATACCAATTCACAATATGGTTCATCGGATTCAATCATTACTGAAGAATCGCCATTCAAACCATTATCATTATATGCAACAACTAAGTGTGATGCTGAAAACGCAATGTTAGCAAAAGGAAATGGTGTATCGTTGAGATTGGCAACTGTGTTTGGTGTATCACCTCGTATGAGAACTGACCTTTTAGTAAATGACTTTACATATAAGAGTGTGGTAGATGGTTACTTAGTGTTATTTGAAGGACACTTTAAAAGAAACTACATACACGTTCAGGACATAGCTCGTACATTCCAATTTGTTATTGAAAATTATGAGAAGTGTAAGGGGCAAGCATTTAATGTTGGATTATCAACCGCTAACTTATCTAAATTAGAATTAGCAGAAAAAATTAAATCACATATCCCATCATTAGTAATTAAGCAAGATGATTTCAAAGAAGATTTTGATAAAAGAAACTATATCGTATCAAATGAGAAATTAGAAGCGTTAGGATGGAAACCAATTTATGATTTGGATTATGGAATCAAACAATTGATACAGGCTTACAAATTGGTAGTTAAGAAAAATAATCAAAATTTTACAAATTTATAATATGACAGAAAGAAAGTATTTACCTACATTAAGTGAATTAGTTGACCGTTTAAGTATCGTTCAATTAAAAGAAGTATTCATTACCGAACATAAAGAAGAATACGCGGAAGAAATAAAAGCAATTGTGCATGATATTCAATTGTATTTGGATGAAAGTAAAGAACCAATTACAGCTGAAACAATCAGAGCGATTATAGTTTTATCACAAATGAACTTACATATTTGGCATAACGAATCAAATTATCGTAAGGGAATTAAAGATGGTAATAATTTAGAATTAACACATGGATTAAATGGAATCCGTAATGTTGCTAAAAACAAAATTCAAGAAGTAATGGGTGGTAGAAAAGATTATAAGATTGATTGCTTAGCAGCAGAATTTAAAGATTGGGAAATTAGTTGGTAGTATGAAAATATTAGTTATAGGAGATAGTTGTAAAGATGTATTCATTTATGGTAAAGCAAATAGACTTTGCCCTGAAGCTCCTGTACCTGTATTCATTCCACAAAGAAAGACTGAAACAGGTGGTATGGCAGCTAACGTATATGAAAATATAGAATCATTGGGTGTTGAAGTTGATTTAGTTACGAATTCGGAAGTTATTACTAAAACAAGATATGTTGAGGAAAAAACAAACCATCAAATCATTAGAGTAGATTCTGATTCGGCCAAATCAAAAAGAGTAGAAGGACTAGAATATATTCCTTTTGAAAATTATTGCGCAGTTATTATATCAGATTACAATAAAGGATTTTTAGAGTATGATGATATTGAGTATATTTGTTCAAAGCATGATATTGTATTCATTGATACTAAAAAGATTATTAATGAAAAAATGTTAGGAGCTAGGTTCATTAAAATAAATGAGCATGAGTATGAAAACAATATCGCAGCTGGACAATACTTCAAAGAATTCTACGATAAATTAATTGTAACTATGAGTGGAAAGGGATGTAAGTATATGGATAAAGAATACAATGTGGCAGAAGTTGAAGTTAGAGATAATAGTGGCGCCGGAGATTCATTTATTTCTGCATTGGTAATTCAATATTGTAGAACAAATGATATTCAAAGTGCAATAATTTATGGTAATGAATGTGCCACAATAGCAGTTCAACATAAAGGAGTTACTAAAGTTGGTAAACATTTAAAAGCACTTCCATGACAAAATTAATAATATTTGATTTGGATGGTGTATTGGTTGAAGCAAAACAAATACATTACGATACGCTTAATCAGGCTCTTAGAGAAACTGAAATCGTAACAGGTAATGAATATGTTATTACCGAAGCTGAGCATCTTTCAATTTATGATGGATTAAAGACAACCCAAAAATTAGAACTACTTACAAAAAATAAAGGACTACATCCTGAGTTTTATGACAATATTTGGTTTAGAAAACAACACCTAACAATTCAGGCAATATCACAATTGCAAACAAATCATATATTGGTTTATCTATTTAATGAGTTGAGGGAAAGGGGGTATCAGCTCGCATGTTGCTCAAACTCAATTAGGCGCTCGGTATTGGTAATGCTTTCAAAGATAGGTCTTATTGAGTATATGGACTTAATCCTCTCCAATGAGGATGTAAAGAACTCTAAACCGCATCCTGAAATGTATTGGAAGGCTATGAGTATGATGGGTGTATTGCCGGAAGAAACCCTAATTGTAGAAGATTCTCCACATGGGTTATTGGCAGCAAGTAGAAGTAGAGCAAGTGTATTAAGAGTAGATAACCCGCATGATTTGACATTGGAAAAAATAACAAACAAATTAAACGAAAAGAAAAGTATGAGTACACCAAAATGGCAAGGTGGTAAGATGAATGTATTAATTCCAATGGCAGGAGCAGGAAGTAGATTTCAACAGGCAGGTTATACATTTCCAAAACCACTAATTGATGTGGAAGGTAAACCAATGATTCAGGTTGTAGTGGATAACTTAAATATAGAAGCTACATACATTTATGTAGTACAAAAAGAACATAGAGAAAAGTATAATTTAGATACTCTCCTAAACTTAATCACTCCTAATTGTAAGATTGTAGAAGTTGATGGTTTGACTGAGGGAGCTGCTTGTACAACCCTATTAGCAAAAGAATATATTGATAACGATGCTCCATTGGTTATGGCAAACTCTGACCAATTTGTAGAGTGGGATTCAAATGAGTTTATGTATAAGATGATTGAACAAAAAGTTGATGGTGGTATTGTTACTTTTAAAGCAACACATCCAAAATGGTCATTCGCTAAAGTAGATGACTATGGATATGTAACAGAAGTTGCGGAGAAGAATCCAATTTCAGATATAGCAACTGTTGGTGTTTATTATTGGGCTAAAGGTTCTGACTATGTTAAATATGCGGAACAAATGATTGATAAGAACATCAGAACTAACAACGAATTTTATACTTGTCCAACATTTAATGAAGCAATTGAAGATGGTAAGAAAGTAAAAACATTTAACATTGAAAAAATGTGGGGATTGGGAACACCTGAGGATTTAAAATATTACTTAGAAAATTATAACAAATAATGGCACAATATCAACGTATAACATTTATTATACCTTGCCGAAATAATTTAAAATATTTAAAGCAAGCAGTTAATAGTATTGAAGATTGTTATGGGGATACTCATAACATAGTAATATTAGATGATGCTTCTAATGATGGAACTTGGGAATGGGTAAACAACCTAAATAAACCATACATTAAAACATATAGGAATGGTTCTGATAATAGAGTAGGACATACTGTACTTTATGATATTGGTATTAGATTAGCCGAAACTCCGGTAGTAACTATATTACATTCGGATATGATTGTAACTCAAAACTATGTTGGGAATATGCTAAAACATTTAAAACCAATGAGCGTAGTTTCAGCAACTCGTATTGAACCACCATTACATCCACCTGGTCCTGAAAAGTATGTAATGGATTTTGGTATGGAGCCGGAATCATTTGATAATGGTGCATTCCAAAAGTTCGTTTATGAAACCGAATATGTGATGGAAGATAAAACAACAAAAGGTATCTTTGCACCTTGGATGTTATATAAAGAAGATTTTGTTTGTATTGGTGGACATGACCTTTTATTCGCACCAATGGAGTTGGAAGATTCTGATATATTCAATAGATTTCATTTACAGCAATATGAGTTAATACAAAGTAGAGATGCTTTTGTATATCATATGACTTGTAGAGGTTCACGTTTCAAAGATGGCATTGAAATAGAAAAGGTAATTGATTTACCAGATGGAACAAAATGGTATAAACCAAAAGATTCTGAAGAATATACAAAACTTCGTCAAAACAAATTTAGAGAATGGTGGAGAAAATGGCATACTGATGTTTTACATGATGAACTTATGATGCCAATTGTACCAAACAGATACGATACCTCATTTGTAGTTCATAATTGTACACCTTATTTGTTAGGTGTTTTAGAACCTTGGTGTGACCATATTTACGTTGATTGTGATTTTTCTGCTTATATAGCAAACGAAGAAAATCAATCAATGTTCAAAATATCAGAAAAGGTTCATAACATAGGAGATTTGATGAGAGGTGATGTACAAATATTGTTTGATGGCTCTAAATTAAAAAATGAACACTATGGGCAGTTTATAAAAAACATACCATTTATAATTCAACAAACGGATTCAATTGGTAGTTTTGAATGGGATATATTCCAAATACATATACTTAATTTAAGGACAAAAGATATGGTCCCACCATTTTTCAAAAACGTATTTTAATATGAATATAATTGTAACAGGAGGAGTTGGTTTTGTTGGAACTAATTTAGTAAAAAGGTTAAAAGAAGAAGGGCACAAAGTAATTGTAATAGATGATTATTCTGTTGGAGTGGTTGATAATCAAATTGAAGGAGTAAGATACCTTCCTATGAATGTAGAGCAAATTGATTTTATCAAAGGCGATGAAGTTGATTTATGCTTTCACTTAGCAGCATTAAGTAGAATACAACCATCATTTGAAACTCCATCGGATTTCTTTAGAGTAAACGTAAGTGGTACTGAAGCTGTATGTGATTGGGCTAGAAAGTGGAATGTAAAAGTAGTATATAGTGGTTCATCTTCACAATGGCATGACCCATTTCAATCACCTTACGCAATGTATAAAAAGTTAGGTGAGGATGTATGTAAGATGTATCGTAAAGTATTTGGAACTAACATTGAGATTGCAAGATTTTATAATGTGTATGGTCCATACGAAATTACTGATGGTAAGTGGGCAGCTGTAATTGGTAAGTGGAGAGGTCAATGTATAACACAAAAAGCAATAACTATTGTTGGTGACGGTAAACAACGTAGAGATTTCACTCATATTGATGATATTGTTGATGGATTAATTAAAATAGGATTTGGAACTGAAACACATGAAGATGCATGGGAGTTGGGAACTGGTTTTAACTATTCACTTAATGAGGTTGCTGATATGTTTGTTAAAAAGTTTGGCGTTGATAAAGTTTATATGCCTAACCAAAAAGGTAATTATAGAGAAACTTGTAGAGAAAATAACGATGCTTTGGAGAGATTAAATTGGAAACCAACCGATAAATTAAAAGATTATATAAATTCATTATGAAAAAAAGAACCCTAATTTGTATCCATGTAATGCCATCCGAAATGGAAATGTTTGAAAGACTTATGATTCAAATGCATAAAGCCTTTAAATATCTTAATAACGATGATGATGTTACAATTAAAGCCACACTAAACCTAAATCCAAAATTAACAGATTGGGATAATAGCGAATACAAACAATCATATTTTGTAGCCAGATTTGGTGTTCTTTTTAATGGATTAAAAAATATAAATGAAATTATATTAGATACATCTTGTTGGGGAACTACACAACAAAAGAGAGAAAGTTATAAATTGGATTATGACCAATTTATATTTTGTGATACTGATATTCTGTTTCACGAACATATGTTACGATACCAATTGGATGTATCTTACAAATTAGATGGTATTTATTTATTATCTCCATCTTTACCAAAATGGTGGGATACTAGTTGGGACTACTTAACACATTCTGAATATTTAGATAAACCATTTGGATATGCAATAGATTCAAAAGAAGTTATTGAAAATACATACAATCAAAAAATTAATTTTATAAGTGCAAAGCAAATTCCAACACTTAAATTTGGATGTGGAATGCATACTTTATATTCTAAATCATTTTGGGAATTAGTAGATATTCCGGAATCATTTGGGGGATATGGGCCTGAAGATACATATGGGATGGAAGCCGGAAAGATAGCAATAAAATTAGGATACAATGTACAACAATTTGTATTAGATGGGGTTTATATAACAGAGGATTATATTAATAGGGTACCTGAATTTGCTGATAAAATAAAACCAATAGATAAGAAAAAGGAGTTTTATGATAGGGCCTATGATATAGCAAGACAAGAAATTTCAACATTCGCTACAAAATTAATTCAAAAAAATCAACCTAATCTTCAAATCTAATATTTATTATCGTAAAATTAGATGAAATGAATATAAAAGAGCAAATTAGAGCTATAATAAGAGAAAACTTCATAAAAGAGATGGGTATTAACGATACTCACCTTAAAGCTATTATGAAATACTATGATAGAGGTACTCCATCTACAAAGAAGCAAGTAGCTATTGTAGTAACTGGAAAGAAAACATCAAATAGAGGTCAGATTCTAAATGACCTTATGGATATGGACTACCATGAAATTTTGGATACCGAAAAGAGATTGAAGTATGTAAAAGAATACTTCGATAAGAAAGGACAAGAAAGAGTTGCAGCAGCGTTACCTCAAACTGAAGAAGAACCACAAAAAGACATCTAAATGGAAAACATATATTCGGTATTAATAACGGCAATCACAGTATTAAGTGGAACAACCGCATTTCGTTACTATGAAAAGAGAGCAATGCGTAAGGAGAAAGATGATGAGTTTATCAGACATGATTGCAAAGACCGTATTACTAAATTAGAAGCACTTCTCGCCGCATCTTCCAGAGAGAAGGATGAATTACGAAAGATGGTTTTGGATATGACAGCTAAAGTAGCTGAATTGAGTGTTAAAGTGGAATTCCTTACCAAAGAGAATGATAAATTAGTAAAGACTCCAAGAAACAAAAAATTATTAAACGGATAAGAAATGGCAAATGTATCACTTAAATCATTATTAGTAGAAGTATCTAATCCTAAATTGGAAAAGATAGTAAAACAAACTTTAGGTAGTAAAGTTCGTCTTGAGCACTTTAAGGATAAAATGTGGATTGTAGCTCCGGGTGATTTTTATTCTAAGACCAGATTAAATCAAATGGTAGATGATTTAATTGAAGCTATACCAGCAGCAATGTTAGCAGCTCCCGTTGGTGATAGAGGACCTATACGATTAGGTACTGGTGGAGCTACTGAAGGATTTATTGTAATTAAATTAAAATAATAGGTTTTAATGCCAATCTCAAGAACTTTATTTACTGAAGATAAGAAGTTAAGGGTATTTGATTTTGATGATACACTTGTCAAAACATCTTCTTTTATATATGTAACTCATAAAGATGGTAAGAAATCAAAATTAAGTCCTGGTCAATATGCTGTTTACAAAGAAAGACCTGGTGATGTATTTGATTATGCCGATTTTCAAAAGGTATCAAATCCAAAGTTAATTAAAGGGTATTTTGAATTATTAAAAAGAATGTCTGCATCTGATAGCGGTAGAACTATTTACATTCTTACTGCTAGGAGTGCATATAAACCTGTTTATGACTTTATTAGAGATTTAGGAATTCGTAATTTAAATGTTGTTGCTTTAGGTGATGCTGATCCTGAAAAGAAAGCAGACTGGATTGAAGCAAAAGTAAGGGATGAGAAGTATGATGATGTTTTCTTTGTAGATGATTCAATTAAAAATGTTGAGGCAGTACGAAAAAGATTAAAAAAGTACCCAAACATAAAACAAAAGATTCAGCATGTAAAATCAAAAGAAGAATCTCAACCTAAAGTATTTAATCCAATATCACAAAATTGGCATTCTTTTATGCAGAAATCACAAAAAGAAAAAGATACGATTTTAAATAAAAGAATTAAAAATCCTGAAACAAACAAAGATATAAAAATTGCATCTGCTTTACGTTATGATAAAGACTCCAAAGTTTATAAAGCAGCTATACAACAAATTAAATAATATATGGGAGTATCAATAGTTATAGTGGACTGTACAAAGCAGGACATAAATAAGGCTCTTAAAGAATTCAAAAGAAAGGTTATTAAGTCTGGGCATATAATAGAATTAAAAAACCGAAAGGAATACACTAAGCCCACAACTCAAAAGAGAGAAGAAAAACAAAAGGCTATTCGTAGAAATCAAAGAGAAGTAATTTTGGACAAAATTGCTATCGGAACACTTTCTGAATCAGCATTGGGAACTAAGAAGAAGAAAAGGGGATTTTCTCAAGATTAAAATCATTTCTTTTAGTATTTGAATATATTTACTGTTATAACATTACAAAAATAACATAAAAGAACCATGTCATTAATATTAAGAATTCCTAAAGGCTCTCCACTTACAGCTTCCGAAATGGATGCCAACTTTTCTTATCTTGAAAATTTGATAAATATTGGAACATCCGGTACTGGCGGTTCTGCTGGCTCAGGTGGCTCATCTGGTTCAAGCGGAAGTAGTGGTACAAGTGGGTCAAACGGAAGTAGTGGCTCAAGTGGCTCTAGCGGTACTAATGCAAGTGCAGGTTCATCTGGTTCATCTGGTAGTAGTGGTTTATCACAAAATGGTACTGATGGTTCAAGCGGTTCAAGCGGCTCATCGGGTAGTTCAGGAGAAAGTGGTAGTAGTGGTTCAAGCGGCTCAAGTGGTTCATCCGGTCAAAGTGGGACATCTGGTGTAAATGGAGAAAATGGTACATTCTTTGGAACTTCGGGAAGTTCTGGTTCATCTGGAGTGAATGGTGTACAAGGTTCACCTGGTTCTTCTGGTTCAAGCGGCTCAAGTGGAGAAAGTAGTTCAAGCGGTTCAAGCGGTTCAAGCGGTTCAAGCGGAATTTCGGGAGATTCTGGTACAAGTGGTGTAAATGGTACATCTGGTTCTTCTGGTAGTAGTGGATTACCTGGTTCATCAGGTTCTAGCGGCTCATCGGGTACAAATGGTTCACAAGGAAGTGATGGCTCAAGTGGGTCATCAGGTTCTAGCGGTGGTCCGGGATTGCCTGGTACTGATGGTTCAAGCGGAAGTAGTGGCTCAAGCGGTACAAGCGGCTCAAGCGGAAGTAGTGGGTCATCGGGTAGTAGCGGTACTGATGGTGCTGGTACATCTGGCTCGAGCGGCTCAAGCGGTACAAGCGGAACTTCCGGTAATGGTTCGCCAGGAACTTCTGGCACAAGCGGTACATCTGGCACAAGCGGCTCATCTGGTGAAAATGGTACAAGTGGCTCAAGCGGTAGTAGTGGTTCATCGGGTACAAGTTTACTTCCATTATCAGGCAGTACAAATAATGGTCTAATAACTTATTTACCGGCTGGAAGTGGAAGTGTTGAAACTAATCTTACATTTGATGCAGTAACAAATACTTTATCCGTTTATGGTAAAGCACATATTAGTGAATTTGTAAGTGCATCTGGGGTTTATTTATCACAATCAGCAAATCCTGAAATTGTTTCTCCATCATCGTTAAGTTTGACAGCAGCAACTGTAGTATTAATTTCATCATCATCACTTAGGTTGGCATCTTTTACAAACGCTCAAACCAATAGTTTAGTATTAGGTGAGGGACAGTTGATTTATAATTCAAGTGAAGCAAAAATTATGGGTTATACGGATTCTAAATGGAGACCGATAGCTTATGATGAAATAGTAACAGCTATTAATACATTTACAGGTTCAGCTAGAATTGAATTAAATAATATAGAATCTTACACTGCTTCATTAAAAGCAGTAGCTATTGTTTCATCATCAACTCAAATACAAAACTATGATGTATTTGCTTTAAACTCAAATTTATATGAATCAACTGGTTCTATAAAAGGAGAAATTTCGGCAATAGAATTATATACTGCTTCATTAAAAGCAGTAGATATTGTATCTTCATCAACCCAAATATCAAACTATTATAAATTTGCAGAAACCGCATCGGCAAACACTTTTTATGGTACTCAAACAATTAGTGGTTCATTTAACTTAACCGGTTCAATGATACAAAGTGGATTAAGCACACTAATTGGTAACACTATATTAAGTGGTAGTATTCAAATGAGTGGGTCAACCGTTCAAACTGGAGACAACACGCTAATTGGTAATACTGTATTAAGTGGTTCTGTTTTTGTAAGTGGTAGCACGCACTTCCAAAATTCAATAATGACCGTAACGGGTTCATCATACTTTACTGGTTCAATGTATGTTGATGGTGATTTTTACAAAAATAGACAGAAGCAGTTTAATTTCCTATCATTGGTAAATACGGGTTCGTTATTACTAACACAAAACCAATTGTATTCCGCATCTTTTGTTAATGGAGTATCACCATTATATGTAAAAAGTGGTATGTATTTAAGTGGAAGCGCTGGCGCGAATACTTATACGAAAATAGTTTTTGAACATACTGGTATTTACAACTTCCAATATAGTATTCAAATGGATACTAACGATAATCAGATTGCAACCCTTCATACTTGGTTTGCAAAAAATGGAACTGATGTTGAGTATTCTAACTCCGTATTTGGTGTAGCTAATAACGGATATAGTATTGGTTCAATGAATTTAATATATACTATGGAATCTGGTAGTTATATGGAGTTACGATATGCAACTTCGGATACTAATTTAGAATTAGCAAGTGTTAGTAGTTCATTGGTTCCTGTTAGACCTATAGCGCCAGCCATCATAGCAACTGTAACACAAGTAGCATAATTTATTTTAAATTATTTTAAAATAAAATACTTATGTAAAACAAAGTTATGATATATTGGTTTACGGGGCAGCCGGGTACGGGCAAAACAATACAAGCAAACAAACTTAAAGAACTTCTCCAAACGGAAAAACGTAATTGGAGAAAGGATGTCTTTCATATTGATAACGATACGTTTGATATAAATGAAGCACAAATAATTTCAGCCTTTTTAAATAATAATAATTGTGATGTTGTAGTTTCTATCACATCGCCTGATTTAAAACAAAGAGAGGAATTCAAAAATAAATGCGGTGATGGTATAGTAGAGATATATGTACATGCTAATAAGAAAAAATTGAAAGATAGAATGTGCGAATACGAACAACCGCAAGAAAACTTTTTTGATATGGATACAACATCAGATAATGCAGTACAATCATTTACTAAATTAGTTCATTATTTGAGAGAAAACCAAAAGATATGAACAAAATAGAAGAAATATTTAGGGCTTGGAAAATATCATATAATCCAAATGAATGGGAAAGCGGATTGGCTATTGCTAGAATGGAAATTTGTGATAAATGCGATTCTAAAAAAGATAATCCATATATTCATTGTGGAGAGTGTGGGTGTATGCTAAGTAAAAAAATATATACGCCTGTTATGGGTGGTTGTCCAAGAGGAAAATGGATTTCGGTAGAAATTGAATTTGAAAATAAAAAAAATAATCCGAAAAAATAAAATTGATATACTTATATAAAGAAAGCAAATAAGTCTATCAAAATTGTTATGGAAGAGCAAAAAGAATTTAGGGAATTTCCTAACTTTGACCCTACAAAGAATTTATCATTGGCACCCCAACGAAGAACAAAGAGGGGATTGGGTGCTAGACCTTTATTAGAAAGTGAAATAAAGGATATACAAAAAAAAGCCCGTTCGGCGGCTGAAGCAGCAAAATTATTAGGGGTATCATATAATACCTATAAAAAATACGCAAGAGAATATGGTGTATTTGAGGACCTTAAAAATCCACACGGATTGGGTATAAGAAAAGGAACTCAAACCCAGGGTGGATTTCATGCATTGGACGATATTATAGCTGGTAAGTATCCAAAGTATCCTGTATGGAAACTTAAAAAAAGATTACTACTTAGTGGCTATGTTGAAGAAAAATGTTCAAATTGTGGATTTGAAGAAAGGAGAATAACAGACCATAGAGTTCCATTAGTTTTAGACTTTTTAGATGGTAACAAAAAGAATCATCAATACGATAATTTAAGAATGTTGTGTTTCAATTGTTCGTTCTTAATAAATGGAAACCTTTCTGGACCTAAAAAAGAATATGAATATTAATTTGGAAAATTCAGAAAAAAGTAGTATATTTGTAATTAAACATTAAAAACATAAAATTATGGCAAAGTATTTTGAAGTTACAGTAACAGTACAACATGAGGTAGATGGCGGTAAAGGTGGTACAAAAATCAAAAAAGTGAAAGAAAACTATTTGGTTGATGCTATGACCGTTACGGAAGCTGAAGCTAGGGTAGTTAAAGAATTCGAAAAAGCAGGTATTCAATTAGACTATGAAGTATCTGCGGCTAAAGAATCTAAAATCTTACAAGTTATTAAATAATGGCTTTTGAAACTAAAATAGAAGAAGTTAAAGAAGTAGTATTAAGGAGAGTACCACCGGGTGATAGATGGCAGCCGGTAGACTCTCCTTCTACCATTTTAGAATCTCTAACCGATGGGTTGGAGTATCATTTTCAACAAACCGGACAAACGGATTTCTTCCTATCAGCTCGTAAAGGGACGGTAGAAGTAATCTATAAAGAGGAAATAAAGGTTGAGAAACCTGTTAAAAGATACTCTTTATACGATGAGGATTAAGTTTGTTTACAAAAAAACTATATATTTATAGATAAACCTTAAAACAAAAATTATGGGAACATTTTTAATTATTTTGGCAGTTCTTGCAATCGGTGGTACATTCGCATACTTCGGTATGAAGTCTGGAAAGATTGAAGATAAGAACAACAATAACATTCCAGATACTATCGAAGAAAAAATCGAAGAAGTTAAGGAAGTTGCAGTTAAAGTAAAGAAAGTAGCTGATAAGGCTAAAAAAGTTGCTAAGACTATTGTTGTTGAAAAGAAAAAGCCAGCAGCAAAGAAGAAGACTAGTAAGTAATCAATGAAAAAGCTTATATCCGAACTATCTACTATCCAAAAAGAGCTAAAGGAAATCAGAACAAACTTATTCGTAGATATTATCACCGAAGGAGTTGATGATCCTGGTATCCTTAAATGTATCTTTTTGGCTGGTGGACCGGGTAGCGGTAAATCCTACACGGCAAAGGAAATCTTTGGTGTTGGTAGGGGAGAAATGGATTCGGTATCGGCAGGTGGATTGAAGATAATCAATTCAGACACCGCATTTGAACAAGCTCTCAAAAAAAGAGGAATCAATCCAAAAGATTTAGCAGACATCGAAAAGAATGACCCTAACTTCTGGGCTTTTATAGCTGGGGAGACTGGTGATTCTATTCGTAATAAGGCTAAAGAGGTTACTAAGAAACAACAAGAATTTTACGAAGCAGGACGTTTAGGAATGATAATTGACGGAACGGGAGATGAAGTTCTTAAAATCCGTAACAAAAAAGACAAAGCCGAAAAGCTTGGATATGATTGTTATATGGTATTCGTAAACACTTCGTTGGAAGTTGCATTAAAAAGAAATGCTGAAAGAAGCAGAAGCCTACCTGAATCGTTGGTAAAAGACGTTTGGAGAAAGTGCCAAGAGAATATGGGTAAGTTTCAGGGAATATTCCACAACAATTTTATCATAGTAGATAATACGGAATACCATCCAGTTTCTAAATCAGTACAAAAGCAAGTTGATTCTTTCCTTAGAAAACCAATTGAAAACCCAATAGGAAAAAAATGGATATTGGGTGCAAGAGCTCTAAAGAAAGTTAGAAGCAAATAATAGGTTACGTTACAAATTTACGTTAAAATTGTAACAACAAATGGCTAAATCAGTAGGTTCGGCAAACAAAGTATCTTTTGGTAAAAGAAAGAGTAATCCAAAAGGAAAAAAATCGTATGGTCCTAAAGCACAAGCACCTAAAAAGTATAGAGGACAGGGTAGATAAAATGGGTTTATGAAAAACGGAAAAGCTTACTTGAAAAAGTTTGTGTATAACGAAATTGATGAAGAAGAATTATACATAAAAGATAAAAGCAAAGTTAAGAAACAAAAACCAAAGAAGAAGGACTCAAAACCAATTAAAGGTAAAAAGAGTTATTCTGATGATTGGGATTAATATATAGAGTTATGAATAAATGGTTATGGAGAGCGCTCGGCTTACTTTTTGTAGGTTGTGCATACATAGGAGCTATTGTACCAGGCGTACCTATGACAACTTTTGTGGTACTAGCTGCATGGGCATTCGCTAAAAGTTCGCCAGCATTAAATCATTGGTTGCATACGCACCCAACATTCTCACCACATCTTATCAGATGGGAAACTAAAAGAATATATCCAACAAAGGTTAAGTATATTATGCTTCTTTGTTGTTTGGTGAGCTATACATTTCTATTATTTACATTACATAAAGTGGGAGCACTGATTGGGATAGCATTATTTATGTTATTTTGGTTAGTATGGGCTTGGAGATTTCCCGGTTCAGAAGAAGAATATGAGCGTAGAGTAAAAGCCGGTAAAAAAATTGGCTGGACAAAATAACATAATGTATAGTTATACGAATGGAAGATGTTACTATTATTGTTCAAGGTAGAATTTCACAAGAAGCCTATGATTTTTGGTTAGAAAATTATAAGCAATATAAAGTTATTATTTCTACATGGGTTGATAATCAAATTAATTTTTTGAACATTCACGATAACTTTAGAATAATTTTATCACAAATACCATTACTATCTGGTGACCAAAATTTGAATTATCAATTAATATCCACAATTAATGCCTTAGAGTGTGTTACAACAAAATATGTAATAAAAATAAGGGGTGATGAATATTGGTCAAATTTAGAAAATATTGTAAATACCATAAAGAAAAATGAAGATAAGATATATACATCATCCGTATTTTTTAGACATTGGTCATTTGCAGAATATCACGTATCGGACCATTTGATGGCGGGAACAAAAGAAAATATGTCATTAATGTTTAAAGAAACTAAACATAATTTTGATAATGGTAAGTTAAATGTTTCCAAATGGATAATAGATGGTAAATTTTGGAAGTGGGGTAATACGCATTCTCCTGAAGAGCGATTAACAAAATCTTATTTAAATGCAAAACACCCTAATAAATTTGAAAAAATTGATGGTAGAATTTTAATGAAAGAAAATTTTGATATTCTAAATATTGATGTATTAAAACCATATAAGATAAAAGCAAATTGTTTCAAAGTAGAATGGAGAGATAATTTTATACCAGAAAGAAATTATAGTATTTCCACAATTGACCAACTATTTAGTGATGAGCCTTATAAAATTCCAAATAAATGATATACATATCACATAGAGGAAATGTAAACGGAAGGGTAACAGATGCCGAAAATAAACCTGAATATATAGATGAAGCAATTACATTAGGATATGATGTTGAAATTGATGTTTGGTATGTTGATGGTAAATGGTCGTTAGGACACGATGAGCCACAATACGAAATAGATTTTGATTGGATGGATGATAGAAGTGATAGGTTGTGGATTCATTGTAAGAATAAACACGCAGTTGAATATTTTGCAGAAAATGATTATGAAGCCGCTAATATCAATTGGTTTTGGCATGAAGAAGATACAATGACATTGACATCATTTAATTATGTTTGGGTATATCCTGGTAAACAGCCAATTAAAAAAAGTATAGCAGTAATGCCCGAAATAAATAATGATGATGTTTCAAAGTGTAGTGGAATATGTTCAGATTACATTCAAAAATATAAAGAGCAATGAAAATAGCATTATGTTTTTCGGGTCATATGAGAGACCTAAATGAAACAAAAACTTTTTGGACTGAACTTATTGAAAAATATAAGATGGATGTATATGCTTCATTTTGGGATGAAGAAAATGAAGATAAAGGTGATACTATAAATAATTTTCTAAAAATATATACACCAAAAAAATGGGAAGTTGAAAGATATGATGTTTTTAAAGAAACAACATTAGATATTGCTTCTATGTATGTCGACCCACCATCCTTTTTCAATGATGGTTTAAAAAAAGCAGCAAAAGAATTTAGACAAATATCAATGTACTATAAAATATGGAGAGCTAATATGCTATCCAAACATATAGGAATTGAATATGATTTGGTAATAAGAGCAAGAACAGACATTGTATTGGATGATAATTTTGAAATTAGATATAATCAAATGCTGAATATCCCTATGGGTAGAATTAAAGCACAAATGTGGCCCGATTCGGCAAGTATTACTGATATATTTGCGTATGGTACACCAAAAATTATGGATTACTACGCATTTGTATTTTTAAAAGCAATGGAATATCAGCAGGCTGGACATTATATGATTCCTGCAGAACATTTACTACACGTTCACTTTAAAAAGATTCATATTCAAATAAGAAGCTTTCCAAATTATCTATTGATTACAAGAGTTTGGAAAGATTCACCACATGAATATTATAACAACTACGTTTCCCCAGCGGAAGAAACTATTGAATGTAGTGATGAAAAGGAACTAAATGTTAATCCAGCCGGCACATTTGTAAAAGATGTAAAAAAAGAGTTCAAAGTAGATTAGTTTTTCGTTTAGTTTAATATCATTATATTTAAATGAAAAATATTAGCACTATGAATATTGAAAATAAAGTAAAACAGGTGATTGATATGCTAGAAGATGCTATGTCCTTTGAAGATTGGCGTAGGGTAGAAGATGCCCACAAAGAACTGACATTCCTTTTTGAAGAAATTGAGTCATCTTTTCCTATGGATGGGTATGATGATGAGGAATTGGATTAAGCATAACTGGTTGATTTTCAATCACTTATAAAAAAGATTAAAAAAGATTTTGCTATATCAGGAAATCTTCGTATATTTGGGTATAATTAATCAACAAAACCCCTTTTATATGAGTTGGTATTCCGATTTTAAGACAGGTACAAAAGACCACTTAGTTAGTGGCAAATCCAAAAAAAGTAAATCATATAGTTCTTATGGTAAATCCTCTTGGTGGATGGACGATTGGGATGTGGATTACCACTCTCCAGTTTATAGTACATACACTACAAAAGAGATTGCTACTAAGAACCTATATAAGTTGGCAGCTCATCGTAGAGCAATCGCTAACTTCGTATCTATTGTAACAGGTCAATCTATTCCTGTTAAGTTTTCAACTAAAGGCGATTCCTATACTGATGGTAAGGTAGTAACTATTTCGGCTAACATAGCTGAACCGAAGGAGTTTGACCCGGCCGTAGGTTTGGCATTGCATGAAGGTTCACACATCAAACTTTCCAATTTCCAATTATTGAGAGATTTGGATTCGGCAATACATCGTATTGTTGGTAGTGAAGAATACAAACGATTGGATGAAGTTTCTAAAGCTAAAGGTATTCAATACTTTACAGGTATTGTGAAAGACTTACTTAACTATGTAGAAGATAGAAGGATTGATAACTTCATCTACAAATCAGCACCCGGTTATAGAGATTATTATCGTTCAATGTATGATAAGTTTTTCAATGACCCTGCTATTGATAAGGGTATGAAATCTGATGAGTTCACCGAAGAAACGTTTGAGGCTTATATGTTCCGATTGATTAACCTACATTCTAAATTCAGTAGGTTAGATGCCCTTAAACAATTACGTTCTATCGCTTCGGTAATTCAACTTAATCAAATCAGTAGGTTGAGAACAACTGAAGATGCACTTAAAGTTGCTATTGAAGTTTACTCAATAATTGTGGAAGCTATTGAACCACTTAATCAGCAACAACAACAAAACGGAATTGGACAAGGTAGTGGTAATGGGCAAGCAGGTGAGGGTGAGCAAGAAGCGGGTGAAGATGATATTGATGTTCAAATGAGTGATGATGATGGTGATGATAAAAGTGGTGATACCAATGGTGATTCGGATATGAGTGGTGATTCTAATGAACCTGCTGAAGATGGTAAAGGTATGACCGGTAAGATTAGTGTTAAAGTTGGTAAAGGTGGTAAACCTTCCGATAAACCTGCTGATGGTAGATTATCACAAAGACAGATGGACATCATTCGTAAGAAGATTGAGAAACAAAAAGAGTTCTTACGTGGTAACATTAAGAAATCTAAAATGTCTCAATCTGAATCCAAACAACTTCAATCAATTGAGGAAGCTGGCGCAGAGATGAAAGTAGTAGCACAGGATTATTATGGTACTTCTTCTTCGTTCAAAGGTATTGAATGTGTTGTGGTTAAGAAGATGACTCGTAGCTTAATGGAGCAAGATAACTTCCCACTTACAACCAAAAGATGGAGTAGTACCGAAGATACTATGTATGAGCAGCACGCTAAAGAAGTGTTAGAAGGTATTCGTATTGGTACTTTATTGGGTAAGAAAATGCAAGTTAGAGGTGAGAGTAGAGAAACGATTTTCAATCGCCAGCTTGTAGGTAAGATGGATAAACGAATGGTATCTTCTTTGGGGTATGGTAATGAGCATGTGTTCTTTACTAGAGAGATTGATATGTTCAAAAAAGCTAACCTACATATTTCAGTAGATGCCTCTGGTTCAATGAGTGGTTCTAAGTGGAATAAAACTATGACTAATATTGTGGCATTGGCTAAGGCAGTTGATATGATTCCTAACCTTAACATTCAAATTAGTTTCCGTACAACAACTGGTGAGTTACCTTATATTGTATTGGCTTATGATAGTAGAGTGGATAAGTTTATGAAGGTTAAGCAGTTGTTTGGTTATTTACATCCAAACGGAACTACGCCTGAAGGTTTGTGTTTCGAAGCAATTTCAAAACAAATGGTAGGTAGTAATGGCGAAGTTGATTCATACTTCTTAAACATATCAGATGGTGAACCTTACTTCCATGGCAAGGGTATGAGTTATAGTGGTAGTAATGCAGCTAAACACACTCGTAAGATGATGAAATCTATTGAGAGTATGGGTATCAAAGTATTGAGTTACTTTGTGGCAGATAATGGTTACGATATGGATGAAACCACAAATAGTTCAGCTCGTATATTCAAAGAGTGTTATGGACCTTCAGCTAGTTATATTAATGTAACTAATGTAAACGAAGTGGCCCGTACAATGAACAAATTGTTTATGAGTAAACCACAAAATTCATAACTAATTGATTATCAATGAGTTAGCAAAAATACAGCTAACTCATTGATTTTCAACCATTTGTAATCTCAAAAAATAATTAAAAAAACATTTGGTAGTTTCAGGTATTTTTCGTATCTTTACGAAGTAAGATTGATAAGAAATAACAATTATTATTTATATTTAAAACCCCTTAATTATGGCAAAGTCTAATGTAGACAAAGTGAGTAAAGTAATCTTCAAAGTAGTGAAGGTAGGCTCACATTTCAAACTAGCAAATACTGCTGGTAAAATTGTAGGTACTAACGGAATTAGTACTGGTACTCGTAAGAAAGCTTTCGAAGCTGGTAAAGCACTTCGTAAAGTAGTTGGTAGTGGTGGTAAGATTCAATACCGCTTAACCGATATGGCTGAATTTGATAACTTAGTTGCTCCATTGAAAAGCAACGCCGAAGTTAATGTTGAGAAATTGGATAATCATAAAGAGATTACCGATTTTATCCATAACGAATCGGTTAAACTTAAACCTGAAGGATTGGTTATTTCAGACCTTAAATGGAAATACCTTATTCGTTCAGCTGTGAGAGCTAAAAATATTATGATGACTGGACCTGCTGGTTGTGGTAAGACATTAGCAGCTAAAGCATTAACTAAAGGTTTAAAGAGACCTGATTTCTATTTCAACTTAGGTGCTACGCAAGATGCTAGAGCAACGTTGATTGGTAACACGCACTTTGATTCTAAGAAAGGTACTTTCTTCGCTGAATCCGCTTTCGTAAAAGCAATCACCACTCCAAACGCTGTTATCCTATTGGATGAGTTGAGTAGAGCACATCCTGATGCTTGGAATATTCTTATGACAGTGTTGGATTTGGGACAACGTTACCTTCGTTTGGATGAAGCTGTTGATTCACCAATTGTAAATGTGGCTGAAGGTGTTACCTTTATCGCTACGGCTAACATTGGTGGTGAATATACATCAACGCGTGTTCTTGACCGTGCTATCTTAGACCGTTTCACTACAATTGAAATGGATGTATTGAACGATACGCAGGAGTTTGACTTGTTAAAGTATATGTATCCAGCTGTTAATGATGATGATTTGAAAGCAGTAGCTGAAATCGCTCACCATACTAGAGAAATAGCTAAAGGTGGTGATGGTAAATTATCAACTGGTGTATCAACTCGTGCTAGTGTAGAAACTGCTGGACTTATCTATGATGGATTCAGTTTGTTCGAAGCAGCTGAGATTAGTATGTTCCCCTTCTTCAGTAATGATGGTGGTGTGGATAGTGAACGTACCTATGTTAAGCAGTTGGTACAAAAGTATGTAAAGGATGAGAAAGCTGATGAGGCTTTATTCACCGAACCAACCGAAGATGATAGTGAAAAAATTGTTTGGTAATTTAAGGGGTTAAATCCAAACATAAGGTGGGTGACTTCGGTCATCCACCATTTTTTGTAAACAAACATTTTTTTAATGGTCATTCATAGTATATGTTAAAGAAAGCAAACGAAAACGAAGTAATTGATTCCTTTGAGAAGAAGAAAAGGATTAGAGATGCGGCTAAATACTATGGCCTGTTTTTAGAATCATTAGGATTTGATTATGAGGCTGACCCACAAACGGTAGAAACTCCTTTGAGGGTAGCTAAAGCTTGGGTAGAGGATTTGGTTAAAGGGAGTATGACACATGCACCAAATATAACTGTATTTCCAAATGAGGAAGGTTATGATGGTATAGTAATTCAGACTGGTATTAAGGTGAACTCAATGTGCGCTCACCATAACTTACCTTTCTATGGATATGCAGCTGTAGCTTATCTGCCCGAAAAGAATGTAATAGGATTGAGTAAGTTGAATAGAGTTGTAGATTGGTTTAGTAGAAGGCCACAAATGCAGGAATCGCTTACACAACAAATACACAAATACCTTAGTGATAAATTGGAATGTGAGCATGTGGCGGTATCAATCAGCGGACATCACCTTTGTTGTGGTATGAGAGGTGTACAACATCCTGATTCCTTAATGACTACCAATAAATTTAGTGGTAGGTTTTTGGAAAAGGATAATTTGGTGAGAGAAGAATTTATGAACGCTATAAAAATGAATAAACTTAATTAATATGAGTAAGGATACAACAAAAGACTGGATGGATAAGTTAGTGAAGAACTATCGCATACCAGAGGAAGCACCAAAGGAAAATAAAGAACCTGCAAGGTTATTAAAAGAGTCCCAACTTCGTATCATTATGGAGAGGGATAAAAAAGATTTAGTAAACAAAAAAAATAAATAAAATGATAAATTTTTTAAAAAAGTACAAAGAACAAATCTTTAATGTGATTACCATATTTTTGATTTTAGAATTCGCAATTTATCCCGGTCTTACAACTGCTAATACATTTTCAAATATAATGGCAGGTATTGGATTATTGCTATTAATTATTTGGGGTGGTTTGGCACTTTATTCTTATGTAACATCTGATAAAGGTGGGATAGTTGATAAAGAGGAATTGAAGGAAGCTGAACAAATGGTTAAAGAAAACCCAAAGAAAAGAAATCCTAAACAATTTGATGGTGTTAAGAGTGATGAACCTTTTGTAAAGACTAGAAAAAAATCAGTAACTAAAAAAACAAAGTAATATGGAATCAATGAGTGAAAGATTTGCACGTTTGGAAAGAGAACGTGACGAAGAACTTAAACAATATAAATTAGAACAACAATTAAAAATTAAAAAGATGACAAAAATTATTGGTGGTAGTGTTATAGGATTATTCCTAATGGTATTCCTTTTCAAATCTTGTGAAAGAATTGATGCAGGACATGTGGGTGTTAAAGTAAACCTTTATGGTGATAACAAAGGTGTAAGTGATGTGACTGAAGTAACTGGTATGGTATTCTATAATCCAATTACGCATAGCATCTATGAGTTCCCAACGTTTATTCAACACAAAGAATATACAGGTGATAATTCATTCGTAGTAAATAGTAAAGATGGTAGTGAGTTCCATGTATCACCAATCATTAACTATTCAGTAAAGAGAGAGAAAGTTCCGGCAATCTTCGCTAAATATCGTAGAAGTTTGGACCAAATAGAAGAAGGTTTTTTAAAGACAGCTGTATTTGATGCCTTCCGTTTGGCAACTAACGTTTATACTGCTGATGAATTAATTAGTAATAGACAGAAGTTTGAAATAGAAGTTCGTAGAATATTAGAAGGACAGTTATTAGCAGAAGGATTTGTAGTTAATCAATTCACATCTAACTTAGTATATCCCGAAACATTCAAAACAGCTATTGAAGCTAAGAATAACGCAGTACAATCGGCATTGATGGCTGAGAATAAAGTTAAGCAAGCAGAAGCTGAAGCTAAGATTAAAGTAGCAACTGCAGAAGGTAATGCACAGGCACTAATTACTTCCGCTAAAGCTGAAGCTGAAGCAAATAGGATGAAACAGCAAACATTGACACCGTTACTTATTCAATTGGAATATGTACAAAAATGGGATGGTAAATTGCCGGTATATGGCGAAGTTCCACAATTGTTCAGAAACATCCAAAAATAAATTTTTAGAGAAAGTCTTGGTAATTCCAAGACTTTTTCGTATATTTGTATAGTTAATTAATTGTTCAACCTTAAAAGGCATAAAATGAAAACCTTTAAAGATTTAGATTTTAAACCACACCCAAATACAGGGCATCTTGGTGGGGTTCAGGCTCGTATCACATTTGATAATGGATATGGTGCATCAATTGTTCAAACCGAATTTAGTTATGGTGGTAAGGATGGTTTGTATGAGTTAGCAGTGTTCGGTAAGAATGGACATATTACATACGATACTCCAATTACAAATGATGTGTTGGGTTATCTGAAAGCAGAAGAAGTATCTAAAATTATGGAACAAATTCAATTGTTGAAATAATGCAACCAACAAAGTATCCCGAAGCAGCAGCATTTGTACCCGGTAGAAGAAAATATTGTAGACGAAAAGTAAAGGATATGCGATTTGAAATGGCTACACGTAAATCCGGCAGAGATGGTATAAGTGATTCTCAATTCCAACACATATTAGGTAAGTTGCAGGCAGCTGGTCACTTAAAGATTGAAGGGTTTACTAACTTCAATGTTACTAAAGAAGTTTTTGAACCTATGGCGAATGTGCCGGGTAGTGGTGGACATGTTGATAAATACACAATCAGTTTTAAGAGTAGTATGGGTGAGAATATGAAAGGTAATAGACCTCATTTAAAAGGATACTTAACTTCGGCATCTGATAATGATAAAGAGTATAAGTTAAAGGGATGGTTCAATGAAGATGGGACTATTCGATTGTTAATAACAAATTAATTATATGGGATATAATCCATTTAGATGGTGGACTAAAGGTAGACCAAACAAACCACTTAAAGCAGATACTCCATTGTTGTTAAAGATAAGGAATGGTGACTTTGATTATTCGTATATGTTCAATGAAGCTAAAGGGATGAGAGAAACTGCTACCAAAGCTTATGAACAAACATATAAGAACTATGGTGGAACTGACCAAAAGAATAGGGAACAGGCTGCATTGGAAGCCAGTAGAATGAAAAGAGTGAAAGCTATTAAGTTGGAGTTGGAAGCAGCTAGAGATGAGGAAATCATATTATGGAAGTTGAGGACGGAATTAAAGAAGGAATTTGGAAAGGATTTGTGGGATAAAGCTATGGAAAGACAAAGAGGAAAAGGTACATTAGAGGATTTGTATGAATGGTATAGGAAAAACAGCAAAGTGAAAAATCCGCAATCTATACAGGATATTCAGTTGAGGAAACCGAATACCAAAGGGTTGGAATATTTATTCTAACAAAAGATACCGTACTATGAACAACTTAATCAAATTACAGTCCTTAAATGTATGGGCTGACGAAACTGGAGTTTATCAATCAAATGATGATGGAACGCCAAATGTAGAAGATAAAAAATTATATAGTGATATAAATCCGGAGTGGTTTCAAAACTTATCTTCGGAAGATAAAGAGCAAATTTCAATTATTATTAAAAACAAAAACAACTAAAAAACAGTTATGGAAATCGTAAAGAGCAGATTCGGACATGAGAGAAGTATTGAAAGAATCAATCTAAACAAAGTTAGAGTGTTAGGAGAATCGCAGTTTGTTCGTAAATCTCAAAATAAGAATGGGGATATGACCCTATTTGATTTTGAAGGTGGACCGGCTTACACTTTAGGTGGTAAGTTAAACTTCGAAAAAATGTTGTGGAAGATTAGAGGCATTGAACCAAAGGATAGTGGGTACAAAGACCTTTATGAGGTTATACTATATATAGACCCAATTTATTAATTATGGAATTAGAACCATTACAACAAATTCAGATAGATAAGTTAAATGAACTTATAGCATCTCAATCATTACAACCAACGCCGGAGCAATTAGGAAGAAAAGTATTTAATGCCCAAACAGGTGAATTACAATTATATGTAGATAATGGTAATGGTGGTGTAAGATTGGCATCGGTGAATTTGTTCGAATAACGAATCCGAAGGATGAGTCGTTATGGAAAATTTCTTGATAGTTTATGCCAAGACCAAATAAATGTGTTGTTATCCAAGGAACGTATGAAAATAAAGAATCCGTAAAGAAAATAAGGAATTCTTTTTTACTATCCGGTGATTACCAAATCATTTGGTCAACTTGGAATTATATACCTAAAGATTGGTTTTATCCAAGTGAGATTGTAATTCAAAATAATCCACCATCTCACTCCGGACACGCCAACTACAATTACCAAAAGATTTCTACAATCAATGGTATGATGAAAGCAATGGAGTTGGGATATAAAAGGGCTATAAAGTGGAGAAGTGATATGATACCAACCAATCCATTTAAATTATATGAATTGTTTGGTGATGGGTTAAACATATATTTTTGGGTTAATTCTGAAATGGGATATGTGGCTGATTTTGTATTTGAGGGTGAATGTGAAGATATTATAAAAATATTTTCGCCGGAAGACGGACATAAAGAGAAATTAATTTTTCCGGAACATTCTATAACCCGTCAAATTTATAGGAATGAATTAAATTTTAAAACACAAACGTTTGGGCAGAATTTAACAAATGAAAATGATATATTTTGGATAAAACGAAATTATCATTTATCAGAGAATAAAAACCACCCATCTTTGTATTTTACTAGGATACCATTAAATTGGAAAGCGTATCCATTAATTTAAACTTTCCAATATTTAAGGGTATGAAACTTATACTCTTAAAATTAGAAGCAACATTCATAGCATTCGGCCTTGCTATGTATGAGTATTGGAAAAATCAAAGGCCGTATTAAAAACTAAAAATTATGGCATACGGAGAAAAGGTCATTGACCATTATCAAAACCCCCGTAATGTTGGTACGTTGGATAAGAGTAAACCAACGGTGGGGACTGGGTTAGTTGGGGCGCCCGAATGTGGTGATGTAATGAGGCTCCAAATCCAAATCGAAGATGGTATCATAACGGATGCCAAATTCAAAACTTTCGGATGTGGCTCGGCAATCGCAGCCAGTTCCTTAGCAACTGAATGGTTAAAGGGAAAGAGTGTAGATGAGGCGGCTAAGTTGGATAATATGGATTTAGTTGAGGAATTATCTCTACCACCTGTAAAGATACATTGTTCGGTATTGGCGCAGGATGCAGTTCAAGCCGCTATCAATGATTACCGAACAAAAAACGGATTAGAACCAATTAAATTTGATTAATATGAAAAAGTTATTGAACTGGTTAAGGAGTATATTCGGCCAAAAAGTAGGTGCTGAGTTACACATTTATTCTATTAAGTGGGAGAAACCTTTGGATGGAACGCAGATTAGGGCGGTTATTAATACGATGATAAATTATTTCCCACCTAATTGTAAACCGAGTAGTATAACCACAACATCATCATCTACATCTTTTAATTTTTATTCAACCTGCCTAAGTGGACAGCAATTAAAAGATATTGGTGAAAAGGCTGTAAGTGGGGCTAAGGTTCAATCGGTTTGGTTAGATGGAACTCAAATTTTACCATAATGGAAGATAAGATAGAAATAAACGATGGACACTATTTGGAGTTATTAGATAGATTACACGTTATAATGTGTAACTTAAATGACCATTGTTTGGAACACCCATTGGCTCAATCTGATGAAGAAATAAAATTCAAAATAGAATACGCATTAGGACAAGTCTGGGATGCGTATCAAATGGTTGGAAGTAAAACAAAATAATATGAAAAAATTATTTAGAAGTACAACAGATAGTAGAATAGGTGGAGTGTGTGGTGGTATCGCCGAATATACAAATAGTGACCCAACAATTTGGAGATTACTTTTTTTGGCATTAATATGTGCTCCATTCCCTATGATTTTTATGTACTGTTTGGCGTGGATTATTATACCTAAAAAATAAAATTATGAAAGAGTTTATTGCAAAGTATCAGAAAGCAATTGTAGGAACGGGAGCCGTATCGGTACTCCTTATATGTTTCTTACAACAAAAGGAATTAAGTAAGTTAAGAGCTGAAGTTAAAGTACAAACAGCAGCTGCTGACTCACTTCATAATGAAAACTTCCCTTGCCAAATTGAGTTAGGTAGATACCAAATTGCGTATCAAATCCTATTGGAAAGAAATCCAAAAGCGGCCAAAGAGTATGGTGATATAATATCTGAAGAAACTGAATAATTATGGTAACACTACAACCTAAAGCATTAGAACACATAATCCAATTAATGAAGGAAGGTGGTTTAACGTCTGATACTCATAACTTACGAGTTGGTATCAAAGGTGGTGGATGTAGTGGGTTATCTTATACAATGGATTTCGATGATAAGATAGAACCTACTGATGAAGTGGTAGAGGCTGATGGATTGAAAGTAGTAATTGATAGAAAGAGTTTACTATATCTTTATGGTACTCAATTGACATATTCAGATGGATTAAATGGTAAAGGATTTCAATGGGAGAATCCAAACGCATCTCGAACTTGTGGATGTGGTGAATCGTTTTCACTATGATGAAGTTCTTTCTCAAATTAGCAACTATACTTTTGTTATTGGGAGTTATAATTTTTGTAATACCATTGGCTATATTTATTAATATAGTAATGCTATTGGATTCATATATTACCCAAATATATCGTTATTATAAAAGAAAAAGATAATTATTAGTAAAAATTTTAATATGTCATTAACTAAGAAACAAAAGAAAGTAAGAAGGCGTAATCAGTTAGCAAAAAAGACCCGTAAAATGTTGTTTAAAAAGGGGTTATTTGGAAAAAAATGCTAATCTAATATAAGAATACTCAAAGACTTGCATGCCATGCGGGAGACACCCTTAAAATTGCTCTAAAAGCGTTTTAAGACCCACTTTAACCCATTGAAAATCAACTGATTATAACTCGTTGAAAATCAATGGGTTATTTATTTGATTTATTCCAAAAAAATTCGTATATTTGTATATTATAAAAAGTTATGAGACGTAAAATTATATTCATAGATGTAGATGGCCCATTGGCTTGGGCAACTTGGAATGATGGCAAGGTTACTATCAAAGGTGGACCGGAAGACTTTACAATACCATACCCTTGGGTTAAAGAAGATTGTGAAGCACTACAAAAAATATGCGATGAAACAAACGCTGAGTTAGTACTTAGTTCAGATTGGAAAAAACATTTCACATTCAATCAGATGAAACACATTTTCTGGCACTATGGAATTACCGCACATTTGGTTGATATAACCACACATCAGGACTTATGGCACAAAATGAGTAGACCATCCATAGACCACGAAAGAGCATTAGAAGTTGCTAAGTGGGCTAAAGATAATAAGATAACAAATTGGATTGCTATTGATGACCTTCGTTTAGGTGAGCAATTCAAATGGTTATCACCCAAAGTTCCAATGTGGAGGCATGTGGCAGTTGATGGTGATTGGGGGCAAGGTGGTAGATTGCGAGATAAGGTAGAAGAATGTATAACAAAACTAAACCGATAAAAATGAGTAAAAGAGAACAAATATTAGAAAAGGAAAGACAACTTATTAAACTGTTGGAAAGTGATATTATGGTTGATGATGATACACCAGAAGAACTATTAGAAGCAATTAGAGAAGCTTATGATAATGATGAAATTGTAAGTGAGAGAGGCACCAGTCTTGGTGATGTAACAACTGGACAACCATATCGTTTGAGTGATGTAGATGATTTTCCATTTGGTACATATATTCAAAACCAAACGGGAAAGATTATCACAAAGCACTTCCGAATCAGCGATGATTATCAGATTAAGCAAGCACCATTCTTTACGGCAGTTAAAGAAATGGGGTTCACTAGAATTTATGTTAGAGAATTCTATGGACATAATAACTATGGTGCTAGTGAAGTATGGGAAAAGAGAAATGGTGGGGTAACTACTCTAATCAATATCTCAAATGTAATTCGTAAATGGAATGGTAAGGTTAAGAAATCATTCAAAGATAGTATTGGAGTAGATGTTCAGGTATATTCGAATGATGAATCGGAAATATATACCAAATTAGTTGAAAGAATTATCGGATTGGGTAAGAAACGAAAGCATGAAAGTAATAACATTGCTTTAGTTATTCAAACCCCAAGAGGATATGATACAACTTCGTTTGAATTACCTGACCAAAAGTTAGATATTGAATTGGGATATGGAAAAGGATTCAAACCAATTCACGAAAAGATTATCAACACACTTAACCAAAAGAATGGTAAAGGATTGGTACTCTTACACGGTACGCCGGGTACGGGAAAGACTCACTACCTAAAGTATATAGCAAGTAAGATTAAGGATAAGAGAGTTTTATTCATCCCACCTTATTTAGCAGACTTCATTACATCACCTGAGATGACACCATTCCTAATTCAGAATAGTAATTCAATCCTATTCATTGAAGATGCGGAGAGAGTAATTACGGATAGAAACAATGGTGGGGCAAATGGGGTATCTAATATCCTTAATATTACCGATGGTATCCTAAGTGATATTCTAAAGATTCAGATTGTTGCAACATTCAATATGGATAAAGCTAAGATTGATTCGGCATTACTTCGTAAAGGTAGATTGATTGCAGAACATAAGTTCGATGCATTACCTATTGATGATGCTAACAATCTATTGAAACACTTAGGTAAAGATTATGTGACAACCAAACCAATGACACTAACTGAAATATATAACATAGGAGAGGAAGAATACAAATCAGAAGATAAGTATTCACCAATCGGATTCAATAATAGATATTAATATGAAAGGTTATTACGCTATATATAATCATCGTTCAAACCAATGGCTTTCTCAAGGTGGTACTTGGATGGAAGATACCGATACCTACAAAGACGTAAATAATGTAAGAAAATTTTCAACACTATCTGATGCGGAATTCTATTTGGTAGGTGGTAGTGTGTATAAGAATGATTATAAAGATTTTTTCACAATTCGTAAAATATATTTTTAATGTTTGATAAATCAAAACTAATAATATTGGTTACTGGTACAAATATAGAACCTTACGATAAAAATTGGAAGGAATCTGAAAGAACTTGGATACCCGAATTAAGAAAATTAGGATATAACATAAAGATTTCGATTGGTGTCCCTAGTTTATCAAATTATTATCTTTTAGATAACGATAAAATTTATTTTAAAACATATGATACTAAGGATGGTTTGGTTGATAAAAGTATTAAGCTGCCAATAAAATGGATACTTGCAGAAACAAAATATCAATACTATATGAGAATTGATTCAGATTCTTTTGTAGCCCCATTAAGATTTGAAAAAATGTTAAATGAAAATTTTATCAAATATGGTGATGTTGATTATATGGGATGTTCTATTCCGGTAGATATGTGGTGGGATAAACCACCTATGAGATTCCATATAATGAAAAAAGGAATTTATGCAAGTGGAGCTGCATATTTTCTTTCTAAAAAAGCTATGATATTGGCAGATAGGGATATGAGAATAGATGATGATAAGGAATTACAATGGGATGATTTGGTTTTGGGGAGAGCTATGTGGGAAAACAATATACCACTTTTGCATGATGGTAGAATTTTACTACACTCAAAATATTATATGGGATTTCAATACCCTAACAACGAAGTACCCGATATATCAATACCAAATTCATATTTAGCAATTCAACACTATATGAACGGGCATATGGATGAGGCAAAAAATAAATTAGGATTTTAAAACAAAAAATATGAACACAATTAAACAATATGGATTAGCAATACTTTGCGTTATATTTGGAACTATTGCTTTCCTAAACTATGCCCGATTCAAAGGTAGAGAATTGGAGATAGAACAATTAAGTAGAGATAATGAAAATCTAAGACAACATATAATTACCTTAGATGAAAAAATAACCTTATTGGATAGTTATCCATACGAACATTCAGAAATAAAAAAAGAAAACAATGACAGAGTTACTGATTTTCCTAAACATAATGATTTTGGAAATTGTACTAAGTATAGACAATGCGGCTGTACTTGCGGCGATGGTAAAGGAGTTACCAAAAGACCAGCAAAAAAAGGCGCTGACTTACGGGATAGCGGGAGCATACCTTTTTAGAGGATTAGCTTTACTATTCGCATCCGTTCTTATCAAATTGGTATGGTTGAAAGTAGCAGGTGGATTGTATCTTATGTACTTAGCATATAAAGCCCTATCTTCAAAAGTTGAGCAGGGTGGTGAGAGTAAGATGACAATTAAGATACCATTTCTATCAGCACTTTGGTCTACTATCGTAGCAATTGAGATGATGGATTTAGTATTCAGTATTGATAATGTATTTGCCGCTGTAGCATTCACACCTAACTTATGGTTGATATGTGGTGGGGTATTCATTGGTATCCTTGCTATGAGATTTGCAACAACAAAGTTTGTGAAAGTGTTAGAGAAAAATCCTATATTGGAGAGAGTAGCATATTGGGTAATTGGAGCATTGGGATTGAAGTTAGTATCATCATATTGGTTGCATGATTTGAATACTGAAAGCATAGATGCAGTATTCTCAATCTTAACTTTATTAGCGTTTATTATACCTTTAATTTTGAAGAAAAAATAATATGGCTTTTGATATATCTAAAATGGTAATTATGGTAACCGGCACAACAATTGAGCCGTGGGACCAAAATTGGAAAGAATGTAGAAGGACTTGGGTAACTTCTTTGAGAAATATGGGATACCATGTTTACATAGCAATTGGTAACCCTGATTTGGAACATTACTATAAAATAGAAGAAGATATAATTTGGTTTAAAGCAGATGATACAAAGTTGGGCTTATATGATAAATCAATTAGGTTACCAATAAAATGGATATTAGAAGAAACAGGATATGAATACTATTTCAGAATTGATTCAGATTCATTCGTTGCTCCTAAGAGATTTCATAATATGCTTATTCAAAATTTTAATGAAATATCAAATATTGATTATATGGGTTGTTGTCATCCGAATGATGGTTGGAATCCATTTCATATTAATAGATACTATGTGTTAAAAAGCGGATATATAGCTAGTGGGTGTGGATATTTGGTTAGTAAAAAAGCAATGGAAATTGCACAAAGAGATATGAGAATAGTTGAAGACCCTTTGGATTGTACAATTGATGATTGGGTTTTGGGTAGAGCGATGTATGAAAACGGAATTTATCTATTGCATGATTCAAGAATATTATTTGAATCAAAGTATAAATCATTGGCATTAGACCCATATAACATAGGATTACCAGATATAGCTGAGCCGGAATCGCATTTGGCAATACAACATTATATGAATGGTCATATGGATGAAGCATTTGAAAAATTAGGATATAAAATATAAGTTATGCACAACCCCTTTTGTTACATCGGTTGCCACAACTGGGAATACCGAAAAGAAAAACATCCAGTTACAAATCACCCAATGGGTCTACCAACTATTAGAGTAGTAGTAAGAGAATGTAAATGGTGTGGGCATAGAGAGCATCATTCCCTTCCTAGAGTTGGAAAGAAATTTACTCTATGGAAATCATTTGATGATATAAAGAGGGATGAATGTATAGATATTAAAAGAGTTAGAGATGAAATTTAGAACGAGAAAATTAATAAAGCCCGGTGACCTAAATGCTAGAGGCACACTATTTGGCGGACAGGTATTGAAGTGGATAGATGAAGAAGCATCCATATTTACAATATGCCAATTAGGTGAGCGAAGTATTGTTACAAAGGCAATGAGTGAAATCAACTTTGTGGCATCTGCAAAAACTGGTGACATTATTGAGATAGGATGCGAGTTAGTACAATTTGGTACAACATCAGTTACAATTTCATGCGAAGTTCGAAATAAAGATACTAAGCAAACTATCATTAAAATTGATAAGATTGTATTTGTTGCGGTAGATGAAAACGGAAGACCAAAACCACATGGTATAATAAAATGAGTAAATGGATTTGCCAATACTGCGGACAAGATACATCTGATGTAGATTATGATTACTTAGTTGGTAATAATCATTTAGCATGTATATTACTGGCTAATGATGATAAAGGTGTGAAGATAGAAAATTGGAATAAGTTAGATAATAAAGTATTTGAGATAGCTGGAGTTCCTATGAGAGTATCCGGAACTCAAATATTAGAATCACGTTATACCATTGATGTATATGAAATGGTGGATGGTGACCAGTTTGTGAGAGTAGATTTGTGGGCTGATAATATGGAACTGAGCGTTAAGATATTTCCGCCTAAACAATTTACAACAATACCAATTCATTTGGAAAGGTATGTAGTAAAGGAACACCTAAAAGACCCAACCATTTTTTTAAGTACTGTTGAGAGTTTAGTAATAACTGATACAGAGGTGAAGAATTTTCTAACATTTCTTAGGGATAGGCTTAATTCCAAAAATGGTAAAACCGGTATTGTAAGTCATGTCATTAATAATGGTAGTACAATGACATTTGGTTCAGCAAGTCTTTGGTAATCTCAGGAATTTTTCGTATATTTGTAAAATGAATTTTATAGTTGAATTTTGTAAGGGTGCGTTATATGGATTGGTGGCCCAAATTATTACTTTTGTACAATTACAAGGTAATATTAAATGGGGATTATTATCCAAATATCCAATATTGACGCTTTTAACATCAATACCAATGGCTTACCTATTTATGAAATCGGTAGAGCATTTTGTTGTTGCTTATAATGGTGAAATATGGCCTAGTAGATTAATAGGATTTGCAATAGGTATAATTGTATTTGCTATAATGAGTATCTTAATGTTTAAAGAACCAATAACTATGAAAACGTTTGTGTGTTTGATGTTGGCATGTTGCATATTGGGAGTTCAAATTTTTTGGAAATGATAATTAATATCTTACCGGATGAGTTAGAGCCGGAATTTGTAAATAGTTGGAAGATGGGACTCTTAAGAGAACCCTCTATTGATTATGCTACAAATGCCATACATTGTTTGTTTGAAGGTAATGATGTAATCGTTTTTAGATTTGATAAATATGGTTGGATAAATGATAATAGATACAACACATATTTTGTATCAGCTGGAAATGCTGGTATAACAATACGAATAGAAAAAACTTTATAAAAACCCAACTTTTTTAATTAAAATTAATATATATGAGTGGATATACAATTTTCGGAATCATTTTAGTGGTAGTATCACTTTGGATGGCCTATGAAATTTGGAGAGCACCTTTAATGCAAGAGACAGAAGATGGTGGACTTCGAACAATAAGACCAACAAAGAAGTTAAGTGACTTATTTAAAAAGAAAAAGTAATATGAAAGTACAAATTACAGATTCTTTTACTAAATCACTTAAAAGACTAATATGGCATCAGCATTGGTTATACCGAACCTATGCCACCTTCCGATATGATATTCCACTCTTTGTAAAGAATGTGTGGAGATTCAGAAGGGAGTTATGGGACCATCAATGGTGGGATTATCGTTACACTTTGAATATGATGGAACGTTCTCTTATCATAATGGAAAAGGGAATGGGTACGAAGGGAATGGAAGTGAGCGAGACTAGAGAACCAAAAGTGAAATCTATGAGAAGGGCTTTGGAGTTACTTCGTAATAATAGAGAAGATAACTTTGTAGAAAGAGCTGAAGCTGAATTAGGTCCTATTACTAGATGGGATTGGGAATTGGATGAGGAAGGTGTAATGATTGATAGAGATACACCGGAACAAAAAGAACATAATCGTAACGTATTCAAAAGAGCACGTGAGATTGAAGATAGTGAGTGGAAAGAATTGTGGGAAATTTTTAAAGGCACTAAGAACTCAAAGAAGTACGGTAAAAATTATGATGGTACTGATATGAGAGCTTGGTGGGATTAAGCAAGGAAAAAACAAAAACAATAATATATGGTAACTTTGGGCTTAGTTACATTTATTGTTCTTTCTTGCGGTTTGTTAGCGTGGAGATGGGTAAGGGGTATTGACTACATGAAAGAAAATCATCCTGATTACAAAGGAGAAGATTTTCTGAATTGGGACAATGATGCTGATGTAACCAAAATTGCTGGTAGGGATGGATGGGATGATAATCTCGTTCACACCGAAGGTGATTTCTAAGAGTAGACAGTATGATGGAAACAATCGGATTTATTGGTAGCATACTTTTAGCAGTATGTGGTATTCCAGAAGTGGTTCGCACTATTAAAGATAACAAATGTCATTTAGGATGGAACTTTTTGTTACTTTGGTTTGGTGGCGAACTTTTCATGCTTACATATATTATACCAATGAAAGACCTTCCATTATTATTAAACTATGTATTCAATACGGCATTAGTAGGAATAATGCTATTTTATAAAATCAAAAACACAAAATATGTTACCATTAAAAGAAGCAATCGCTGAGAAGCATTCGTTAGCAGAAAAAATGACATTCAATCAAAGAATGTTAAACGGAGAATTGAGTAAAGAAGAATATATCGCATATCTTTGCCAACAATTAGGAATATTCGATGCGATAGAAAGAGGTAGAACACTACCACACCCATCCCTTAACAGAGTTGATAATATCTTAAAAGATATTCAAGAACTGATGGAAATTGGCGATGATGCTGGGTTGGAAATTGACCTTTTAGATTCAACTGAAAAATATTTTTTATATATTAAATCATTATCGGATGAAGAAATACTTCCGCACATTTATCTTAACTACTTAGCCCTAATGTTTGGTGGGCAGATGATGAAATCAAAAGTTCCTGGTAATGGTAAGATGTATGAGTTCGATGGTGATATGAGGGAAGTTGCTGGAAGTATTAGAGCAATTCAAAAAGATGAATGGGCAGACGAAGCAAACAAAGCATTAGATTACAATATAGCTATTTTTGATGAACTACAACGAATATCTGAATCAGCTGGCGAATAAGTTTCAACAAATGGTGTTAGCTGCACCTAAAGTTGGGACTGTATTTACCGAAGACTTTGGATGGGTTAATCATCGTTACGAATCTTCCACATTTCGTTTGGCCCATATCGAAAGGTATTGGGATAAGAATATAGAAGTACTTCACTTTACTACCTTTCCACACAAATGGAGTCCAGAACCTATATTTGGGTTTGATGTAATTTGTACTGAAAACAAAGTAACAGGATGTTATATGGATTTGAGTCCGGGTCTGAAGGATTACCCATTTGATAATGGTATTGATTTTAAGGATAGGAAACCATTACCTGAATGGGCTACTGTATTTTCTGATAAGTTTATAATGTTGAAGCCGGAAAGTAATGAAGAATTTATTCGTTTTTGTGATTGGGTGTTGGACAGATATGATTGGTATCTTAATTCTATCTTATGGATGGAAAAGAAAGTAGAAGATATTAATAGTGTAATAGAGAAGCAGAATATTTATTGTCAAATACAGGCAACAAACCCTCGAACATTTTCAGCATTAAAAGCTAAGATTGGTGAGGAAAAAGCTCGTTATTTTATGGAAAACATACTATTCCCAAAAATATGACACCAAAAAAAATATACATAGATTTTGGAACTCCCATAGAAGAATGGGCTGATAATAACAAAGGAGTAATTATGGATTCCATATATTCCAATGTATTTGATTTTGTAGAATCCGAAGAAGATGATAGAGTAGTACTTCAGGTATCACCAAAGATACCACAAAGAAGAAGACCGGCGGCACTTAAAGAACCACCTATTAATGTGGATTTTATCATATCGAAGGACGATATTGATTTAACACTACGAAAGATGATGGAATATTATATTGAGGTGGAAGAATATGAAAGGTGTGCTGAAATCCAAAAGCTACAAAACGGAGAAAAAAAACCCAAAAAGAAAAGTAAAAAAGAGGCTTACTGGTAAAAACTATATTTATACAAAAAATAAATAATGTTCGTACCAAATCATTTGCATCTATTGGTAAAGGGATACTTAAAATCCCCACCACAAACAGAAAAAGTGTTAAACATATGGTTTACACAATTGGTTGACAACGTAGGAATGAAAGTTGTTGCAGGTCCTACATCGGTTTATGTTAATGAACCGGGCAACGAAGGGATAACGGGAACGGTAACATTAGCAACATCGCATGCATCTATTCACGTTTGGGATAACGAAAATCCGGCTATGTTTCAATTTGATATTTATAGTTGTTCGGATTTTAAACCAAAAGATGTACTAAACCATATAGATGATTGGTTTGGATTAACTGAAGCACATTGGCAGTTTATAGATAGAAACGGTAAAGATTTTAAAGTGATTGATTCGGGTCATTTTAAAAAGAGTGTTGTAAGAAAAATTACCGATGTATTTAAAACGAAAAAAGTAGTTGATGAACTTGGATGATATTAAATATGGTAATACAACTAAAGAACAGGAGCAGAAGGTAAGAGAAGACCGTTCCGGTATCATCAAAGACTGCGAAGAAACTGGTATCATCAAAGATGTATTAGAAAATCATCCATTTCCCAAAAATTCATCCGAAGAAACTAAAAACGAGTTAGATTATTTGTTAAGAATTACAAAAGAAGCATCCGAAGAAGATTTAAAATTTTGTAAGTTAATAGAAACCAATCACTATGATTTCTTTGTTATAGTTGGAAAAAAGCTGGGATTAGATGTTAGCAAGGAAGAAATACTAAAATGGGTTGGTGATGTGGACCCGATTCTATTTTACCTTAAAGATAAGTTCAATAGACCAAGGCCATATCAATTGGCAAAGGAACTAAACTTACCACTTTATCCAATAACCGCATCTGATGCAAATTCAGCAGCATATCCATCTGGTCATACTTTAGATTTTTTAGTAATATTATATCATTTTGGAAAAATGAAGCCGGAAATTGCGGATGAAGTAGATGACTTTTATCATCAAATAAAAAGAGTAAGAGAATTGAGTGGATTACATTATCCATCTGATAGAAAAGTATCTGAATATTTATTTAAGCAGTTAGTTAAGAATAAATTAATAAAATAAGTTACAAACCTTAACGAAAGAAACCATATATGGACGACGGTGACAGTGAAAAAAACAATCAAAAAATTAGAAAACAAAGAGAGCAGATTGATGCTCTATCGCGATACATCATTGATGCTGGCAATGTTTTTTCTACCTTTGGGGTACGATGCACTGTTCAAGCTATTGATGGATATAACAGGCTCATATTGGGGAGCAGACGTGGTCTTTTACTCAATTTCAGGCTGCTTTTGGTTGGCATATATATTGTTTACCAAACGTTTAAATAAATTTGGAAAATCCGAATAAATTTAGTATCTTTGTATAGATGGAAATCAACGAAAACATATTAAAACTTAAACTTAAAGAATCCGAATTAAAGGAAGAATTAGCAAGTGCTGAAGCTCACATACCTGTAAATAATATGGGTAAATGGGCTCGTCAAACTAAAATTGACCGTATTTCGGAAAGACTAAAGAAGGTGCAAGAAAAAATCCATTTTCACGATTCTATATATTTATCTAATGAAATATACAATGAATGGAAAAAGGATGTAAAGTAGTACGTTTGGATGAAGCTTCTTTAGGTAGAGTTCTCCAACACATTCAGGGCAAAAAGAGTGTGAAAAATTGGGGTATGCTTACCGCATATAGATATTCTAATACTCCAAACCAAAATAAAAAACTTAATAAAGAATTAGAAGCTGAATTAAGGCAGATGGGGCATGGATTCTTTAAAGTAGAAGGTCATTGGGTTGAGTGCCAGGATGGTAACCTATCATACGAAGATTGTCCGAAGAACTTACTAAAAGATGCTATCGAAGAATCACTTTTCGTTCCAAATATTTCAGCAAAAGATATTCACAACTTAGGTAAAAAATACGGACAGGATGCGGTTATCTTTGGTGGTGAACAAACTAAAGGAAACGCAACTCTTATATTCAAAGATGGTAAGGTAGAAAATATTGGTAAGTTTTCTCCTGATAAAATACAACAAGCTTATTCAAAACTAAAAGGCGGAAAAACTTTTGTATTTAAGCCAGAAGAACCTAAAGTTTCTGATGATGAAACAAAGTTAATGCATTTATTACCAAAAGATATTTTAGACAAAACTATTAAAAATCCAGCAACAGGAAATATGATTAAAGTTAAATCAGCTTTAGCATACGATGAGAAACACCCTGTATTTAAGGCAGCTCAAACATTTGTTGCACAATCTAAAAAATAAATTTGGCGGATTCGTATCTTTTTAGTATATTTGTATATACTTATTAATTCTATGTGTATAACTCATTGATTCTGAGGCATTTATGAAAGTTATCCACATTTAGAAAAAAAGATTTGGTAGTTTGAAAAATTATTTGTATCTTTACAAAGTTCTTTTAAATAATATAATATTGTGGGGTAGAGCAGAGGTAGCTCGCAAGGCTCATAACCTTGAGGCCGTTGGTTCGAATCCTTCCCCCGCAACAAAAAAGATTTGGTAGTTTGAAAAAATTATCGTATCTTTACAAAGTTAAGGTTGAAGCCATCAACTAATAAAACCGATTGAGTGACTCGTTAAACATTAGTTTCGTTAGAGTGAAAAGAAACTACAAAGCCGGATACTTTAACTAACTAATTAAAAAAAGATTTGGTAGTTTGAAAAAATTATCGTATCTTTACTAAGATTCAAAAATAAAGTAGTTGATTGGTTCGCCAGAAAACAAAATTGAGAATCTTTAAAAAAAGTTTTGGAAAATTGAAAAAGATTTCGTATCTTTACTCTGTTCTTAAAACAAAAGTTCTTTAACATATTGAAGATACTACACATAGTAACCTTGTGTTACATAGTGTACGATGGCCGCCTATGGTCATTAAATAAACTACGAAAGTAGGATAAAGTGAATCATTTGGTTAAATGATTTGCGGTTTGTAATCCGTTTAGGGTTATGAGCTTGAGTAGGCAAGTGAGATATTACTTGGGCTTTGTATGTGAGGGTAACACTGTAGCAGAAGAGTTTGGGTAACTGGGGGTATGTAGAACCTTCGGTTGAGTTCGGAAGAACAATAAGAATAACTCATAGAATTATTGTAAGACATAGAAAGCTAATCCCTTTTTACTATTGCGTGATTCAATACCAAAGTGGTCTTGATAATCAAGCTATCCGAAAGGACGTAAGATAAGACTGTGTACGCGTGGTGGCGTTACTATCCTTTAATGTGGGACACCAATCCCTATTAATGAAGATGACTTGAAGTATGGCGTTGAGATAACGCATTGGGTAGTTTAGTATTCTCTCGTTCAAAAGATGGGGGAGCTGGTGATGGACCGCTACCTGAATCAATCTACAAACCAAAACTTTATATTTTCAATTTAGGTTTGAAAAACTATAATTAAACATAAAGCATAAGTGTCCATCAGTTGTGACCGAAAGGTGCATACATAGTTGGGAGTTGTTCCCAGCCATAAACGCCCGCAAGGTGGTTATGATTTTTACGAAAAGCTTATAGACCCGCAAGGTTGAATCAGTTCGGCAGGATTGAATAAGGGGAGTAGTAAGAGAGTAAGTTACAACTTTAAGAGTGGTTATACTTTACTAACCTGCATTGACTGGTACATCTCAAAAGGGTGTGGAAACGAAAGGAATCAAAATAATCTTTCTAAAGCTAGTTATCCCAACGTGTATTCTCAACGTTTTTACTTTCTCAATGGTTGTATATTGGTTCGATTCCAATAGAGAGAGCAAATTCATCCTGTAAGATGAATTATCGTGGTCTTTCTTTTACATAATGTTCACCTATTGAGAATAAAGAGTTATGTAGACCTAAAAGAACAAAACTAATGTAGACAGTATAGGCTGGTTTTTGTAAGTTTGACTGTTAATCCCTTATCAAATAGGGCTAAACGAAAATGGTTGACACGATAGATACCTGTGGTTAGGCAAGCGCTCGGAAAGTTCCCACCTTACAAAAAAACTTTCCATTTATGCGGTGTAAGTGTTACGGTAGCACATTTCACATTCCAGTGAAAAGGAGAGGTTCAATTCCTTTCACCGCTCTACTAACAACTGAAAAGTTGTTCGTTTCATATCTTAATTTTTATTACAACTTAGATGGGGGTGCTTCGGCATCCCCTATTTAAGCCTGATGAAACTAACAACAATTCGGAAAAAATTATTTATATATACTTATTAATATAACAAAGTGATGAAAACTTTAACACTACATACAAATTGTTCGCAACCTACATTGAGAAATGAGTGGGCAGGCATTCGTATGTTTAGTACGATTAGTAATCCGGCAAACTTAGGCAAGGTGGATTATATTTGTACACAGTTAGAGGAAGCATCAGGTTGGTAATAGATTATACTTAAAACAACATAGAAAGACCTCTAACTGAATCAAATCGGTTAGAGGTTTTTTCGTTTTAAGCTCCTTTGGCGCAGCGGTAGCGCAGCAGACTGTTAATCTGTTGGTCCTTGGTTCGAATCCAAGAGGGAGCGCAGTATATGTTCTTTGACATATTGGGATAAGTTGGAAGTTTAGCTCAGCTGGTTTAGAGCATCACGTTTACACCGTGAGGGTCATAGGTTCGAATCCTGTAACTTCCACAACATGTTCCATACACATTCCTACAATCTCTCAGTTGAAAGCTGTTGTAGGATTGAGTGAGTAGCACGATAGGGCTATCAAATGTGAGTTATATGGAACGCCATTGGGGTATCGCATAGTGGCAATTGCGGCTGACTGTAAATCAGCTCTCATTTGAGTTCGGCGGTTCGAGTCCGTCTACCCCAACACCGGTGATGAAGCTAACTAGGTAGAAGCGAAAGACTGAAAATCTTTAGGAAGTGGTTCGATACCACTCATTACCACTTAACAATTAAAAAAACAATTATGGCAGATTTTAATCATGGAGTTGGTACATTAATAAAAGAGTTGGTGACACCAAAAGGAAAAATTGAAATGGGTAGTAAAGGAATAGTAACTGCGTATCTACCAGAAGATGGTAAGTTCGCAGTAGATTTTGGAAATGGACAATGGATAACATTTGATAAAATATCATTGGACGAATATTGTAAAATAGAATTAGAAGATAACAATTAAAAACAAATACTATGGAAAGTGACAAGTATGACAAAAGTCAGACCTCTTAGCTCAGTTGGTTAGAGCACTATACTTTTAATATAGGAGTCAATGGTTCGAATCCATTAGGGGTCACAAAAAGTTCCGAACTTAATATTGAGTTAAAATAATGATGTACACATTATACGATAGGATGGAAACCTATCACATTGGAGTATAGCTCAGTTGGTTAGAGCGCTAATCTGATACGTTAGATGCCGCAGGTTCGAATCCCGCTACTCCAACACACATGGGTATAGTGAAATGGTATCATGCCGGTCTCCAAAACCGTTGTTGTGGGTTCGAATCCTACTACCCGTGCAATTGGCTCTTTAGTGAAATGGATTATCACACAACGCTACGGACGTTGGGTTAAAGGTTCGAATCCTTTAGGGGCTACATAATAAGGCGAGTTGTTAGAGTGGTGATATGAAGTTCTGCAAAAACTTTTACACAGGTTCGAATCCTGTACTCGCCTCTTGATATTGTGGGGAGATTAGGTAATCCGTTTGGTCTCATAAGCCAGATATTCAGGTTCAATTCCTGGCCCCGCAACCAAATGGTGTTTGAAGCATTAAGGTGATGCGCTAGTTTGTGGAGCTAGATAAGACGGTTCGATACCGTCCTTACACCCCAACGGAGAGTTGCCTGAGTGGCCGAAAGGGCCGGTTTGCTAAACCGTTGTACGGAGTTAATCTGTACCGAGAGTTCGAATCTCTCACTCTCCGCATAAATAATTTGGATAATTGAAAAATTATTCGTATATTTGTATAACTTAAAACATAAAAGAGATGAACGTAAAACAGGCTTTAAAAGCAAAGAACAAACTTACCACTCAAATCAAAGCGTTATATGAAATCGCTAAGAATCATAACTCAATTGAGGAAGGTAACCTGCGTAGATATTCCGTAAATGGAGTATTGAATGAAGCAGAAGAATTGACCAAAGAGTTGGTTGATTTAAAAACTAAAATCCATCAGGCTAACCAACCTGTATATGGTAAGATTTTCCTAATGGCAGAGCTAAAAGGAAAGGTAAAGCAACTTAAAGGAATGAGTTGTGAAGAAGGTAAAGTAACCGAAAGATTTGGTTCAATCCAATCGGTGAAAGAAGTAGAAATTAATATCGCTCAAAAAGACCAAATGATAAAAGATTTGGAAAATCAAATTGAGGGATTGCAGGATGAGTTGGATGTGTATAACGCAACTACAACCATCTAATAAAAAATTGGGAAGATGTGAGTGATGAAATTTGTTTTTATTATTATCTTGCAAATCTGACGCATTGCCAATCAGTATTAAACGATGATGATTAAATAATTTCAACTCTCAAATCTTGATAGAGTCAACATTCGCGCAATGTCAACACACTCAAAACTCTTATTAATTGGTAATCATATTAACTTATTGATTCACCACATCAACCCATCTATGCTCGGTTCGTCTAACGGTTAGGACACCACCCTTTCACGGTGGTGATACGGGTTCGATTCCCGTACCGAGTACAATAGCATACATCACAATCAGTCAAGCCGTATTTAGCTGTTAGTGTATGTTAGATAAGAGAAAGAAACGGCTGGGACATTCTCTTATCAAAACGCTTCCAAAGCATTGCAGGCGATGCGCTTGACTTGTAATCAAGATAATTCGGTTCGATTCCGGATGGAAGCTCAAACTAATTCATTGAGGTGTTTGTCAACCAGTGCATGACATGGATGGTGCGGATAAAGGTGAATTAGTGATTAAGGATTGTTGGTGAAGTTGGTTATCATGCCACCCTGTCACGGTGGAGTTCACGGGTTCGAGTCCCGTACAATCCGCAAAAGGTATAATTAGATTGTATATGCAATTAGCTCGGCAATCTTTAACACCTGCAGATGTGAGGTGATTATACTTTTAAGTTGTTTCATACACTTAACACACCTAGTAACAAGGTAAGGCACATAGAGTTACATAGAGGCATGGAGTAATTACCCAACGCCACATTCGGACTACAAATGTAGATTAGGTTCAGACGTTGTAGAGAAAGAGATGTTAAGAGTAAACTTGCAAGTTGAAACAACTGTTTGGTTCGGTAGCTCAGTTGGATAGAGCAACAGCCTTCTAAGCTGTGGGTCAAAGGTTCGAATCCTTTCCGAATCACCAAATAAAAAGTAAGACATGAAAAATGTAACTTTAGTAACATGCTTCTTTTTGTTATTCATTCCGCATAATATAAATAACTCTGAAAGGAGTGAGGAAGAAGTTGTGGATGAAATAATAGAAAAGAAAAAGTTACCTTATGATTTAGTGACCGTAACAACGTACACTGTATCTAAAGGTGAAACCGATTCAACTCCATTAATTACCGCAAGTGGTTACAAATTGGATAGCCTTAATCCAAAGAAACAAAAGGTAATAGCAATAAGCAGAGACCTGAAACGAAAGTATAAGTTTGGACAAAAAGTAAGAGTGAAGGGTGCTGGTAAATTAGATGGTGTATATACCGTCAGAGATTTAATGGCGAAGAGATGGACAAAAAAGATTGATATATTAATTAACCCAGATGATAAAGGAACAAAAATCAGAAAGGTTAAGTTATATAATGTAGCAAACATAGGGAATTAGCGTAGCCCGGTATCGCGCTTGGTTTGGGACCAAGAGGTCGTCAGTTCGAATCTGGCATTCCCTACGAAAAGATTTGGATAAGTGAAATATAAAATAAATGGCAAAGTATATTAAAACCGCATTCATACGAGATTTAGAAATCAAATTGCAAAATGAAGAAATTTCATATGGTAAAGCGATTGAACTTATTCAAGAAGAAGTTATTGAAAATTATAAAAAAGATAATACCTTATTGAAAAAAATAAAAAGATTATTAGGTGAGGTTTGGCTAGGATTTAAGATAGCTGAAGGAAACCGAAATAAATCTCAATGGGGTAAATTTTAAATTAGGATAATTAAAATATTATTCGTATCTTTGTATAGTTATTTGAAATAGTATCGCCGCCGAGGTGATGGAATGGTAGACATGAAAGACTTAAAATCTTTTGAGCAGAAATAGCTCGTGTGGGTTCGACTCCCATCCTCGGTACGTTCAATTAGGGGAAGTAGCTCAGTTGGCTAGAGCATCTGCCTTGCACGCAGAGGGTCATGGGTTCGACTCCCTTCTTCTCCACATCGGACCTATAGCTCATTCGGTTAGAGCAACTGACTCATAATCAGTAGGTGCTTGGTTCGATTCCAAGTGGGTCCACAAAAATTGCGGAAGTAGCTCATTCGGTAGAGCACAACCTTGCCAAGGTTGGGGTGGCCAGTTCGAGCCTGGTCTTCCGCTCAAAAGGACTTTAATGGTTGAAGTACAAAACCGAAGTAGGTTAGTCCCACCTACACAAAAGCGAGAGTAGCTCATTTGGTAGAGCGGTAGCCTTCCAAGCTTCAGGTGGCCAGTTCGAGCCTGGTCTCTCGCTCAAGTGGGCCTGTTAGTATTAGGCCGCAAGAAGAATAGATGTTTTTCAATTACTACAAACTCAAGCATTAATTTGCTTGGGTTTTATTGCCCGATGATGTAATGGTTAGCATCACAGATTTTGATTCTGTTCGTATTGGTTCGAGTCCAGTTCGGGTAACAAAAAATATTATGAAATATAAAATTTCATTTGAAGATATAAATAAAATAAAAGAGGTTTACAAAAATGGTAATGATACTAGATATGTACCTAGCAATTCAGATGATATAAATAGTCCATATTTCATAAAAAGTGAAAGATTTTTTTGTGATTTAAAAAATGATGAATTACTAGATATTATAAAAAATAATATACCAATAGATGATGTTAATGAATGTATAACATCAATTCATTATATAAATTACAAAAAAGGTGAAGGGGCAAAAGAACATAGTGATATTGGTGCATCTAATAAAACTTTTATTTTCATTCTAAACGATGAATTTGAAGGTGGTGAATTTCATTTGGATAAAAATTATGTTCCATTAGTGAAAGGAGATATAATAGCTTTTAATGGAAATCAGCTACACTTAGTTAAACCAATTAAAAAAGGAAATAGAGAGGTTTTAGTTGTCTTTCTAAAAAATAAATAAAAATTTTAATAATTAAAAACAAATGTTATGGGATTATTTTGGACGTATTATGTAATTTGTTTCATCTATTGTCTTGTAATGTCAATACGAAAATGGAATAGAGATGTAAGAGCAGGTGGTTTAGGTATATCACCTGGTTTAGATTCTTTGGCTCTATTGATTATGTGTTGGATATTAGCACCAGTAGATATATTCTTAACTTGGGTTAGGGTATATAAAGAAGCAGAAGAAGCAAGAAGAAATCAAAGTACTTTAGATACTAAAGACTTTAAAGATGAAAAAGTATTCTAATTATTAGAGTACTAAACAGAGAGTTGGCCGAGTGGTTGATGGCGGCAGTCTTGAAAACTGTTTTACTGAAAGGTAACGGGGGTTCGAATCCCTCACTCTCTGCACATTGTAAGGTGTTGGAATTGGCAGACAAGCCCTCCTGTCTCGGGGGTGGTGAGCACGAAATAGGTTAGTAATATGGGGTAGACCACCATCCTGCAGGAATGTGTTACTAACTGAATCGCACTATGGTGGTTCGAATCCATCTCTTACAGCAAAGGCCCCGTTGATGGAATTGGTAGACATGCCAGACTTAGGATCTGGTGCTGAGAAGCATAAGAGTTCGAGTCTCTTATGGGGCACTCAAAAACAAAATTTATGAAGTACAAAAAGCTTTATGGTAGAGAAGAATTTGAACTTATCCCTTATGTTAAAAACTATTTTGAAAACAATGAAAATATTGAACTTCTTATCGGATGTGATTCGCAAAACTTTGCCGATAAAACAATATATGCCGTTGTTGTGGCTTTGTACCATAACGGAAAAGGAGCTCATGTACTTTATAGAAGATGGAAAGCAGATAGAGAACCAACCCGTTCAGTAAGATTATTAAACGAAGTTTGGTATGCAATTGAAGCAGCTGAATATTTAAGAGAAGCTGGTATTCCAAAACCAAAGTGGATTGATATTGATTTGAATCCAGATCCACGCTTTAAATCAAATGAAGTGTTCAGACAAGCAGTTGGTATGGTAGAAGGTATGGGGTATGAAGTACGATATAAAACATTAGGTCCAATTGCAACTTATGCAGCTGACCACTTAGTAAAAATATAATATGAGTTACTCATCTGTTCAAGACTTATTTATTAGTATTCCTCAAAAAGTATTACTTGTTGGAAACGGTGATATTAAAAATATGGGAAGTATAATAGATAGTTATGAATATGTAATTCGTTTCAATGATTTCCAATTGGATGGACATGAAGAAAATGCAGGTACTAAAATATCTGCATTATCTTTGCATTGCAGTGACTTTTCTCACAAACATACAAAGTATTTAGAAAAAAATTATATAAAGTATAGTGGTAGTGTTCCTATATTTACAACATCACCAAAGTATCCAAACAGCAAAGATGATATAATACATATACAATCTGGAACTAAACTATTGGATGTATCACTTCCTTTGATGATTAGCCCAACATTTAGACTTTCATCGGGAGGAACTTTAGCATTAAATTTATCTTTGTTCTTTAATAAAGAAGTACATTTAGTTGGGTTTAATTTTTTCTTAAAATCAGGTCATTACTACGATAAAGATTTTACAAACGAAGAATTTTGGAAAAAAATTATGGGAACTGATGTTGTTGAACATGATGGTGAGTTTGAAAAAAGAATACTAACTAATTTTAAGAACATTCACATAATTGATTAATATGAAAATAGTTGCGTTTTTACCTGTAAAGGGAACAAGTTCAAGAATAGAAAACAAAAATATAAAATTGTTGGATGGTAAACCACTATTCTTACATACATTAGAAAAACTTTTACAATGTGATATTATAGACGAAGTTTATTTAGATACTGAATCCAATGAGGTAATTGGTATGGCATCTCATTTAAATCATTTTGTATTAAAGAGAGACCATTCTTTGGCTGATAATAAAACCGATGGTAATAAATTATTTATGAATGAAGTTAGGCAAGTGGATGCCGATATATACATTCAGATTTTATGTACATCACCTTTTATAGAAACCAATACAATTAAATTAGCAATAAATCAAATAGTACATTCCAAATATGATTCGGCTGTTTTAGTTAGAGATGAAAAATTATATACGTGGACAGATGGTAAGCCTGTGTATGATATAAACAATATACCTAACAGTGTTGATTTGGAAAGTACAACAATTGAAACTATGGGATTATACATAGTAAAAAAAGAATGTGCTATACAAACTCAAAGAAGAATAGGTGATAATCCATTTTTAGTTAAAGCAAGTATAATCGAAGCCATTGATGTTAATTGGCCTGAAGATTTTGAATTGGCAAATCTTATAGCAGCTGGTTTGAGAGAGAAAGATAGAATCTTATTGGATAACCTAAAAAGTCAATTGAATAGTTCGATGCTATCGGATTTGTTAGATGATTTGGGATATTCAACTATAATAAACGGATTACAACCAAACATAATTGATGCTAAGATTTTTGGTAGAGCTAAAACTTTGAAGATACGAAAGTTAAAAGAAGGTGATAGTTACAAAGGAATATACAATGCATTACATAGTTATAATACAATAGTACCAAATGATGTTATAATTGTTGAAAACGAAATATCAGATTACGCATACTTTGGTGAACTAAATGCTAACTTAGGAATACGTTCTGGTGCGGTTGGTGCAATTGTTGGTGGGGTTACTAGAGATTCAGCTGATGTAAAGAAATTAGGGTTTCCTGTATTTGCTAAAGGTAATAAATGTATTGATGTTAGAAGGCGTGCAACTTTGGATGGAATAAATGTTCCAATACAAATAGAAGGTGTTAGGATACTACCCGGTGATTTAGTATTTGCTGATAACGAAGGTATTGTTGTTATACCAAAAGAAATTGAGAAAAAATTATTGGCTATGGCTATGGAAGTTTGTATGAAAGAAAAAAGTGTATTGTTGGATATAGCTAATGGTATAGGAGTTGATGAACTTGTAAAACGAAATGGAGAATTCTAAATGGATATTACTAAAGAAGTTATAAATCATTTGGCTAATAATATAAAAACCGAAATAGCAGTTTCACCTTTAGACGGTGTTGGTGTATTTGCCATCAAAGATATTAAGAAAGGTGAAGATGTGTTTCCAATTTGGGAAGGTGAAACTGGAATTTATGTTGTACCTAATAGTGATTTGGATAAAATACCAAAATCGGTGCAACATTTACTTCACAAATATTTTATCAACGAAGAATGTGGATATAAGATAATACGATTATTCAAAGGATTAAATTTCTTATTCCACGGATTCAGTTATTGTAATTCAGCACACCCTAATATAGAAAATGTAAACATTGATATAAATGGGATAGCACTACGAGATATAAAAGCAGGCGAAGAAATTTTAGAATGGTACACAGAGAATATAAACTTAGAAAATTAAAAATTAAGATATGTATATATAAACATTAAAACTTAAAAGTTATGGGAACACAACATGTGCCGTTACAAATTGATGAAAACAACAATGTAACAAAAGTAGGACACGATATGGGTGGTTCGTATGAATACACCACAATTAAAGATAACGAACAATTTGATAATTGCGTAATTTGTGGAAAAACTACGGTGTATAGAACACAGCAACATATTGATACTAGAATCGGATATGTTGAAGGCGTTGGACAACTTTGTGGAAATTGTTATACGGGTGGTTCACCTTCAGGCAGAGAAATGATTACAATACCAAAACATTGGGTATTGGGGACACCAAATGACCAAGAATTGGGTAAAAAAGTTAGGGCCTATTATTGGGAAAATTACGGATAATCATAACTCATTGATTTTCAACAACTTATAACTCATTGATTTTCAATGGGTTATTTTTTGTCAAAAACTTTTTTATTGATAATCAACACGTTAGAATTTGTGAGACAAAAATAATCACTAAAATATTTGTTTAATTCAAATACAATTACTACCTTTACTATGTAATAAAACTTAAAAATATGAAGGTCAATTTAGGAATTGTGGTAGCATCCCACTTAAACGATGCGATGATTGAAGTAAATTTCAATACGGAATTGGCAACCAAACGTATGAAGTTTGTAAAAGCTCTTACTTTCCATAATCAGAATTTGGAATTGGGTGTAACCGATGAGTATTTGAATTGGTTATGGTCTGAATTGGATAACGGTAATTGGGGTGGTGAATATGATAATTCAACTAATTATTCAATTGTAAAAAACGAAGGTAATATCAGAAACTATTATTTAGAAGCTTTCCCAACCGATGAATTGGGTATTGAAATTAATCCTGAAGCTACCTTTGCTGGTTTACAAAAAGTTTTGGATAACTTTGAAGATGTTTATGAATACATTGGCGTTGGTGATAGTTTGGTAAGAGAGCGTGTATTCGATAAATTGGCAATAACAATGGGTGTAGAATATGATGTAATTTATTCACAATGGTTATTGTCCGCTTAATTAATCAATTAAATAAAAATAAATATGAACAAGTTAGTTTTTAAAGTTAATGAGAAGGCTTGTATAGCTTTCCTTAAAAAGTATCCTTTGGTATGTAACCTTATGGAGAATTCCAATGGTAAAGATTTAATGTCCGCTTATAAGAAGTTCTTAAAGTTAAAGGAAATGAATGAATCTAAGTTGGGTGGTAGAGCTGAATGTATAGGTTCGGTTTCATTTGGTACTAAGACATTCTATAAATACGATTGGGATGCTTGTAGTGGATGGGCTGAAGTTTTTCAATTTTATAAAAATAAAAAATAAGAATATGAATAAAGTAAATGATTTAAAACAAGTTATTGGGAAAGATGTTTCTCAAAACTTTTCACCAACTTGTAGAGCAAGATTGGTTAAAGTAAATAAAGTGAATTCAACATTTGAATCAGTTCCATCGCCATACGATAAGTTCCCTAAGCCGGAGTTTGTTGGAGTTAAGTACAAAGTACCTAATTGGATTGCATGGAATAGTTTCTTTTATTAATAAAATTAAAAATTAAGTATATGATTTATAAAACAAATCAGCCGGCTATATTTACGGCACAAACGTATGGTACTAAAACTACCGTAGAGATTGACCATTGTGACTTGGACTTGGATGAAGTTATGGATGCTTTCCAAACACTTATCAAAGGTATGGGGTATCACAACGATGCTTTCAAACAATGGATATTGGAAAGAGCAGAAGAGTATAGAGAAGATGAAACGCCCCAATATGATAGTGCCGGATTTTCTTATAACAATAGATTAGATTCTACATTGAAAAATGTATTAGGTGATGCCAATCCATTGGTAGATGAAATTCGTTCACACTATGTAAGTAACGAAGAAGCTGATGAAGATTATCGTTCAACATTGTTGCAGGATTCTCAAAGATATGAAGATTCAAAAAAATTCAATGGTATTACACAAAAGTTATTGGATTATGTAGATAGGAGAGGTGCAGTATCTTATACTGAATTACATACTTATTACAAAATTCATTCTGGTTCGAATAGTTTCTCACACATATTGGCTAATTTGAGAATACCTTATAAGAATCGTAAAACACAAAGGTACTTAGCTAAAGAGGGTAAACGTTATTCAGATGCTAAGTATGTGATTAAGGTAGCTAATCCATCAAATTGGGTAGAAGTAGATTATTAATAAATAAAAATTAAAGTTATGGATATTAGAGAAAAATATAGAGAGCGAGCTATTCAATTCGCTAAAGAGTGGAATGAAGAAAATGTAAGTGACCATATTTTTGATATTATGGTTTCTATTATGGCCACAAGAGATAAATCATCTTACGCAGGTGGTGGATTTGTTGAAGCAGTTGTAGCTAACAATTTGTATTTGGCTATGAGTAGAGCCGATTCCGATTGTAGAAAGAACATATTCTTATTAACAATGTGTAACGCTAATTGTTACGCTTAAAAACTAATTGTAAAACCTAAAAATTAAATTATGGCAAGTATTGACATTGATATTGAAGAAATCATATATTCGATGACTAGTTGGGAAAAACAGGAATTAGCAGATGAACTTTATGATGATGGGTATGTTCCAAAACAAATGGGTGGAGTGCATCCTGATGATGTACCAACAGGTGACTTTGATAAAGAAGTGAGTAAACTTATTGGTAATAGTTGGAGATTATCAAAAGAAGATGAAGAAACGATTTTACGAATCGCAAATAAATTAATCTAAATGAAAGCAATAGAAGCATTTTTAATTGTAATTGGATTGTTGTTATTATCAGCAATCATTTTGGCGTTTCCAACAATGTTCCTTTGGAATTGGTTAATGCCTAGAATTTTTGGTGTAACACAAATTACCTTATACGAAGCTATGGGTATTAATTTTCTTACACACATTCTTTTCAAATCAAACGTAACTATTAAAAGAGATGGCAATGAAAACTAATATTACAATAGAAGAACAAATGGATATTGAATTGATATTGGAAGAAGCAGGTGCTTGGGGACTTCGTTATGAAGTTGAAGAAACTGCTAAAAAATATCACCATGAAGATGGACATCCTATTGTAGATGCGTATCATTTCGCTTACGAAGATTGGATTAAATAATAAACTATGTTAGTAGAAAATTGGGATAAACTTTATGGTGAGAATTTATTCACACCTGATACAATGTATGGATTTGATAAAGATACAATGACTATAGCACCCGATGCACAAGTTGTTCGTATAGCTCCGATGAGTGGTAAGGGTAATACTCCTTTCACTATTGTTGTAACCAAAGCCCAAAATCGTATCAAATGCGGAATCTACATTGATAGGCAATGGAATCCAATTGAGATATTTGAAATGAGCAAATTGGATTTGAAAACAATAGATACGTTCAAAAAATTATTATCCTACAAAATAGCAAATCATGAATAAAAAAGAAGTAGAGAGATTGGCTGAAATCTATTTAGATAGAACAATAGAACTTTTGGGTGAAAGTAAATACCATCCACATGCACCGTATTTAGTTGTAGAATACAGTCCGAATTCGGAAGGTATTGATAACGATTGGCATGGTGAATATGATGATGAAGAAAACGAAATTATAATCTATTCAAAAAATATAACATCAAAGAGTGATTTGGCAAAAACAATAGTACACGAATACACTCATTATTTACAAGACCCAAAATGGATGGCACGATATTATAGTATGGGATATAAGTATCATAATCACCCATACGAAAAACAGGCATTTATAATGGAAGAACTAAATTGGTTTAAGATATGCAAATAGAAATGATAAATGCAAATAATAGTGTGTGGGTAATAAAAAGAAAATTTAAAGCAGATAGTTGGTTTGTTCAGGGATTATTCTCTAATAAATTTACAGCTCAAGAAGCTTGTGAAGCATATCACGTTGAAAAACTATTGAGAGGACCGGATGATACACACTATTTAGTAAACGAAGTACCTGAAGCTGAAATTGTAAACGATACTATTTAGAACTATGAAGTATGACCCACAAAATGAGTTGACTGATGAACAACTGAAAGAATTATCCGAAGATGATTTCTTTGAGTATTTGGATACCAAAGCAGCTTACTTAAAAGAGTTCACAGTTCCATTAGACCAATACCACACTAAGAAATATGCATCTGTGGCAGCCGGTGGTAATCTTTCAACTAAACAATTGAGAGAGGCTAAGAAGATTGGTAGGGAAGGTGAATGGGTTCGTAACGAGAAGATAAGAGATGCTGCTAAAAACATTACTGCCAAAGTTCCTGATTTGTATGTTAAACATCACAAAACTGACCGCTCACAATGGTTTGAATAATTAATAAGTTATGAAAGAATTAGACCTTCACGGATTATTACATCACCAAGTTAGAGATGAAGTTGAGAACTTTGTTTTACTTAACGCCAAAGAACTACCTATCAGAATCATAATAGGTAATTCTATCCGAATGAAAAACCTTACTGAAAACATTTTATATAAACATAAATTTGAATGGTATATCCCAGCGCATAACGCCGGTGAAATTATTGTTACCTTTGATAAAGATTATAAACTATAACCTATGGGCAAGTTTTATGAAAATTTGGATGACCTTAATAAGTTAATTAAGAAGCTTGAAAAAAGAGATGAAGTATCTATATTCTTATTAAGAGCAATAGCTTACGCTAAGGATAACCCAAACTTATCAGTTCACGAAATAATAAAGAACACTAAGGACGAAAGATTCTAACCCATTGATTTTCAATGACTTATGTAACTTATTGATTTTCAATGAATTATATTAGTTAAAAAATTCTTTATTGAGAATCAACACGTTAGCATTTAGACCCCAAAAATAACCCCTAAAATATTTGGATATATCGTGCCGTTTTTGTACATTTACTATGTAATAAAACTTAAAAATTATGGCTACGAGCAATTTCCACAACGTAAACGCTACCCACATTTTTGCGTGTTCTTTGGAGAACGAATGGGATTATGAAGATTTGATAGGTAATGTTGATTCTGAACTTGGTTCTATTGAAGGTTATTCAACTTACACAAAAAGTGACCCGAATGAATTAAGGTCATTTCCATCTCGTTCAATTTGTTCTATTGAGCGTGATTTTCAATACAAAGATTTCAGTTTAGAAGTAGTTCTTACCGCTGTTGTACGTTCAGGTTACTATGAAGGTTGTAACTTAGATTGGCACGTTTGGTATGGTATCAATGGTAACCAATGTGATTTAGATGATATTGAAAGAACTTTGGAATGGGATACTAACCTTTCCAATTCACAACGATTAGCTTATTCTTTATTGGCTAACAAAAAAGCAGTAAAGATTACGGATGAAATAGTAGAAGAAGTTGAGAAAGTGTTTGGTAACTATACCGATAAGTATGGAGTTACTGCCCGATTTTCAAATGGTGAAACAATTTATCATAAAGTTGCATAATATGAAATCAGTATTTGACATTAAAGTAACCACTGTAGGTGGAGATTCGTTTAACCTTAAAGGTGTTCCGTATTCTACGGTAACTCAATTATCATATCAGATATTGACGATTAAGAATATTGAGATTGTAAAAGAGTATTTCAAAAAAGAAACTAAATATTAAACTATGGCTATTAAAAAGAAAGTGAGTAAGTCCACTATTGAAATTGACTTAACAGGACCTGATGGTAACGCATTTATGTTAATTGGTAGAGCTGGTAATTTAGCTAAGCAATTAGGATTGGACAAAGCTAAAATTCAAGCTGAAATGATGAGTGGTGATTACGAACATTTAGTAGCAACATTCGATAAGTATTTCGGACATTTTGTAACCTTATATAGATAATACAATGAGAAGATTTCGTTCACACTATCCACCTGTATCATTCCAAGGTACATTCAGTAACCAATGGTATGTTATATGTAGTTCCGATGGTGATGGTTGGGTAAAAGTAGATAGGAGTTATAGATGGGATGAGTTGGAAAAGGTTTGGGATAAGATTGAGTATGGTGTTAAAGCTAAAGTAACTCCTGTTAAGAAAGAACGTAAGGAATATAAAGTAGCAGGTAGTAAAGGTAATACCTACAAAGTGATAAATGATGACGGTGTTTGGACTTGTAGTTGTCCTGCGCACGGTTTCGGACGTGGTAAAGATTGTAAACACATTGTTCAGATAAAAAATAAAAAATAAGTATATGAATTACAATTACACAGCGCCAAATGGCATTAGTTATTTTGAAGTAGAAGAAAGTAACCTGCGTGCAGAAAAATCTATGAGTGATTTTGGTGGAGCCAATATGTGGAACTTATATGTTAAAACTTCAAATGGCCGTTGGGAAGATGTACAATGGATGAACGTATATAGGATTCAAGAGTTTTTCAAAACAAAACTTCCTGTATATAACGAACAAGAAAGTAAACAAAAATATTCATTAAAATAAAAATTAAAGTTATGGGATTTTTTAGTTGGAAAACAATGGACACTGATAAGAGTATCAGTAACGAATCCTCTGTTAGAGGTACATTCCGAGTTCAAATGATGGATGATAAAGGTAATGTTTGGACCGAAGATAACTATGAAGGTTATGGTGTATTTGGTGGTAAGGATTATTATGAATTACTTGCCGAAATGAATGGAGTAACTTCAGATTTGAAAGGTGAGAAATATACCAATTATATGAGAGGTGAGGGTATTGGTATTGCTTTCAAAGAAAATGGAAGTGGTGACCATACATTCGCAGTTAAGTATCCTAACTTAGTAGAAGAAGCTAAGGGTTGGAGATACAATTACTATGGACCTGATAGTTGTGAATCACAGGGATACTTTTACGATGATGAAGATTACGATGGCGAAGATGATTATGAATCATAAAATATAGTAGAATGAAGAATACGCTTAAACAACGAACCTACAAATGTAAATGTGGGGCACTAACAAAGGAATATGTTTGGGATAATGATTTGGATAAAACTAAAGTTAATTGTAGTGAATGTTCAAAGCAACTTACAAATAAAAATTTGGTAAGTACAAACATAAATTGGGCAGCTAGTATTAGAACGCCAACAAAGAATAGATAATAAATTATAAAATAAAAATTAAAAATTAAGTTATGGGATTAGACATGTATTTAAGTAAAAAGACGTATGTAAAGTATTGGGAGCACAATGGTGATAACAATTATGATGTTAAGGTCACTAAAGCTGGTAACCCTACAAACATTAACCCAAAGAAGGTAAGTTATATTGTAGAAGAAGTTGGGTATTGGAGAAAAGCAAACGCCATTCATCAATGGTTTGTGGATAACTGCCAGGGTGGTGTTGATGATTGTAGAGATGCCTATGTTAGTAGAGAGAATTTAGAGCAATTACTTAACCTTTGTAAGATTGTTAGTATTGATAACGATAAAGCTGAACAATTACTACCAACTGCTTCCGGATTTTTCTTTGGTGGTACTGGTTATGATGAGTGGTACTATGAAGGTATTAATAGTACAATAGAAATTTTAGAAGAAGCTCTTAGTGATGGAGATGCTGATGAGTTTTCATATCATTCAAGTTGGTAATATTAAAAACAAATTTATATGGGAGTAGATATATACGGCAGAAAGCCAATAGTAAAATCGGAAAGACCTGACCAAATAGATTATCAGGCTTCAACCGATGACCAAAAACAAAAGTATTGGAATAAAGTAGATGAATGGGAAGAAGAAAATCCTGGCGTTTACTTTCGTTCTAATTGGTGGGGTTGGAGACCTATTTGTATGTTATGTGAAATAGCAAACGATAAGTACAAACTCAAAATGAATATGGACCATTGGGGTTCAAATGATGGTAAAGGGCTTCGTACACAAAAGCAATGTGATAAGTTAGCAGATGCATTGGAATTGATGTTGACTAATGATAGTGGTTACAATGAGTTTATGGCCGAAGATGATGACCGTATTCAGATAGTGATGGGTAGCTGGGTAAAGAGTGGTACAGGTCAATTCTATTCGGATGAGAACTTAGAATTGCAACAACAATATGAATATGGTACTATCCTTTACAACCCTATTGTTACAAAGAAAGGTGAGTTGGTTGAATCAGCTCATAGTTGTTCATTAGCACATATCAAGCGTTGGATTAATTTCCTTAGAGCTTGTGGTGGATTTAAAATTTGGTAAGTTATGGCAAAATTATTTGAAAGTGAATTTCACAAAGGAGTTATGGTAGCTGTGATTGAAGCCGGAGATTATCAGTATCAGGTCTTAGCACCACTATTTAATGATTATGGATATGGATTTGTAGCGCCTGACCAAAAGTTGATATTCATTGATGGTAATCAACATAAATCAATATACAAAATCGTAGAGGCTCACGAAGTAGCACATATCATTCTCAATCATACAGGTATTAAAGGACCAAACGATGAAGTTGAAGCAGATAGTTTGGCTATGGTATTGTTGAGAAAATATGGATACTATGATGAAGCTAACATACTAATTCGTGAATTTAAAAAGAGACATGGTTATTCATATAACCACATTAAAAATAAACAAAATAAACTTAAAGCACATGCCTACACAAACTTTTGATTTTTTTATAGACCGTAAGGTAACAATTTGGCAAAGAGAGTTCCACACAATTAAAGCTGAATCTTTAGATGATGCTAAAGCAGAAATGGCAGCTCGTTTTCACGATAATATGTGTGTTGATACTTTCGATGAGCAAGAAACACTATTCGAAACAGAAGAGTATTTGGAGCCGGGTGATAATGGTGGTAACCCAACTGCCGAATTGTATAGTGAAGAAGATGGACAATTAATAACTACAAACATAGATTTGTTAGATTCAAAATAATTTCGTATATTTGTAAAAACCCCTTTATGAAAAGATTAAGTAAAAACGATAAAGCATTCATTCAGTTTGTTAAGGATGAGTGTAAGAGATTGGGTATAAAGACCCATATTAAAGATGTGAAGTATGTAAAACTTTCCGGTAACATTAGATGTAGTGGATACTTTGATGATGTAGATGCTATCTTAGCATGTTCAATGGGTAAGTCGGATGGATTGGAAATATTGGTACACGAATATTGTCACCTTACACAATGGCAAGATGGTTTGCATTTATGGAAAAAAGCAGGTAGAGCATTGCCTGTTATTGATGAGTGGTTGGAAGGTAAGTACAAAAGACCTCAAACGTTGGAAAACGCTTTCAATATCGCTATTCAGTTGGAAAGGGATAATGAAATGAGAAGTGTAAGAATGATTAACGAATGGGGATTGAGTATTGATACCGATAAGTACATTAAGAAAGCTAATAGTTACTTGATGTTCTATAATTGGATGAAGCAAACTCGTAGATGGTGTAAACCAAACAATATGCCATACCACAATAAGAAAGTTGTAGCAGCAATGCCAACAAACTTTAAGTTGGATTATAGTAAGTTACCTAAAAGATTTGAAACAATTTATAGAGAAGAAAATATTTAATATGGGAAAACTAAAAGAAAAGTTACTCAATAACCTAACGCCGGAAGAAATGGATGAACGATTTGGAATTTCGGCATTTGAATATGTAGAATATATGGAAAATTACAAACAATACAAACAAGTATCACTATTTGATGATAATGGTGACCTAATGCCCAACGATGTATTAGATAAAATGCTCATAGAAAGAGAGCAATTAGAAAACGAATATTATCAGCAATCTGAAATTGATGACATCAACGATAGTATAAAATTGAAGTACACAGATAATGATATTTTATATGTATTAGATGGGTTGGCAGGACCCGTTTTGACCCGTATGATACTGGATAAATTAAGGGGTGTTTGGAATACCAAAAATGGTGTAGAATAGCCCGTTTTTATTCGTTTCCTGATGGTTTTGGGTGCTGGGCTGGGTATTGACCTTATATTCAAAAAGACCCCCTAAAATCGGTTAAAAATGGCATAATATATATTGAATTGATAATCAACACGTTACGTGAGGTTTTTGAGACACCCGGCTAACGTGTTGATTATCAATAAAATTTTTTTGAAGATTTTTCCCTAAAAATTTGGTAGTTTCGGGTATTATTTGTAGTTTTACTATATAAAATTAAGATTATGAGTTTACCTTTTGACCCGATTAGGGTATTTGAAACCGCTCCATTGATTGAGGGTTATGATGTTATTAAAAATTCTTTCCCCGTTGTAGGTAAGTACACGGGTAGAGTTATTACTTACGCCGATGCAGTATATTCGGCATTGGAATCCTTAACTGAAGATTATTCAGATTGGCCGGAAGACCAGGGGTTTGGTAGTTCAGATATGACCTATGCTCGTCAAAATTTCATTGATACAATGATTAGTTTGGCTAACCTTAATGGTTACTATACTACCGATTTCAAACCTTACTTAAAGGTTGTTGAATATTCGGAAGCTGAATATCACGAAACGATGTTGCGTAGGGAGCAAGGTATCTAATTAACAAATAAAAATTAAGTATATGAATAGTAATGTAACACAATATGAAATGGACGGTAGAAACCGAGTAGTTTCTGAATTAGAAAACGAATTCGCTGTATTGAATATATGCGATGTTTGGGATTGGTTCAAAGTTAGTTTGAATGTTGATATTATGGAATTGGATTGGAATGGTGAATGTGAACACATTCTAAAGTTTTGTGAAAATTTCAGATTGTATCTTTACGAAGTGCCTGGTGAAAACTTTTATGAGTGGGAAGGTATTGAGAAGGCAAAGAGTATGGGTTATAAAGGTGTAATATTAAGTTCATTAAGTTAATAAATAAAAATTAAGTATATGGCAAATTTGTATGAAGTAGAAGGATTTTATGGTACCCGAAATAGAGGTACTATTTTTGTTTACGAAACATACAGCGGTAAACGCTGGTATTGTGTTGAAGGTAGTTGTAATATCAATTGTACCTATGATGAGATTAACGAAGGATGTAACGTTGAGAGGTTATCGGACATTGATACAATGAGTAGTAGAAATGGTATAAACTCGGTGAGAGAGTTATACGATTATGTAATAAGTTAAAAATAAATTTTATGATACAACCAAAAGAAAGTAATTCAAAGAGCCACTTTTACATTTCTGTAACTAAAAGTGGTTTTCGTTTAGGTGCATGTTACGGATTATTTGTAGGTGACCTTTTCACAGCCGCTGTGTTATTCGCTGTAGCTGAAGTATTAGGAATAGCTGAAGAAATTTTTTAAATATGAAAAACTATCAAATAAAAGAAGTTAAAGATAGAGTGTTCGCTGTTATCATACCCAACCATTATGATAGGGCTATGACATTTTGTAGAGTACAGGAATTTTATGAATCACCTAACCCTGATTTTAGAGGTAAGCACTTTAACATTTGGGATTTTATTGAATGGTATAGTAAAGAGCATAGAGATGCTTTTACTTACGCATTTGATTGGGGTGGATTTAATATACCACTACCAATAGCTTGGGAATGTTACGAAGGTACTGAAAAACCTAAAAAGAAAAATGGGTTTGTAAATGGTGTTCGTTCTATGCCTGATAATTGGAAAAGTAAATGGGATGGTGTGATGAAAGATATTGTATGGAATGTTCAAAGCCGTATGTTCAATAAAAAGAATAAAAGGGATATGAACGCTTATATTATTGGAGCTAACGATACTGAAAGTGATACTTTTATGCACGAAGTTTGTCATGGTTTATATTATACCAACAAAGAGTATAAGGAATTGATGGATGAAATTACCGATGCTATTCCTTTGGATATTCGTATGAAATTCAGAAACAACCTAATAGATATGGGATATACCGATAGTGTGGTGTACGATGAGATTCAGGCGTATCTAACTTGGCATAGTGAGTACACAAAGTTCGCTCAAGGTGTATCTAAAAAGATTCTTAAACAATTAAACAAAGAATACCAAAAGGTGTTCAACAAATATTTATAGGTATGGATGGATTAACAATTTTATTGATATGGATTCTTCTAAGCTTTCCGATTGTAAGACACGTTAATAGGAGAATGGAAGAAACCGAAGATGACCTTAGATTTAGGACATCATTTCAATTAATATTATTCATTAGAGCCCAATTTGAAGTACCAAAATGGTATTTACTTAGGCTTATAAAATTATTAAAATGAGAAAAAAGAAACTAACCGCTGGTGAAAAAGCAATTAGAGTGAATGAGCAACGATTTGCTATGACTATAATTCTATGTAACCTATTAGAAGCTGAGAATGGTGTAAGTATGATTATAAAATCCGCAACCGCAGCATCTCTTATCAATATGATGGAGATGAGTATGATTGATGGTGATGATGATGGATTAAAAAATCTTATCAATAACGCTATTGACCAGTTTTGTTATGAAGTAGAAACAAAGCATGAAGTAGAGAATTATCGTAGTAGATTGATGGAAAGTGTTTTGGCATCTAGAAAATTGGTAGATGAAATTAAACAAAAAATTGGAAGAATTAAAGAAGGTGAAGATATACTTAAAAATATTTGTTTAAATTAAAACTTATGGCTACAATTAAAAAATTAGCAAGAGTGGTTAATACTTCAATCGAAGGAGAACCACAACACGCAGCCCTTCAGATTATAGAGACTAATAGAATATTTCAATTTTCAGAAGTGAAATATATTTTAGAGGGTGGTTCGGTAATACAATTAGAAACTAGAATGAACGATAATGATTTGTACCAACCAACCATTCAGAAAATTTTAAATCAAGGGCATACAATAGAGGTTTCTTATTTTGAACCAACCGAAGGTCAATTATCACCTGACCAATTTCGGTATAATATGGACATAGATTTAACACTTCATTTTTAATAATAAAATTATGTTACGCAAATTAGAATGGATATTTGATTATTATTTTGCTTGGATGTTCTATAATGGAATGAAGCAAGACCACTATGTTGAATATATGCGAAACAAATGGCCAGAAAAAATAAAAGATTTTGAAAATTAAAAATATTTTTGTATCTTTGTACATACTTAATAAGTTATGAGAATTACACACATTTCAGATACACACAATAAGCACAATCAGCTTAATGGTAAACTACCCGGTGGACAACTATTGATTCATTCGGGTGATTTTACGTCTATTGGTAGAAAGCACGAAGTTGAAGGATTCATTAAGTGGTTCGCTAAGCAGGATTATACGCACAAAGTTTTCATAGCTGGTAATCACGACTTAGTTATGGATAGTGAAAGGTTGTATGAAGCTAAATCCGCTCACTTTGAACACAAAGAATACCCAACACCTGGTGCCGAAGGTAAACCTGAATGGTTAGTTGAACTATTGAGTAACTTACCCGATGGTGTTTATTACTTAGAGAATAACTCTATTAAGTTAGAAGGTATCAACATTTGGGGTTCACCTTATTCACCGTCATTTGGTTATGGGTGGGGATTCAACAAAGATAGAGGTAATGATATTGCACAATGTTGGAATGAAATACCAATGGATACTGATATTGTTATTACCCACACTCCAATATATGGATACAATGATAGGGCTTCAAACACAAACCAAAATGTAGGATGTGCTGATTTGTATCACCGAATAAAAGAGGTACAACCACACTTACACTTTTGTGGCCACATTCACGAAGCTTATGGTTGGAAAACTATGGGATTGACGAGTTGGTACGATTTACAAACATTCAATGGTTGTAGCTGTAATTTAAGGTACGAAGCTGAAAACGCACCAATAAGCTTTGATTACAATTTTGAAAGTGGTGAGATAAATTTTATATAATGATAAAAAATAAAATGAGATTATATTTGGATGATGTAAGAACTCCAAAAGATAGTGGATGGGAAGTAGTTAAGAGTTATGATGAATTTATAAAACACATTCAACTTAATCGCTTGGATGCCTATGAAGTTATTTCATTGGACCACGATTTGGGTAGAACTGCTATGGATGAATACTTTAACAATGTTCATCCTAATTACACATTAGATTATAATAACATAAAAGAAAAAACAGGTTTAGATTGTGCTAAATGGTTAGTTGCCGAAAGTATGACTTCTAAAATACCACTTCCGCAAATCTATACACATTCAGCTAACCCAATTGGTTCGGCTAATATTATGGGATACATCAACAATTACTTAATGAATTGTAGATTACCACAAACTTGTGTAAGAGTAAAAATAGAACATACAATTTAATAAAAACAAAAACAAATGTTATGGGACTTAAAAAACAATTCTTAGAGAAAATTAAAGCAAACTATCCTGAATTTGATCTTGAAACTTCATCCGTAGAGATTGAGTTTTGTGGTGGTGGGGATAACTTTGATTCATTCACTTACGTTTCGGTTTCCGATTACAAAGATGGAAAGTATAAAGAGCTAGAAGGTAACTTTGATGCTAACACAAATGATAATGTAGATTTCCTATTTGAGATTATTGATGCAACTGGTGTTAGCTATAACTTCAACAACGCAGGAACAACAGGCCGTATTCGTTATGAAGATGGTGAGTTGACTTGTGAAACAACTGTATCCGATGAATATTGGGGTGAGTTGGAAGAAGATGAAGATGACGAAGAAGAAACTAAATAGTTATGGCAAATCCTTTAAAACATTCTCAATCATCCGTTAAGTTATGGGGTGGCAAGGTAGAAGACTACTTGCCACTTCATAATAAGATGGATAGTAGTAAGAAATATTTTTCCGATAATAGGCATCGTGCGTTGACCCACAATATGTTTTTTATCTTTGAAGTTATGATTCCACTATTCGGCGAATACATTACCAATTCAGATGGTAAAATAGTTTCAGTAAAAGATATATGTGAGTGGCACATTTTGGAAGACTTTGGTAAAAAGTATATTCCAAATGTATCTGATTACCTTTGTGAAATGGAAATAAAAAGTTGGATGGCTAATGGTATTGGTGAGGCGCCCGCATCACAAAAGAAAATGAAAACTGTAACCGAAAGAATTACTAAAGTTATAAAGATAGATTAATATGAAAACTAAAAACAATAATGAAATTTATTTAGGTAGTTATGGATACTTAAATATAAAAACATCTGAAACTGTTGAAGCTAAAAATTTATTAAGGTTAAAAGTTGGAGATGATAAATACGAAATTTTAGAAGTAAAAATCTTAGCCGATTTCAGTAAAATACCTGATAAGTACCACGAGGTTTTTTTAAATATGTTTAGTTCAAAGTATATGGATTCGGTTTCATTTGGTGATAACCCATTTTCACAATGTGTTCCACCACCAAAGAAAAGATGGTGGGAATTTTGGAAAGCTAATTTAAATATATAATGAAAATTACAGTTGTAGTTAGAACTTATAATAGGCCTGATTTTTTAAGAGAGGCTTTAGCATCAATACAATTACAAACCCATCCTAATTGGGAAGTATTGATATTTGATGATGCTGCATCTGATATTAATTTTTCTATTTACAAAAAATTTAAATCTAATAATTTAGATAAAAGAGTTTTATATTTAACAAGTCAGAGTGAATATGAACTATTTAAAAATTCTTGGCTATTAGCTCCAGATTTGGCAAATGGTGAAGTTATAGTCAGGTTAGATGATGATGATATGCTAACCGAAGATGCTTTAGAATTTGTAAATGAGATTTATGAAAAAAATAAAGAATTAGAATTCACTTATGGTTCTAGCGTATTCTTTAAAGATAAAGATTTACAAAATTTAATATCTACAAAAAATCCATTCGAACACCCACCAAGCAGAGATATTTGGGCTCCTTATACAATTCCAAACAACCACCCGTGGAGAGAACCTTGGACATTCATACAAAATTTTTATGACCAACCAAAAAACTATACATCAATAATACACGCAGCTAAAGCAAATGCATTTTGTATATACCATACCTATACAATGAGAACTGAATCTGTTAAACGTGTTAAAGATAAAATAACCGTAACGTCTAATTTTGTTGATGATTTGGAATTTTTAGGAAGTTTGGATAATCTAAGTTTGGGATACAATTCTGTAAAAAAGATTTTGTGTTATGTAAGAATACACGATTTGGGTAGAGTAACTGATAATGGTAGAGTAACGGATAATACAAATATGTGGCAAGAAAACTTTAGAGTTAGAGACAAAGTTGATGAGCTAAGAAGTTCCGGCTTTATTTCAAAAATAATTCCTATCCAATCTGATAAAAATAAAAATGATGAGATTAATGATGAGCTAAAAGCTACATTTTTAACCTATATTGATAAAATACAGCCTATTGCTAACTCATTGATAATCAATTAGTTATAACTTATTGAAAATCAACCGATTACAACCAAAAAATTATTTGGTAATTTCAGGTATTTTTCGTATCTTTACTATGTAATAAAGTCAAAGATATGAACACGAAACACCCTATTTCAGCTCAGAATTTAGTTCACTTAATCAACAAAGAAGGTAAAAAATTGAGTGGTGCTCCCTTTACTATTCGAAGTAAAAAGACTGGTAAAGATTATACTTTTAAAGTATCGCAAGCACTATTCAATAACATTAACTACCTACATTTGAAAGTAGAGATTCAGTATCTTAATTTCAAATATATGGGTTGGTACAAAGATGGTAAAGTGATTAACAAAAAAGTAGAAGTTAAAACACCCGCTTCTGAAGCTATTAGTTGGTTTATGAAAATGTTACTTACTAACCGATTTGACGTGTTGGATACCAATGTTGATATTTTCCACTTAGGTAAATGTTTGAAGTGTGGTAAAACTTTAACCGATGCTAACTCAATCGAAGTTGGTTTTGGTCCTGTATGTAGAAATTTCTAAAATTAAGTATATGAAACAAAATTCAGTTCAGTTGCCCGATTCCTTTATTAAGGGATTGATTGTTAAGGTTCACGTTTCTCTTAATGGTAAAACCGATGTTAAAGAGTTAAAAGTATGTATGGTAAAAGCCCGTTCAATTACTTTTATAGAAGTTGATAGAGTTAATCGCCAAAACATCTTTCGTAAAGTAGAGCGTAAAGATATTGTTGAATTCAGACCTACAGCTATTTGTGAAGTTACGGTTAGGGATGGTATATTGCCGGTTAGATGGGAAAGTAGTTGGGATAGTATTGGAATAAATCCAGTTAAAATGAGTCCTTATACTAGAAAACATTTTAGTACTCATTCAAAGGGATGGGCCCCAACACTTCCATCAACAACAAATTCAGCAGCAGGATTTCCAATGGTATAAAAATTATAAGATATGAATATGAAAGTAAATGTAAACAAATTAGAAATGACTAGTTGTACTAAATGTGGTAATGATATGCCACTTTTACGATTCACAAAGTATGGTTATAGAAGTTGTGTGAATTGTAGTACGGTAGCTAGAGTAGGTGGAGTAGCAATCGCTAACCACAAAACAGGTAATGAAATTCAGATAATGCCAGCCGAAGATGCGGATAGATTGTATAGATTGTCGCAACGAAGTGGTTATGGTGTTTGTAAAGGAATGAAACATAATTAATATGATAGAGAATTTAAGTAAGATTAAGGATATGGAATTCAATTTTCCAATTAAGAACGCTAGACAAGCTATGTATAAAGTTGTTAGTGTAAACGAATTGAGTAAAACAAATTCAACAACAGGTAATTGGGGAGCCGTTATACTTGCCGCAGTTGATAAAACGTTAGGGTATATGGTGCCGGAGCATGTTGTATTTACAATTGAGTATGATACTGAAGTTATACCCACATTCAAAATAACAGCAATCACATCCGATAACGAAAGTGCTAAGATTGAAGTAAGTAGAAGTGGATTGAATACACCTGAAAGATTTTTTGAATCATTAAAATCATTAGCAGAGCATAGTGTAGTATTTAGAGCATAAAAACAAAAAATATGAGAGTAATTTATAAATACGAATTAACACAAACAATTCAACTACCAATTGATTCACAAGTTTTAAAAGTTGGAATGCAAAATGGTATTATGCAAATGTGGGTATTAGTAGACCCAAATTGGAAACAAACATCCCAACGTAATTTTGAAATAATTGGTACGGGACATGAGTTTGAATTTGATTATTTAACGCATACCTACATTGATTCATTATTCGATGGCCCATTTGTATGGCATATTTGGGAACTAAATAAATAAAAAATAAAGATATGTTTAACGAACAAATATTTTGGAAAGAAAATTTTACCGATGGGGAAGCCAAAGGTGGATTCTTTGTTAGAGCAGTAGAACTTAAAAAGTTTTTAGAAATAGTTGAAGCGGCAGAGCATGGTGGTGAGGTTGTTGGACTTCGCTTTAGTGATAATAATTTAGAAGTAATTGTAACCCCTAAAAATTAAAATATGTTATTTGAAACAATTTACAAAGCCACTAAAGGTGGTAAGGTGCAAGAGTGGACAATTGAAGTAGTAAAGAATAGGTATCGTACTATTTCAGGCCAAACTGACGGTAAGAAAGTAGTTAGTGAATGGACTAGTGTGTTTGGTAAAAATGAAGGTAGAGCAAACGAAACTACCGCTAATGAGCAAGCAGTTAAAGAAGCTGAAGCTAAACATAAGTTGAAGTTGGAGCGTGGTTACTTTGAGAATATTAAGAACATTAATAAGAAACAATACTTTGAACCTATGTTGGCTGGTAAGTGGGAAGATAGAAAAGACAAGATTGAATACCCTATCTATTCACAACCAAAGCTGGACGGGATACGTTGTATTGTAACCATTGATGGTATGTTCAGTAGGAATGGTAAAGAGATTATATCAGCACCACATATTAGAGAATCGTTGGATAAACTATTTCAGCACGAACCTGATTTGATATTGGATGGTGAGTTGTACGCTGATAAGTTCGCTAATGATTTCAACGCTATCGTATCATTGGTTAAGAAAACAAAACCAACAGCGGATGACCTGAAACAAAGTGCTAAGAACATTGAGTATCACGTTTATGATATACCTTCTGTTGATGGTACTTTCAAAGAAAGGTGTATTGAGTTAGATGAATTGAGTTTAGATTTTCCTAAGTGTGTAAAGCAAGTTGAAACGCACATAGTGAAAAACGAAAGTGAAGTGACAGATTGGTATGAAAACTATGTTGAGAGGGGATATGAAGGTCAGATGTTGAGAACCGATGGAGTTTATGAAAACAAACGTTCAAAGAATTTGTTGAAGCACAAATCATTCATTGACGAAGAATATACTATCATTGATATTTGTGAAGGTGAAGGTAATAGGGCAGGAACTGCGGGTTATATGGTATTTGAAACGGCAGAAGGTAAACGATTCAAATCAAATGTAAAGGGGACATGGGATGAAACTGCTGAAATGCTAAAGAGTAAAAAGAAACTAATAGGTAAGCAAGCAACGATTAAGTATTTCAACTTAACACCCGATGGTATCCCTCGTTTTCCTTTTGTGATTAATATTGATAGAAATTCATATGAGTAAAGAAAAAAAGAAACCTGATTTGGTTGTATGGGATGCTGAACGTGGTTACTATCCAAGAGAATTAACCTATGGTAGTAATAACGGAGCACCTGCTATACAATTAGAGGATGTTGGTGGATGGAAACAAATACAAGCTCAAAACGCTAATAAGATATTCACTAAAAAGTATGAGGAAATAAAAGATGAATTCAAAAAATTAGTGGATGAAGTTAGTTGGAATGAATTTGTATATTCAGCAACTTACAACTTTTTGCCTGTAATTGGTGAGACATATTATCTATATGAAAAAAAAGATGGTAGTCCATTCCTTTCATTAATAGCACCTAGTGAATGGAATATGGAATTTATAGGAGCAACTAGATTAGAATCAAATAATAAATGGATAAAAATATGAACCCAACACAATTAGTACAACAAATTATTGCAAATTATCAAACATCTCCGGGTACAATTTACAATACGCCAACAAAAACAAAAGCTATATTCGTAATGAGAGTACCATCTTCAATGGGTGCAGCTGAATTAAAAAATGTTAGGGATGCACTTTCAAAGGATAGTATTACAGATGATTATCATATTGTTGTAGTACCTAGTTCCGATAATGATTTTGGGTTTGAAATGTATAACGCTGATAAAATTGAAGTTCAAAAGTGGAATGAGTTAGTAAATAGAATTTTGAAATAAATTTGGTAGATTAAAAAATTATTCGTATATTTGTAAAATGAAAAATTATAGTATTACATATAATGGGATTGATGATAGTAAACAAAAGTTTTACTATTCACTCAATTCAGAAGAAAAGCAAAATGTTATTCTAAAAATTAATAATCAATATCTTGGAGTATGCGAATACACTTCAACTATGGAATTACATCCTGGTGTAATTTATTATACTCATTTTTTTACAAAAACGAGAGATAGATATGCTGAATTTATTGATGTAGAAACAAATGAAGTGGTTGGTATGTTTTCATTAGATGGTGTTATAGGTTATAGAGATGTAGACCAAAACAAATATATTAAGAAAATACTGCCACATTTATCAAAAGTTGAAAAAAATGATTTAAACTTTATATTTAATGAAATTTTTACGAATGATACTTATTGTACCGATTTCATAACTGTTGAACAAGGTGATGTTGTTTTTGATATTGGTTTTAATTATGGGTTGTTTTCACTACAAGCACTTTATAAAGGTGCTTCATTTGTATATGGATTTGAACCTAATAAAAAATTAGTAAATCTTTTTAATAATAATTGTGGTTCAAATAGAGTAAAATTATTTGAGGTAGCTGTTGGTTCGGAAAATGGAAAAGCAACATTTTTTGAAAATGAATGGCCGGGCAAAGCATCTATGGATTCCAATGTAAATTCAGATACTCAAACTATATCGTATAATGTTGATGTGAAAGCATTTAATGATATTTTGATTGAAAACAATATTACTAAAATAGATTATCTAAAAGTTGATTGTGAAGGTAGTGAATATGAAATATTTAAATCAATGGATAATAAATTCTTAAAAGAAAATGTAAATAAAATAGCCATTGAATTTCACCATCCGCTAACTGATAAAAAGGTTATTGGATTAATTGAAAAACTTAGAATAACTGGATTTGAAACAAAATCTATTTACAAAGATGGGGATACAACAGGAATGCTTTACTGTAGGAAATTAAAATAAAAAACATAAACTATGAAGTGTATTAAAAACAACAAAACAGGTGAAATTGAAAGGTTAGGCGATAGAGAAGCTTACAACAAAGTAGGTAATGCATGGAGTTATGTAGCTAAATCAGAATGGAAAGCTGCAACTCGTAAAGTAAAAGTAACCGAAGTAGTAAAAGATGTAAATACTGATACTGATGGGGTAAACCAATTAACAATTGCGGAAAAGCAATTAAAAACTAAAAGAAAAAAAGTAAACGATGACAAATAATAATAGTGAAAGAATTGTGGAATTGTATCCAGAGATGTTTACATACACAACTAGAGGGTATGAGCACAATTGGTTTGAGAAACAATACAATAATGCTTTAGCATACCTACATAAAAAATTTAAGTGGACACGAAAGATTGATTATATCCAACAAACGAATCCATACAAATATGGTATTGATGTAGAGGATGGTTGGTTTAAAATCATTTATGAATTGGTACATGGTATTAAAGTTAATGACTTAAAGAAAGGTGATTGGATTACAAAGGTGACTCAGATAAAAGAAAAATTTGGTGGGTTACGTTTTTATGTAACTGGTACATCTGATAAAAATTGGGCATTGATTAGAAATGCCGAACAAAAATCGTATAATGTATGCGAAATATCGGGCTCAGAAGTTGAAGTTGGAACTTGGACATTGGGATGGATTAGAACAATGTGCCGCCAACTAGCACTTAAAAAGTTTTATGAAATGTGTGATAATGGCGAATTGGATGGAAAAAAGTTTGATGATGTTTGGAAAGCACGTGAAGCATCGGTAACTATCGAAACGCCAAAGAAAAAAAGAAAGTAATGAGTTTAGCTCAGAGAGAGTTAGGAAATGTTTTTCAAAAAGATATTCGAACAAAAAATAAATCAATGCGCTTTATAGAAATTATAAGATACGATGGCAACAAAATTACAATATGGGAAACCTTTAATGGAGTTTTGGGTAAAGGTTGTCCTTTGACATATCCAAATTCTAAATTAGTAAAGATAAGTGATAGAATGATAGTGATGGATATTTCAAATGGTGAGGAATATTACGATTGTAGGTATGAGGACTGTACAATAAAAAGGATAAACGGATGATAAAGCGTAAAACAAAAATACTTTATATAATTACCACAATACTTTTTTGGATATTATGTTATACTTGCACTACACAGGCACAAACAAAAAAAGTTTTACCTGAATTGGATTCGCTACCATATTTAACCGCCGATACGGCATTAAATAACTTTATGCTACATTGGATAGGTAAACCTTATAAGTTAGGCGGTAAAACTGAAAAGGGAATTGATTGTTCACAATTTAATAAGAGGTTATATACCGATGTATATAAATTGAATTTGGAAAACGTATGTTATAAGCAGTGGGCTCAAACAAATAGAGTACCAAAAGATAGTTTACAAACTGGTGACCTCCTATTTTTTAGAAGTAAACAATCACCAAGTGGATGGCATTGTGCAGTTTACTTAGGTGAAACTATGTTTGTACACGCAGCAAACAGATATGAAGGTGTAAAGATTAGCTCACTTAATGAGCCAAATTATAAAAGGGCATATAGAGGTGCCGGTAGATTATTAAAATAATAAACTTATGAAACAAAAATTAAATTGGGGAAAAGTATTCGAATTCATTGCGTATTTAGGAGCAATGGGAGTTGGATTTGGAATTCTGTATTGGGGATTCTTATTTATTTGGCAAATTATTAAATCAATATTTTAAAAACATATATTATGGCATATTTTATCATTTGGAGCTTTTTAGTGTTTGTAGTAGCAACACTAGCTAAGTTCATTTACGATGTACAACAAAACAAAAAGAAAGAAAAAGAAGCAGATGAACTTTGTAAGATTGAAGCAGAGTTTGAAGCTAAAGAGCAGTTTCAAAAGTTAGCAGGTATTAAACCAATTGAAACCACTACTTCGGAATTACCTACGAATGTTACAACAAAAAAGTTGAATGAACAAATTGTAGAAGCTCTATTGAAAGCAGCTGAGAATAGTGAGTTCCCAAAACCGGATGAATCAATCAATGTACGAACTACAAAGATAACTACAATTGATACGAACTTTGGTAGTGATAATGACCCATTGGCATCAGTTCCAATGAGTAGAGTATCAACGGAAGGTAAAAAGAAAATGGCTGATATTGCTAAGCAGGATATTAGTAAGCAATTAGAAGAAAAAACAGCAAACATCCATCCTAATGATTTATATGCAATAGAAACGGTGCTGGATAATGTGAATAAAATGCCCGATGAAATTAAAGAGGCTATGATTATAGCTCCAATAGTAAAACCAAAACGTAAATATACAAAGAAAACAAAATAATATGGCAGAACAATTTGAATTAGCTAAACCATTAGCGGACAGAGTACTTATTGAAAAAGAGGAAGTACAAACAAAAACAGCAGGCGGTATTATAATTCCTGAAACTGCTAAAGCTGAAGATACAAAAATAGGCACCGTAGTTTCAGTTGGTGATGGTGTTTACACAAACGATGGTGTTAAAATACCAATGACTGTAAAGGTTGGGGATAAAGTAATGATGCCACAAATAGGAACTGCTCAGACGGTAAAACTAAACAATAAAGAATATTATTTGTTTAGAGAACAAGAATTATTAATGGTAATAAGATAAAATAAAACTATGGCAACAAAAGTATTAATTAAAACAGCAAAAGGTGACATGATAGCAGAGCTATACGATGAAACACCAATAGCATCCGGCAACTTTAAGAAATTAGTTGAGCAAGGATTCTATAACGGATTAAACTTTCACAGAGTTATTCCAAACTTTATGGTTCAGGGTGGATGTCCGAATGGTAGAGGTGACGGTGGACCGGGGTATTCAATTCAATGTGAAGTGAGTGCACCAAAACAATATCACGATAGAGGTGTCCTAAGTATGGCACATCGGGGTAGAAACACCGGTGGTTCACAATTCTTTATTTGTCACAATAGAGCAGGAGTTGCACATTTGGATGGCAACCATACGTGCTTTGGTAAAGTGATTGATGGAGTTGAAGTTATTGATTTTATCAGACAAGGTGATGCTATTCATTCAATGGAAATCATTAAAGAAACAAACATTTAATGGCTAACAAAGTTTATACAAAGAAAGGGGATAGTGGGACTACATCGTTATTATCAGGCCGTAGAGTATCAAAACTTTATCCTGAAATTAGAGCAGTAGGTGCATTAGATGAATTGAATTCATTTGTAGGGTTACTCCGAACTGAATACAAACCTGAAGGTGGGTTGCTTGAGGAAATTCAATGGGATTTATTTAACGCAGGTTCAATGATTATCAATGATAACAATTCACCGATAACAAATGTAACGGAAGATGACATTGAAGTTTTGGAAACTGTTATGGATGGTTTAAATAATCAGTTGCCAGATTTGAAAAACTTTATTTTACCAAATGGTAGTAAAGCACAAACATACGCACATATTTGTAGAACGATATGCCGTAGAGCCGAAATTGAGGTATTGAATTGTTTAGTTATGGAAAATACTGAAAGGGTTGCTATTATAACTAAATACTTAAACCGATTAAGTGATTTCTTTTTTGTATTAGCACGATACATCGGACATAAAGAAAACATTGACGAAACAATTTGGAAAAATGATTGAGTTAAAGGAATGGATTAAGGACGGGATTGATATTCGTAAAACAAACGATGGGTATGTAGTATTCACAATACAAACACAGCACTTTGAAATAAAAGAGCTGGATGAATTAACGCCGGATAAATTTAGGGAAATGGTTGAAAGGCAAAATCATTTCAGAGAATTAGAAGCTGAATTATTAGGTGAAGCATTTGGTAAAAGAGTTGAAGCTGGATTATTTAAAGACTTATTTGATTAATATGAATTGGGAAATATTTGGCTACATAGGAACTGTGGTTGTTTTATACTCATTCTTAATTGAAAACATTTACCGATTACGTTTAATAAATTCAATCGGTTCTATGTTTTGGATAGTTTACGGATTAGGTATTATGGCATGGCCTACAATCATTGTAAATAGTTGCGTATTGATGATACATACCCAATGGTTTATAAAACACAGAAAAGAATGGCTAAAATAATTTATTTAGAAGATACGATTACATTAATGGCTAATACTAAAAATGGAATGGAGTTAGTTCAACGTTTAGCAAAAATTGGTGAGTTTAAACAAACAGAAAATGGGTATCGTTATATAGTAATTGAAAACAATAATGAGGCAGATGGACGAAAATGAAATATTAAATTGGTTAAGGAAAAACAAACCTAACATTTACTATTTGTACATTTCATCTAAAAGTTTAATTAATAATTCAAATGTAAGGGACCTTAGTAAGTTGTACGCTGAAGCAAATGAGTTTATACAACGTGATTGGATAAATAGCAACACAAATGTAACGGTAGTAAAGCGTGAGGATTACGAACATAGCGGAAATGCTGCTGGATTTGATTTAATTTCTATTGATGGTAAGTTGAAAATACAATCAAAGTTAAGATATAACGGATTGCATATTGAGCAGACGAGACGAAATTCAGTTAAAAATAATAAAGCAACTAATTCAAATACGGGATACACAAGGTATGCTATTGGTGAGGCGGATGTTTATTTATTTTCAAAGCCACCTACAATAGAATCTTATAATGATATTAATAGTTGGAATTTTATAGCAATACCAGAATCGGAATTAATTGATAAAAACTATCCGGGGTATTTATTAAGTAGTGTACCTAAAAAAATATGGACAAGATTTTTAGGAAAAACAAAAGATGTAATTGAAAACGAATACAATATAAAGTAGAATGCTGAAGTTTGAAAACCTTAAAACAATAGAAGGGCATTTATTTCATAATGGCAGATACCTTATTTACAAATGTGAGGACTCATTGGTAAAAACGTATTTTCACATTAAGGATTTAAAATCACCATTTGCACAAATAATTGAATTAAGAAAAGAAGCAACGCCTGTTTATATATTGGAAAATACTTTCAATAAGACGATGGTATATTGTGATTTGGATGTGATTAAAGATAAAACATTATTTCTTAAAAAATTAGAATTGATAATTGATACATCAGTAACTTGGGAATGATTACAATAGAAAACATAAAAAGAATTGAAAAAACGTATTGGAACTTTGATTCTAAAACTATACAATGTATAAGAGTAGAACAAGTCAATGATGACCTTATATTGAATAGCAATAGTTACACATTTGATTTTGATATTGGATTAGGGGATATACCATTAGTCATTTGGTTGGACAGACACAAAAATAAAGATAATGAAGGTTACCGATTTGAAAACAATTTAATAGAAGCTACCAATTACGTTGATATAAAGGACTTGACAAATTACAATAGGTTTATTGTTATGTTGCAAGATTATTTAGTATCAATACAAAGTGAAATAAAAAGAAACTTTTTTAAGTAATGCTTACAATAGAAAACATAACAAAGGTTTATAAAAAGGACGTTAGCAATTTGTGGCGTATTGGTAAAGTAGAAACAATAAATACCGCATACCTATTCACACTAATGAACTCAGTTGGGCAAAGAATACAAATTAATTTAGAACGTAATCCAATAGGTGTACAATATGAATTATGGTGTTGGGATAGCTATCAGCACAATGCACCACTACCTACTGCAGTTCCTAAGCGTAGAATGTTGGATAAAACTAAATTACAAAACCCAGAACTATTAATACAACAAATAAAAGAATTAGTACAATGAGTAATTTATATATAACGCCGGACAATGGCAGTTTGACAATGAAGGGTAGCGGTAAGGTACAAATCAAAACTTCAATACAAATATACGGAACGGGTACTAAAATGCCGGTAACGGTTGAGGCTGATTTTACGGACATTCCGCATCACTTACATCAAACTTATTTTCAATCATTGGTAAGTCAATACAATACATCGGTCAATGTATATAACAATACAAAGGATGACGAGCCGAAAACAATAGGGGAAAAAAAGAGTGAATGGCGGTTGAATAGAATTGTGGACATAATTAGTAAAGCAATATCAAAGTAATATGCTTACAATAGACAACATACAAAATATAGAAGGTAAGGAATTCCAAATGAGCAGTGGACAGAAGTATGTAATTGGTATTGTACGGAGTTGGTATGACCATTATAGTTTTGGGGTATTTCCACTAACCGAAATTGGGGTGGCTAGTATAAAGGATGGTATTGTATATAAATTGCATAGAACTAAAAAGAGTAGAAGGGGATATAAATTAGTTGCACCTAAAATGAGTTGGCAACCTTATGTGAAGCCGGAAAACTTAACCTTAGATAATTTCGTATTAGAATTACACATACAAACTGGATTATTAAATGCTAACAATAGAAAACATAAACATACTCAATAGTAAGTTCGCAGGTACGGCCGAATGGCAGATAGGTGAAATGTTTATAGGTTCACAAAACTATGTATTTGTAATCCACAAACGGGTAGGTTATTGGACAATTGGTGATTCTAAGCATGATGAATTGACGGTACGATTGCATAGGATAAAGGCAATGGATGGGTATGTAATGGAGACGGGAATAGTAAAACAAAACTATTATGGACGTTCGGTATATAGTATAGATAGAATGAAAACCATAACCGATTTTACAATATGCTTGGACAATCATATTAAAACTATAATAAGATAATATATTCCTTTCAGTATTCATCGTATCGGAGAATCGGAAATCGGGTCGATGGGGAATTTTTTTGATAGTGTATGCCAACATAGCCAATAGGGAAGGGTTACAAACAATAGGGGTATATAGAATAAAAAAATAATGGGCGTATATTTAAATAAGAAAAAGGATGGAAAACGAATATAGAGACCGGTTTAAAAGTAAGGTAAGGGAGGCCGGTTCGAATCACAAAGCCGTAATCGGAATATGTGGGGAATGGGGTATCGAAACCATCGAAACGGAATGGCTAAGCCCCGAAGTGTGGCGATTAAGTGGGGTATGGGTAAGTGAGGGATTGAATATAAAAATTTTAGGTGGGATTGCCGAAACTCAATTCCTATTAATACCAATAGAAGATGTACCAATATATTAAGAAAATACTAAGCGATATTTATAAAGGTTTCGAATGGGCCGAAAAGAATAGACACCATAATGGGTGGGGTAAGCTATAAGGCCGGACACGAATAACAATAATAGTACAGCAAATGATAATAGTAACAATAGTATTCAGTATGTTAATAGGATACGGGATAGGACAGTACATAGTGGATAAGTGGATAAACACTAACCATAAGGATATAGAGGGAGACCGGAAAGATTAAGTTCACTTAAAAGTAAACTAAATAAAATTTAGCTCAAATGGAATTGAATAATGAATTAGAATTAGTAATAGGATGTACCCTGTATATAGTGTACATAGTGGGGATTAATTGGTCCTATATAACGGAATACACTAAGGGTAACGGAGTAATCAAAAGAGGTACTGAATGGGATAATGATTGGCACCCTGATTCAAACTTATAAAAGGCCGGATATGAATCTTATTAAAAGGATAAAAAGGAGCTGTAAGGGAATGGAAGGGTCCGAGCTCCTACTATTCACAATACTAATAGTAGCCCTATGGATAATACTAACTCACACAATTTAACGGGTAGGGAACGTATCGAATTACAATCCCGAATACAAAAATTGGAATGGTTACTCAAAGAATGTATCGGGTTAGAGGAATACGAGCTATGCTCACAAATACGAAATATCATCCATAACTCTTACCAAAAAATAGATGAGTCCCAAAGATAAAACCTTAAAGAGAATCGGTGAACTCGAAGGAATCTTAGCCCATGCAAAGAGAATCAATCAACCGCCCCTAACCCGTCAAATCGAATACCTATTAAGAAATGAATACAAAGAATTACAAAAGATACGAAAACTCCGCCATAATTGATTCACTACTTTATGAAATCGAGACAAAGAAAAAACTATAAACCCTACTTCGAATTAGCACGTTGGGTATGGTGGGCTGGGCTTGTGGGGATGGCATTAACGTTATTATATTAATATGCTACGTTTCATTCTTATAACAATAATATCTTTTTTTCTTTGTGGATTCCTTACAAATGATATAGATAAAATGATAGGATTAACAATGAGTATGAGCTTCTTTGTTACTATCTTTTGGGAATTGATTAGGTACTTTGTATTCAAAAAGAAAAACTAATTTGATACACACGTTTTTTAATTACCATTGCTACCTAAATATAAGGATACATTTGTACTTTTATATTTTGATGGTACATAGTAATTGAAAACCACGTCAATGTCAATTTAACACACATTCCCACAAACTTACACTTTTTACCACTTCATAGAATAAACAGAGGTTAATTATCAGTTTATCATATCACAATGAGACCATATACGGATTCTTTAGCAAACGGCAAAATTTTTCGTGGGGTATTTTCACACACATTCGGCCATTCGGATATTCGTATAAACAAATAAGCTACACAAAATTTGGCTATGTCAAAAATATTTCGTATATTTGTATATCAGAAATTCTATTTATAACCCCAAACGATATTTATGAGAGTAAGTAATAAAAAAGCTGGTATGCGATTTGATTGTAACCGTTTATGGAATTGGGCCTACGAGAAGCTCGGTGAGAGTAGATGTGGAGCTATAGCATTCTATTGGGATACACGTGATGAAGCTGAGTTAGGTTACTATGATTGGGAAAAGACTATTTGGATTAATTTAGCCCAATGTAAAAGAATGATAAGTGTCCAAAAAACTATTCTACACGAATGGACACACGCACAACAATCGTACAGGTGGTATAACCATTATCAATTGAAATACGGATACAAAAAGAATCCATACGAAATACAAGCCCGAGAGAACGAAAAATTAGTTAAGCGTGCATACAAACGAAAATCAAAATAATCCGGTCCGAAAAGTTGGAAACCCTGGCCGTAAAGCAAAGCCGGGTGAGCAGATAGCTTACAACAAAACACTACATTGTAATATGCAGCTATTCGAAAATGAAGCGGGCGAGTATTACCCAGTAGTGGATAGGATGGACCAGCCCACATTAGTAAGGGGCGAATATCATCCTATTGGTAATCGTTTTCATTACCCTAAGCAGTGGGGTAGAAAATACGCTGCTACAAAACTATTGGAGCATAAAATAGAAGTACAAAAGGAAATAATAAGTAATGCTAATACTGAATTGGATAAATTAGAAAGGTGTTTAGCTTCTATAAAGGATTGGTCAGATACAGACGAATAAACAATATATATGCTTTCCGAAAACGAAATGATTCAAAGGGCCGCCGTTATTGGTATGGACGAAGAGGTAATCAGTTATGCTAAACAAATTCAACGTCAGCTTTCAGCAGAAGGTGATACGGCAGAATGGTTGGATTGCTTAGAGATGGCCTATAACGAATTGATTCTCAATCAGTTACACTAGCAAAAAATAATGGTAAAAAAGCTTGGAATTCTCAAGTATTTTCCGTAACTTTAGGGAGTGGAGGGCGGGGTAAGCCCCATTAGGGACCGGCAGGCTAACCTGTTGGTTTTCAATCGCTTATGGAATGTTATATAACGTATATTATGTTAAGTCACCAACACGCTGATTATCAATCGGTTAGCTCGAAAAAAGGGGTGTTTTTCTTATATAATATATTATGTTAAATAGGACACCCGAGGCGGGGCGCAACGTGTTGATAACCAATGGTTTATACTTTTTTAAAAAATAATTGTAAAAAGTCTTTGCTATTTCAGGAATTTTACCTATCTTTACTATGTAATAAAGATTGAAAATATGAGTTCCGTATTAAACGTTAAGTTCGAATCAGAAGCCCAAATTAAGGCCATTACCAAAATGTTAAGTTCTATTTTCGGATGTCAGGTCCGCCCACGTGGTAGACATAGTAACCGAAAAGCTGTATTGGGTTACCGTTGGATGAGAGGTACTCAAAACGATATTCCGTGGAGAATGGCGGAGCGTGTTTCATTTTATACTATTTCTAAATAATTTTAACCCCTTATTGATATGAATCTATTAGAAAGAATGTCCCAAGCCGATGCGGCAGTAGTTAAAGAATTTAGTGCTAAGTATCCACTTACCGGTGGTGATTTGGTAAAAGAGTTGAAACGTAAGGATTCGTGGTTGGACCTTTCGTATCGCTCGGTTACTCAATTGTGTTCGGTTCTAAAGAGTGGTGATTATTCCCCTATCTATATTGATAATCTTTTTTCTAACAAATAATTAAACCCCTTATAATGAGAAAAATAACTAAAGAGTCTGTCCAAGCTTTTATCGAAGGACGTAAGTTTAACAAAGGTAACATGAGTGTTGAAGTTGATTTAGGATACACTAAGTTAAAGTTGCATGGTAACACGATCGCCACTATTGATGCGCTGGGTGTTATGAGTGTATCAAACGCAGGATGGGCTAGTAACACTACAAAAGAACGTTTGAATGGACTACCCAATGTACGAATCAATCAAAAGAATTGGAATTGGTATTTGAATGGTAATGAGTGGGATGGTACTTGGAGACGTATTGGATTTGTAAAATAATTTTAAACCCCTTAATTTAATAATATTATGGCTACTAAGAAAAAAGTAACTAAACCGGTATCTAAGAAAGTAACTAAGCCGGCGGCCAAGAAAAAGGCCACAAAGAAAGTAAGTAAGAAAGCTACGGCTATCGCTAAGGTTAAAGCCCTTAAACATAAACGTATCGCTATGGAGCCAGTCCCACACGATACACTTACCGAAATGGTAAAGGTAACCGCAGGTCCTGAATGGGCTAGTGAATTGTTTGGCAAACGTTATGTATCCCTTAACTACGCTATTATGGCTATTGATACTATTGATGCCGAAAGGAATATAGCTAAAGGTGCTAAATCAGTACTAAAGGAAATGGATGCTGCTGGTATAACCCCTTTGGATGTTAATAACATCTAAAAATAAATTTGGCGATATGAATAATTTTTCGTATATTTGTATAGAGGTCCAAGCAGATACCTATGAAATGGAGCTGGACATCCTTAGTAAAATAAATTTGGCGGATTCAAAATAATTTCGTATCTTTGAGTTCGCTTCAAAAGAGTATAGGGTAAAGAGCACCACCCTGATTAACGGGCTCACTTATATAATAAAAACCTATTGGTGTTTGAGGTCAACCATTCAAAACTATGGCAAATCGTAAAGCCGCAAAAAGAGGAAACATTTATGAAACTGTTTCAAACAACATTCAGAAAATCACTCGTCCATCAGGTACTGTATCTTATAGAGTACGTGTAACTGAAGATGGTGTAATGTATTCTCAATATGAGACATCATTGAAGAAAGCTAAGACTCTTCGTAATGAGTGGGTTGGTGCTTAATTAAACTAAATAGGGACCGGTGGTAAAGCCCAACCGGTCCCATTTTTTAAGACAACCAATACTTATTAGAGTTACATTAAAAAGTAAACAAATTTAAACTTAAATAAAACAAACAAAGATGAAAAAAGTAATCGCAATTTTCGCAATCGCTACTACATTGGTAGCTTGTGGTGGTAACGCTTCTACTGAAGCTACTGCTACTGACTCTACTGCTGTTGATACAACTGCTGTAGCTGTAGATACAGCTGCTGTTGTTGCTGATACTACTGAGGTAGTACCTGCTGAAGTGAAGTAATTAGACCCTTCTAACAGTACACATATTAAGGATACCAAAAAGGTATCCTTTTTTTATGCCCGTACTACACGTACCACTTGTACCAGTCGTACCACTTGTTCCACCAGTTTAATACAACTCGTATTTAACTAGCTAACTAACACGTTAGCAAATATCGTATGTAAAAAACAGCAATGTAATTCCGTTTCTTTCACGTTATCCCTTATTTTACCGGTCCCGTCTTCTTAGGGCCCTATATTGAAAATAGTCACAAATTGTACTCGAGCTAACTAGTTGATTATCAATAGGCCGGGCTAACGTGTTGATTATCAATAAAGAATTTTTAAAGATTTCGTGGAAAATATTTGGCCATATCGGCTAACTGCCCTATCTTTACTATGTAATAAAAATGATAAATATGTATAACGAAAACCCCTTCAGACAGTTCTCCGCTAGTAAAATGAGTAATAACCCCCGTTTCAACGTATCGGTTGAATATACGGACTTTATGGGTAATACTCACCGTATCCAATGTAAGACACGTAAAGCCCTTAATTCGGCTCGTGAGTTCCTTAGTATCTTTAAAGCTGAATCTACAGCGATTAATAAGATATTGGGTGAATACCCCGTTAAGATGGGTAAGTTCCCTAAGAAGTTCCACTCGGAAATTAAGAGTGACCTTCAGGCCGCTGGTTTCGGTACTATTTCTAAATACCTTTTAAAATAATCACTATGGGTACTACAATCACCTTAATCGAAGCCATCATTGTATCAGCTGTTTCTTTGTTTGGTTATGTGTTCTTTAAAACGGCTTATGAGTATTTTTTTCAAACCCCTAAATCTAAGTAATATGAATATGAATAGTACAACCGAAAAATTGGTTAATGTGTTTTCTCAAGATGAGTTGTCCGCATTGATGACCGCTGTAGCTGGATATGTGAATGTGAAACGTAAGCAAGGTAGAAGTACCGGTATTGAGGTGGGTGTGTTTAACAAAGTGTGTGATGCTCTATTAGCAAGTAACTACTTAAACGCTGTTGAAGTTGAAACGATAGCCCGTAAAAACCCCTATTCAAAGGATGTACCTAAAGAGTATTGGGGTACGGCTAGTGGAAAGGCCCTATTGGCTGAGATGGAAGAAGGTAGTACAAACGCTTATTCTTACTAAACCCTACAAACCCCTTACTATGTTAAAAGCTGAAATATATAAGAATCTTACTACGGTATCCGATGACCTTATTATGGATACATTCACCTACCCCTATTGTCCGCAAGTTGGTAACTTTGGTTATATGTACAATGGTATCCTATGGCGTGGTATAGATAGTTCTGATATAGTAATGAGGTCCGATGAGCAGATTGATAGACAGATATATAAGATATTAAGTAAATTAAATAAATAAGATATGACAGTAAGTGAACAAATTAAAGTGGACCTGTTAGATATGGTCCTAAAGCATGATTATTCGTATATGTATTCCGATGACCATAGAGCTTGGGAAAGCGGTATGAGATACGAAAAAGAAATCGAAGCTAAGATACATGCACTATGTGCTATACACAAAGAAGATGCATATAGCTTAATAGCTGAGTGTTTGGGTACACGTAGTGAACAATACACCGATGGACTGACACACAAAGTAATTAAAGGTTGGTTCAAGCCCTATATAGGATAAAGATATTATTTGGTTAGTTATATTTTCATTTTCCCCGCCTGTTTCTACCGGTGGGGTTTTTTATTTAGATTAATTCCAAATTACAAAAATATTTTCCAAACCCCTTGACTTTTACGAATATATTACTTACCTTTACTATGTAATAAAAAGATAACGATATGAATACTCTCCGATTTAACCGCCACGAATTGTTCTCCGAAAAAATGATGGACTTTCACTCCACTACCCTTCGAATGGTTGAAGATTATCATATAGCTAGAGATGAAAGCTGGTTCACCCCACTATACAATATGTTGTGTGGTGTGTGGGATGGATACTACTATACTGAAATGTTAGAGATGGCCAAACAAATGGGATTACCTACCCACATCACTAACCGAATTGAATTTACTGAACGATACATTAAACTTTAATATATGAGCTTTTCTAAACCCCTTTTACACGAAACTATTCTAGCTAACTTCGGTCCCTACCAAGTGGATACGGTAGTTGGTACAAATCAAATGTTCCTTCGATTTGGATATTGGCGGAGAATAGATGCTAAGCTACTTCAGGATATAGTAGGTGAATCTATTATAGTAGTAGAGGACTCATTAGATGATGATGATTGTGGTACACTATGGAGCTATAAACTAAAATGAAAAACTGGCAATTAATACTAACCGCCACTCTTAGCGGTGTTACTTTTGTGTTCACACTTACCGGTCCTAACTTACTTACCCCTACGGTTAGTTGGACACTGTGTGTACTATCCCTATATAGTATAGGCTATAAAAATAATTCAGCTAAATAAAATACTCTTAGTATATACCCATGTAACATAGACCCGATGTGGGTTGCATGGCATGGGTGATACATATTGATACATACCTATTCCTATGCAACCGTTGGTAGCAGTGGGTTGCATGAGACGGGACGGGGGGGACTGAATTTCTTGTGACTGAGAAAATAAAAGTTTGGCATGACCCACGCCTATGCCGTTTCCGCCCCGAGCCCGGTTTTTTCCCGTATAGGATTTTTATAGGGTAAGGTAGTACCTAGCCTGCCTTAATAGGGTGGACCTCTATCAATTTAGCTATTTCCCTTTTAGGATGGATTAGACCCCCTTATTTTTGATGGTTTCGGTATGGGGTGTATATTGGGGTGGTTTTATGGTAAAGCTCGGGAAATCACAGTAAAACCATATAATATGTATCTCTTTAATAATCAATAGGTTAGCTCGGGTTTAGAGCGGGCCCGGCTAACGTGTTGATTATCAATGAGGAATTTTTGGGGTTTTTCATTGCTATATGGGTATTTTTTCGTATCTTTGGTATGTTAATAAATTTCTAAATAAACAAAAATTAAGATTATGAAAAGTTTTAAAGTTTCAGATGGTAAGGTAATGGTAGATGGTGTCCTTTATGGTACTACTCCTATTAATGATGTAAAGGTTAGGGGTAAGGTAGGTACTATCCATTCTATCAACATTGAAGGTAGAGGTCAGTTCTTCCCTATTAGTGGGTTATTCAACGATGGTTCTATAAAGGTTGTTGATTCTACTACTGATGTATTGGATGTGGATGTAAAAGTAGAAAAGAAGAAAAGGGCTAAAAAGAGTTCTAAGTAATCCTTTTATACTATATACTATTTCTTTATTATAAATCCCCTTATTATGTATAACAATTACAATGATGTCCAAGCGTATGAGGCTTTGGAGAACGAAAGATTACAAACGGCATTAGACCCGAAATACCAACAATGGGTAAAGGAACTTAACATTTCTCAATCGTATGTAGAGCCCGATGGGTTTATTAGGGCTAAGCAATTAAATGAGCAATACGACTTTTCAAACAATAGTTCTAAATCACCAATTCTTAACTTTTTAAAGATTAAAGGTATATGGTCTTAAACATTAGTGGTATCAATAAACTTACCGGTCACATATTCCATAATCGGACTATCCAAAAGGTTTCATTAGCAGCAAGATATGGTGTGGATTCATCTTCGTATGTATTTTATTTTGCCGAAATACCTTATTACAAAAATGACCCGAATGGAATGAAACGATGGGAAGATGAATTTGAGATTCACCTATACCGCCGCCCCAAACATGGTAAGTACGAATTGTTTTGGATGGGATTGCATGGTGTGACTTGTATGGAATTGGGTTGGAAAGATATTCAAAACTTTTCTACCTTTATTTCATCGTTAGGTATGGTGGTTGAAAGAGGTAAAAGGTATTGGACAGAAAATAGATAAGATATGATAAAGTATATAAAACAATATTGGAACGCATTAGGTGATAGTGAAAAGTTAATGGTAATCTATTTGGTTGCTATGGCTATCCTTATTCTTATCGCCACAAATTAATCCTATGTTAAAGATTAAAAACCCTGAAAGGTTGAATATTACAACAAAAGCTCTAACCGCTGATATACATTGTGAAATTGTATATCAAAGAGAAAATGCAGCTGAATACCTATTTCGTATTCTAAAGGATGGTGTATTGGATGCTAAGATGACTATATCAAAAGATTGGAATGTAGGCGATACCGTTGTTGTACGATTTTGTGATAAGGATAATCATTGGATTCATTCTACTTACGAATTGGATTATGAAATGGTTAGTAATCGTAGTAAATTTATTTTTTGGATTACTGAAAGATTCCTTGATGATTATAAACAATAATATGCTAACCATAGAGAACTTAGATAAGATTACCAATTGCATTGGATTCAATGTGTGGAATGTTACTTATGATACTCATTATTCATTCTTTGTTGATGTGGGTGATAGCAAAGCAATAGAAGTTACACTAGCCCGTCATAAACCAAAATTACAAAATGGTAAACCACATCCACATAGTGATGAATATCTTTTACAATGTCACCATATCAGTTGGAAACACTATTGGGTAACAAAGAATGATATAAGGGATATATGGGAGATGAGCAGATTAATTGAATCATTTATAAACGAAGTTAAGTAATGCTAATAATAGATAACATAGAGAAGATTAAACAATATCCATTCAACGTACATTGGAGATGCGATTCGGTTAGAGAAACGGATACCTTTTATCATTTCGTTGTTGAACGCTTGAATATAGAAGGTAAGATATGTGATGTTAGAAGGATAACCCTATCGAGAGTTGATATACCAAATATGGATGAGAATGAATTATGCTACGAATTATATTTGGATGATAGGAAGTTGAATCAACTTGTCACAACTTCATACTTAAAAAGTATAAACAACTTAGTAAATAAATTTACGGAAATATTACGGAGCTTATAATAATATGCTAAAGATAGAGAACTATAAGAAATTAGTAGGATTAAAGTTTGGCGATTGGACTTGTGGACTAGTTGTAGAGCACGAAAAGATTTATCGTTTCTCGTTCCATAATGGGAATTCATCCTCTGCATCATATGGGGATACCTATTGGATAGAATTAGATAGAACATCCTACATAGATGCGGACGGTGATGAAGTCTACCCCTTAAACCACCCGAATAAAAAACTAATAACAATAATATCAAAACAATATGTTAAGAAGATGGACAAGGTATCCACATTCTTCAACCAAATAATCAGAGATTATGCATGACGTAGAAAAATATCTACATATAACCAACCATAAAAGAATGGAAGGTGAAGAATTCTACGATGGAAGATTCGTATGTACTACCACAGTAGAGACAGATACAAATTATCGTTTCCAATTCTGTGACCACAATTGGCCATCTCTCCGATATATATGGGTGGAAGTGAGCCGTTTTGGGGAATGGGACTCAAAAGATAGTAGATGGGTATATAGATTAAACTACCCACAATCACCCACACATATCGTTTCTGCCCAATTCCTTTCGGATTTCCATAATGCGATTAAGACGATGGGAACGGCATTAAAATATTCAATAGATAAGTAATGAGTATAATGCGAACAAAGGGAAACGGAAAGATAGTGATTACATCCACTCCAAAAGGTGGTGGCTGGGCTTCTGCTATGGGCTGGGCGGCTAAGTATTATCAACAAAATCAAACCCAAAAAAATCCTAACTTCGACACGAATAGGAAGTTGGTGATACAAAACTATGCAAAGGATTTGGGTAGTGGTGTATTTTGGGGATGGGATGTTATCGCTGCTGATGAAACCGATGAAAATTATTTATTCCAATTAAGAAACCGAGAGAATGGTTCATTGAGGGTTTACATCACATTGGGTAGAGAATTACAAGTTTCCGATTTAGAGAACAACCTATATCAGATGTATCAATGTTATATACATGATGATTTAGCACAATGGGATAAGAGGTTTTGGTTGGATGCTAAGGATATTAATCATAAAACCTTTTGGGGAATGATAGAAAAAATTGTGGATGGTTATCATCCATTATTACCATTTTAATTATGCTAACAATAGAGAATTTTAAAAAAATAAAAAACCAATGGTTCGGTGATTGGCAGATTGGTAAAGGTATTATGGAAGAAAAAACCTATTATGCTTTACAATCACAACACTCAAGTGGAAAACGTAGTGTAACGATAGTTATACTAAGAGAGCCTAAGATGGATGAGAATTTCGAAAAGTATTATTCAATATCTCTGATAGATGATAATAAAGGTAGTTCATCTATAATAGAAGATATTATATACCATACTGTATTAGAAGATATGGAATTATTTGGAGAATCATTAGTACATTATTTAAATACAATATAGATTATGAAAAAAGAAAAAGCAATTATAGTTAGCGGATACTTTAATCCCCTACACAAAGGTCACTTAGATTTATTTAAAAAAGGTAAACAAATGGGTGATAAACTTTGGGTAATTGTTAATTCAGATTTCCAAAGAGAATTAAAAGGTTCATTGGAATTTATGTCTGATTCTGAAAGATTAGAAATAGTTAAGGCTATTAGATATGTTGATTATGCATTAATATCATCCGATAGGGATAGAACTCAATGCTATACCTTACAACAGTTTCACAAAATGTTTGGAGATAGATACGATTTAGTATTTGCAAATGGTGGTGACCAGAACAATGAAACAATACCAGAAAGAGAAGTTTGTGAGAGATTGGGTATTCAATTAATCGATGGATTGGGTGATAAGATACAAAGTAGTAGTTGGTTACTAAAATCAAACATTATTTAAACACAATATAAAACAAAAATACATATATTTATAAAAAAGATTATGGAAAATACATTTTTAATACAAAAGACACAACGTTATTTAGAGTTGTTTGCATCAAAAAACATCAAAGGATTAGAGGATGAAATATATAATGATTCAATTACTTTGAGAGATTGGAACGGTCAATGGGTTGGTAAACAAGCAGTTCTTCAAATGAATGAGGATTTGTTCAATAATGATTTTACAATTCAAATTGAAGATATTAAAGAATCTGAAGCAACCAGAACTACAATAGCCCTATTCAATTTAACAATAGCAGATACCACATATAAAGTTGTGGATATTATCGAATGGGATGCTATGAGTAAGATTTATAGAATCTTAGCATATAACGGATAAAAAGAAAGGGAGTGTTTAACTCCCTTTTTCTTTTGAATACCTTGTGATTTATTATAACTTATTAGAATTTATTTCCGCAGTGTGGGCAGAACTTAAAAGATGATTTCTTTCTCTTAGCTCCACAATTTCCACAATAGTTAGTACCTACTTCTTCTG